TTTATTCATGGTGGCGCATTTCAGAGTTACTTTAGCGCTGGTGGTGGGCTCAACCGAACTCGGTTCGTGATGCTCTAATACACCCACTCTTACCTAGTCCTCGGCCAGCGAAGACTCTTACTTACCCATGATGATCCCTCTATATTACCCCTAGTGATCCATTTCTGGTACCTCTTGGGTATTTGTTGTGAGCTTACTTAGAAGCTCTAAAGGGATATTGGGCGGAAAGATTATTTCCCTCTTCTCTTTCCGGATAGCCGGGGTGTGTCAACCAGGAAACCCCGCACTATCGTACCCAATATCCCTTTAGAGCCTCTATGTCAAATTTCTTCCCAATTAAATCTACTCAGGGATGGATATGTCTCTTCACTACTCAAAGATATGCCGACAAAATGGTCGCCAGCTATAAACCCAACCCTGACAACCTGTCCTACTTCGGGCTGTAGAAGATCATCATACCCATCAGGTTTAATGCACCTAACAAGTGTTCCTTGTTTGAGATTTTCAATCATATATTCTCTTATCTAAATAATGATGAAGTAATGCAAGGGCTAGGCTACCAGAACCTAGCCCTTCGCGTTACCCCACCGCGAATTACTAAGCGGCAGCCTTGTCGGTGTTGTCCTTCAGGCCCAGGTCATCGAGCAGATAGTCGATGATGGCCGAAACGTCATCGCGGTCAAGGCGAACATCCTTGCCCCAGGTGGACTCAGGAAGTCCAGCCTTCTGGAGCAGCAGACGATTCATGAAGAACATCTGCTTGAACGTCGGCCCATTGCCACGCTCGGCGGCCTTTGCCTGAGACTCTTCCTTGCGGCGAAGAAGCTCGGCCTCGGCCTTCTTCTCTGCGGCACTCTTGGCCACTATGTTTCTCCTTATTTGCTTTGGTTGCCTACCCGGTTTTTAGGTAGGTGAAAACCCCACCCATTTCTGAGTGAGGCTTTCGTCTACCTAACTATTTCTTTACCGTTTTTCCTTGTTGTTGGTATCTGGTGAAAGTTTTTCGTCCAAAGGGCGATCATTCACCAAAACATTGCAACAGGGGGCAAAGAACGTTCCGTAGCGACCTACGATAGTGACTTTGCCAAGGTCGTAGGTACCGCCACAATGACGACAACGAACCATATTACCCATAGGTACTCCTATAGGCTTCGATGAATTCTGCCGCTGCAATGGTGAGCCGTTCCCTCTGATCCGGGTTCAGATCAAGGTCTAGTTTTGTGGGCCGGATGATATCTCCGGCAATCCCTGGTGCCGTTGCAATCAGAGCAGGGATCGGGCAATTTGGCTCGCGCAGAATCCTTTGAGCGTCGGCGTAATTCTTGACTCGAATTAGTGCCTCCTCAAAGAGATGCAAGTTATGTTATCCCTTCTTTTTACCTTGCAATAATCTGTATTTTTTCGCCCCTTCCGACGAAACGAATCTCCGATTCTATCGGGAAAGACGAAAGATTATTGCAGATTTCTTACTCTCACCTAAAGAGAGTAAAAGAGAGGCTGATTATTAAGCGGCCGATCAGCCTCTCTTTTACCCTCTTTATTTATGAAATCCTGTTCCGTAAATGATGAGTCCGATGCACCAAAGAACGATGATGAGCCAACCACCAACGTCCATTAGTTCATGCTCACTATTTGCGTGTTGGCAAAGATGGTGTCTGCTGGATACAGACGACAACTAGCAGGTTTGATATAGGACACCTGAATAGTTGTCACTCGCCCCGGTGAGTCTTCGGAAACAACCGAACACTTGTAAGCCGGGGCAAGAAAGGATTTATATACCTTACCCTTACGGGGGTACATAACTAATCCCCTTTATGTAGAGGTTCTATGGAGATAGCGACGTGTCAGCAATCCTAGGCGTGCCTATCTATCACTATCCCCATAGAACCCCTACCCAATGGATAGGGGTTCGACCTACTTTCCACTATTCATCTATAACTACTCTCACATACCGGGATTTCTACATTGCCCCGGTTGAGGGTTTCTTTCGATTCCCTCAGTAGGAGATAGACGGAGCGGGGCTTTCAGTCAATAGCCCGCTTTCCTAGGCGTAGAACAAGGCGGGTGCTTTGCGTTTCCTCTCCCCTACGCCAGAGCGAGGAATGTTGTCACCCCTTTTGCATCAGTTCCGCTATCCCCTACTCAGGGAATCACTATGTTTGTTAGAAGATACAGCCTTTCCAACTGAACCAGTGGCAACCGTATGTCGGCTTTTGCGCCACGAAAAGGTAAAGTTGCACTATTAGACCCCCTTCTAGAAGTCATATAGTTATTGACCCTAAACCATAGTCCCCACCATCATATTGGGGAATGCATTTTTCGGAATGGTCTAGAGCCATTAGGAGAGAGTGGGTTGGGCTTTCATCGGTCATCACTCCGATGGTAGGATTCGAACCTACGCGATGCGCCATAAGTCTCTCTACCCACTATCCACTCTCCCCTAATCGCTCTAGGGTAAAAATGGTGGGTCCGGTACGCTAGCAGCTAGCGGTTATCCCTGTCACTCGGAATTGTCTGACCGAACCCTATGATTTTTCTCCGGCCCAATGGTGACTGACCTTACTTATACGCAACTTTGCGCCGAAAGAATAAGACTCCTAGGTCTTACTACATCACCTTATCCATAAAACCAAAGGATAACCTTTAGCGATAAGGCTTCATGCCTAGAAGTCAGAGAGAAAGAGAGAGATACCACTATTGGATCACCGGTTATGGAATGTCGGGTGTATACCCCCGATGGTCCCGGAACCTCCATTCGCCTGTTAGTTCAGGTGTTTCCACCCTCAGGTATTTTGTACGTGCGTTCGAATTGGTGAAGCCTCAAATTTCGCCTTTTATTGACGAAACCTACTAGCACGCTCTCTCTCCCTCTCTGACCCCTAGGGAGTTATGTTACTAACTTCACCGATGGTCAGCTTTTACACTGACCATTCGTCAAGCTAGTAAAGCCTTCTCATCCTCTCTGCGCGGATGGTGGCTTTAGCCTTATCTTCATCTGAGAATGGATAAGGCTTTCCCTTATGACGCTCCTTTAGAGCGGGTTCGGTTTTGAAAACCTCATATCGTCTCTCATCGGCGCGAGTTGGTCCGAGAACACTTCCTCTCACCAGTCGCCCAGAGAGTCCGAATGAGGGTTCCGGGATATACTTCTTCCCGCCCCTAGGAACACTGATGGTTCCGGGAATACCGGACATCAATTCTCCTTTATGTTTGTAAGTCCTAACTACACAGATGGATAGTTCTCACTATCCATCAATCTAGCTAGGCCGCGATAGGTGGAAGGTAGGACGGACGGTCCCCATTCTCGCGCCGGTAGAGCGGCACCCCGTAAAGCTTCTCGGGGTCGCTCAACTCTGCAATGGTGGCAGAGGGGAAGATCCTCCCATGCTCCAGGTAAGGTTTCTTCCTAGCGGGAATCTTGGCCGGGGGAACGTAGGCCGTTCCGTCCGTCAGAATGAGTGGCATTGAAGCCTCCCGTATGTTGGGGTTTCTGTCTTGCCCTAGCCTTATCGGCAGATGACAGATTCTCCGTCATTTGCAGGGGTTTCTAGGGCACGCCTAAAACCCTCCCCCGGAGGGAAGGGTCTTAGGACTGTCCTAGTTGAAGATCACTCGCCGCATACCGGATACGGTGCGGAACTCCTCCGCCCGATCCTGTCGCGCTGGGCGAGCGTTCGGGGGTGTCGGCACGGGACCGAACTTGGCACGGAGCAGCTTCATCATCGTCAGCGCGTGGCGCTTCAGACGATCATTGCCGCTTGCATCGGCGTGGGCCATCACCTGCCGAGTGGCAAGGTAGTGGTCTTGCCAGTTCTCGACCGAGGCGTTGCGGGCCGCGTCAAGGACTTCCGTGTGCCATTGCTTACCACGCGGAGCGCGGTCGGGCTTTGACACCGGCGGTCGCTTGGCCACCGTTGCCGTCCGCTTTTGCGGTCGGGCCGGACCCATGCGCCGGACGCGAAATCCGTCCCGCACATCGGTCACCGGGGCATCGGCAAGGACCACATGCAGCGATCCCCTCCGCGCCACGATCCGAGACTTACCAACGTGAGTTGGCGTGTCGTCGGCCAGCGTTTCGACCCTGTGCGCGGCCATCGCCCGGAGGGTACGGGGGTCAACATCGAAGGTCGAATGACCCTCCAGCAACTCCCGCCCACGCTCTGCCGCTTCAAGGGTAGCCCTAAGGGCATCCCGCTTATCGGCAGGGGCATCGGCCACACGCTCGTCAATCGAACGCATAATCGGCTCTCCTTTAGCTCTGACAGGGGCAGTGACTAGCTACCCCTGTCTAGGGGTTCAGGGATTCATCCTGTCCGCTCGGACTAGCGAGACAGTGAGCGCGGCTAGGGGGTCAACCCTAGATCGTCCGGCGCAGGTGGCCCCTGTCACTTCCGGGGCCTGCACTGGGCTTATCGGCAGGCCCGTATTTTCCCGTCATTTGCAGGGGTTTTCTGTCCTTGACCTAGCCTCATCTGCGCCGCACCGGAAAGTAGTTTTATGTCCATTTGCAGGGACTTTGCTTAGGTACTCCGCCCTTGACAGACTCCGGTAGTCTGTCCCTGCCAGCAACCACACCCGGCCGGGACAGACCGGCCAGAGAGGAACCACCATGAGCGCCAGCACCTACCCGACCAGTCGCACTGCCGGACTCCGGCGCGGCACCACCCCCGGCACCACCCCATGCGCTGCCTGCCGCGACGGAAGGGGACTTCACTCGTGCGAGGACTTCCCACTGTCCCGCTGGACAGAGTCCTACCTGTGCCACTTCGACGCTCACCTGGGCGTCACCGCCGCGCCTCGCTTTCACCGGTCCCCCGACGGGACCCTGTACGGCACGGATGAGCCGCTGTCGGCACTGCCCATGATCCGGCCGAGCACACTGGCCGAGCGCTCTGCCGCCGCCCGCCGACTGGCTGCCTGGGGGTGGGGCCGGTGACGTCTCCGTTTCTCGCTCTCGCCGCTGTCCTGTCACCGGTAATCCTTGCCGTACTCCCGGCAGTATTACTGTTAGGGAATAAGGGTGAACCGCTGTGGCGTAAGCGAGATAATCAGTAACAGTAATTACTGACGAAAGACCGGAAAGGGGGGCACCATTGTTCCTCTTTCCGGTTTTTTATTTTTTTGCACGTAACGTAGTAACTCACTCACCGCGATACACGACCCTTATATGATGATACCCTAAAATAAGAAAGGGGTTTAGAAGACGTGATTTAGGGAGAGGATGAGCGCGTAGATGAAGAGGATGACAGCGATGACGAAGATGCCCTCTGATGAGGAAAGAATGGCATAGAGGAAAAATGCAATGAATAAGCCACCACAAATAAAAATCCAGAAACAAGTTAGAATGTCGATGAACATGGTGTCAGCGCTTTGGAAGGTTATAAACGCAATAGATAAATAATAAAAGAAGCACGAAGAATACTATTCCTATGATCATAATTAAACAGGTTCACTTATCTCTTGGAGACGGGCGATGGCCCAATCGCGTTGTTCTTCTGAGGTATAGCGGAAGACTTCGATGACACCTGTGGGTAGTCGTACCGTTAGCCCCCATGGCTCATTATGATCGTCCTCGAAGCTTGCGTAATAAAATTTGTAGGTTGGCATCGGATTAATATTCCTCGTCAGAATCGCCTGTGAGCGTCTGGCGATGATCACCGACAAGCGCAAGTATAAGAAGAAGTAGTATTATGCCTATTACAATCATGGGTAGTAGCAGATGGGAAATTGCTCCGAGAGTTTCATGTTCTCGATAGCCTCCTTCTCCATTTCCTCCTTATGCCCGACGTAATAGGCGAGAATCCAGGTCCAAGTTTTATAGCCATTCTTGTATAGCTCGTGGAACTGTCTGGCGTGTGTGAGTTCGTGCCAGATGACCGCCGAGGCGCTTTCTGCCGTCAGCGCGGTCGAGACGTGAACCTCGTGGATCGGGCCACGTCTGCCGTGGGTGCGCTCTTGCCGGAGCGGGTCCCTGCGACGGGTGTGGTGCGGGTGGCTGGTGATGTAGGGCATCCCGATGTATTCACCAAAGAACCCGCCGCGAATCTCCGGCCGGATGTAGGCACGCCCCTTAACGTCCAAATGATCAAGCGCATGCTCCACGGCCTCCGAGTCTATAGCCCACAACTCGGGTTCCTCGAAAACTACACTGTCTCGCCAGTAATTTAGCTTCTTCCAATTACCGACGACGTGATAGCCGCCCGGCCATGTGCGGGTGACCTTAAGGGGGATCATCGCCATTCACCGCCGCTGCCGCCACAGGTCTTGCAGGGGCCAATCGGCCAGCGATAGCGACGATCAGGCTTGCCGTCACGACGCTTGGGCCACTCACTGCCCGACCCCTCGCAGTCGGGGCAGGGGCGAACGAGTTCTCGAACCGGCCCCCACATCATCGCCTGCCCCACATGAAGACCACATGCAACCCCGGCAGGCAAAAGCCAACACCACCGGACGAATGCTCGCTGGGCTGGTCGAACCACACGCGGCTGACGCTGTTCTCCTTGAATGCCTTCCACCAATAATGTTTCGGCCCGAAGATAGTAATAGAAAAGCTCATCTAATCTCCTAAATCTGCGCCCGAGTGGCTATTTAGTCTTCTTCGCTTATAAGGCCCATAACCATAAACAGAAGTCCTACCCCCGCAACGATCAGAGGCCAGAGCGGCGGGCCGCTATTACCGCCATGCATCGCCAGAGAACCAATCATCCCTGACGCGCCGACCAGTACACACGCTATCGCAGGAAAGTAAAGATGCTTGCCAATAGCAACTGCTAGCCAGAAGAAACCGAATATGGCTAAGGCTCCGCCGAGGACGATTGCTGCGCCTATTATTAATTCAGTCATCGTAGTAGTACGTTTGCTTTCTAACGTCCGGATCAAGTCTGTAGTAGTTAAGCATCCACTCAGCCTCGCTGTGTGCTCCCTCTTTAGTATCGCTTAGACCACACTCGATCAAACCCCAGAAAAAGAGAATCCTTGAAAAGAGACTCCATCGCCACCTTCCACTATTAAGTAGTCTGTATTCGACCTTATATTTTTTCATCTAATGTGCCAGGGCGCAGGTCGCCTACCAAAGTTTGGGCGTGGGATACGTTGCGGCAGCCGATCCCAAAATGATTGGTCGGGGTCAGACTGTTGGGGTTGAGTAATTCTTAGAGGCTCAATCAGGAAGTTTTGGTGGTTTAACCAAGTGTTCCAAGATATATCAGCAGCATCCCAGGTAGTCTGTGTTGTGTCTTGCTGCTGAATTCTGTTATAGCTAAAGGTACGTTCTGTATGCGGTAAGTAGTCGGCTGGCCAGCGCTGCCAAGTATTGACGTTAGTCTGCCGTAACTCGTCAAAGTGAATTGGACTATCGAATCGGATTACATCATCTGCGCCTTCGATCCAACTATGCGCTGTTCCATATGCCTGCACCTTGCCACATTCTGTGCAATAACGTGCCTTAGCATGGGCTACCTTCTTAAATTTGTGGACGCACTCCATCTACTCCCACCTAGTTCTGTAAGCTCTTTGAATTCCATCCAGCACTTCATTGGCTCGGTAGGCGGAATTACTCACATCAGAAAAGGCCCCCGAAACTACGGCAAACCTTTCCCGAACCGCCGAGCGCGAAGCCGAGAAAGAAATCTTACCCACAGGGATATAGTCTGGATTTCTTTTACCGCACCTTAAACAATATCCCCCTTTGGCGTGCGGAATTTTTTTCCATTTTTTATGTTCGCAATTAACCACTAATAGAGAACTTGCTAATCGTGTTGGCGTGGAATCTTCTGCTCCAACCCCAATTGTCCAGCACCAGATTGGTGAAGTCTTCCTCTCCTAACTCAATGTGGCTGGATTCGGACCATTCGAGCATCTGAATGGCCTTGTCGTAATCCTCTAGGAAATGCTCTGGCTTAATAACGTTAATATGGTGATCTACTTCCTTGCCTTCTCGCGCAATCTCTAAAGACTTCTCGAACGCCTGGATTAGTTCCTGCTGATAGATTTCCTGCGCTCGTTCGAAGTTCTCAGCGTGCTGTTTGCGATTGGCGCAAACCTTGGTAAGAAGGTCTTCTTTACTTACTTTTGTATGCATATTTCTCCTTTAAGATTATAGGTAAGGCCCCGTACGAATCCCTGCTCATAACAAGGAATTCGCAGGGGCCTTACCCTATGTAAGCCCGCGTTCGAGGTCGCGGACCCACCCCACGTCCAATATGGGGTGTCCTCAGCGCCAGCAAGTCACTGAGGGGCGCGTTCTCGGCCGCGCCTGGGGCTGCCTAGTGCAAACCCCTTAGCCCTCATCGGGCAAGCCTGACCATACCATACCCATGACACGCTTGACAAGCCCCATGCCATCTGTGCTATGCTGCCGCGCCATGGCTACTCGCATCGCGGCCCTGATCGCCGCCTCAATGGCGGCTGGGTTCATCATAGGGGGTTTTGACCTGTCGCTTTGGTGGTACGGTGCATACGTTGTAGTTTTCGCACCATTTATCTACAGAACTCTGAAAGAAAACATCAATTGAACTTACATCGTGCTCTATTCATAGCAGGTGCGATTTCAATTTTCCTAAATGCTATTGTTGCAGTGGCGGTACTCGGAGTTTTATGGGGTTTAGTTGCTGCCCCTAGTGTTTATTGGGGCGCGCTCTGGCTGAGGGGAATTTGGAACGGGTGGGTATAACTAAACATTATCCAGGCGAATGTCAGTGGTGCCCGGTCTGCGATCTTTTTGGCCGTGCGCTCGCTCAAATCGCCGCCCATGAGATAGATTGCATGGACGGCCATACCCCGTATTGTGCCGCCGACCTCGTGCGTATAGCAACACGAGCCATAGAACAAGCCACCCTTGGAGCAGACATTGAACGCCACACCGAAGAAGGGTGAAAAGCATATCGACAAAAATGGAAGAATAAGATATGTCTTTTCAGATGAAGATATAAAAAGAGGAAGAGACGCAGCTAACGAGGCGAGAAGGAAGGCGAGTAAAGTCCTGGCCCCCCAGCGCAAACGTGATCTAACGGGCGAGAAGAAAAAGATCATCGAAGATACTACTGATCGCCTAAAGAATCTGATGGTTGAAGAAGGAGTTAGCTACTCAGAACTGGCTCGCCGTCTAGATATGTCTCAGGGCCATATCTCGCACATGATGAGCGGTTCTCGCAACATGACGCTCGGAACTCTTTCGGCTATCGGGGAAGTGCTGGGCTACCGGTTTACTATCATTCCACACAAGATTGAAGAATGAACAGATACGAAATCATTCAATTCCGAGCTATCTTAGATGAAGAGGGCGATCCCATAGTTCTGTATGGGATCTTTGACCGGCGGAAGAAAATTCTGACCGAGAAGCCGTTTCATGAATTTGTAGACGCCGTTAATCAAATGTCAAAACTCAATCCTTACGGGCTAGAAGAGGTATGAGTATGACAAGCATTCAGTTAGGCGAAACTAAGGCCCTACTGAAAGAAGCTAGAGAAGAAATCACAGAAGTTAAGAAGAATCTAAGTCTTCTAGAAGACCTACTCAAAGATTTCTCACAAGAAAACAATGAATTAGAAGAGAGAATCAACACTCTCGAAGATGGCATCCTAAAGATTCGGGACAACATCCGCAACACCTGTCGGCTGCTCGACCAGGATGGTGCGAAGCCGAGTATGGCCACGCTGGACGTCCTCGCCGCCGTGGTCGATGAAATCATCGAGCAGAATAGCACCACACAGACGCGAACTTGACAGATACGTCAAGGGTACGCTACGTTACCCGCGCAACCAACCCCACACTAGGGAGGAACCAAAGTGGCTGAAGCTGCCACCGTAATGGAGCCCTCGTCTAAGAAGCGCAAGGACGAGAAGGTATCCATGAACATTCAGCGGCTCCCGCTGAATAAGCTCCGCGTTGACCATCGTTACCAGCGGCTCTATAAGAAGGGCCGCGCTGAAAACATCGGTCGCTCCTGGGATGACAAGCTCGCTGGAGTGATCACCGTGTCCAAGCGTTCCGATGGTGGCTTTTACATCATCGACGGCCAGCACCGCGTCAGAGGCGCGGAAATCAAGGGCAAGGAATACCTCGACGCCGATGTGCGCGAGGGGCTGACGCTGGCCGAAGAGGCGCAACTGTTCGACCGCCTGAACGCCGACCGAGCGCTCGTGTCAGCCCTAGAGCGTTTCCGGGCGCGGCTGCTCTATGGCGACCCGGTGGCTATCGAAATCAGAGACATTGTGTATGAGTTCGATGGCACCATCGCAGAAAAGCTAGGCCGTAAGAATAAGGACGATATGGGAATCAGATCCATTGGGGCACTTGAAAGAGTGTATACCTCCGGTGGGCCGGAAATGCTGCGGGATATCCTCGGGATCATCAAGCAGTCATGGGATTCCATTGACTATGAGACGACCAATGAGTACACCCTCGGCGGTCTGCGCTGGCTGATCCAGAAGCACAATGACAACATCACCGTCAACCGACTGGTTGAGCGGCTGAACCAAGAGGGCTACGGCCAGATCCGGCGCATGGCCCACGCGTCAATGCAGATTTTCGGCGGCTCAGGGCCGGTGAACTTCTACAGGGCGATGGTTGAGGCATATAACAAGGGCCTCACCGTCCGCAATCGCCTGAAGCCATAATCAATCAAGTCATCTAATTACTGAATAAATAGTAGTTCTAAGATACACCCTTCCTCAATTATTTGTTAATATTGAGGGAGGGTGTTCTTGGATACAGAGTTATTACGAGCCGAGCGTCAAATAGTTCTCCTACACGACGTTATTAGACGCCTACTTGAACGCGGGGACAATATGGGAATCACCCTGAAGGACATAGAAAGCGGTGAGGAAGTCACTCTTTCCGCTCAGGAAATCGTAGAGCTTTTAATGAAGAGTACGAAATGGATCGGTGAGCTTGAAGAGCTTATCTACTGGTCCATTGCTGGCTTCCGTAATGTCGATAAAACTGAGTACGAGCAAGAACTGAGGGTGAAGTTCAATGAAATTAATAACAGATTTGCCCATACTAAATATAATACTGCTGAAGGGCAATGAATACATCGAAATTCCCCCGGAGAAGAAGCCAAAGAGCGTATACTTTCTAGATATGATGAGTCACGTAGAAACAGTGTTCCATGATGTTAGCCCTGACGAGTTTGGTTAAACAACTCTGGTACTTGCTCGGTGGCTGGAATATTTGGGGAGGCGACCAGTGATCGTTAATGACGCAGAGTTAACGCCTTATGGCGAGGTAATGCTTGACCCAATGGTTGATTGTGATTTCTGCGGCCGCTCTATGATTTCCCGCTTCGGTGGTCTGATTGGAGCTAATGAATGTGACTCTTGCATTAATGATTTTAATAGGCTAAACCAAGCGGGCAAATTAGAACTTATTGAGGCGTCATGAAGATTCTCGTGGGTGTCATTCTCTCCGGCGATAGTAAGGAATATGTAGTTTCTAAGTTCTTTGAAATGGCAAAGTCCGTGTTCAAAGAAGTAGATGTTCTGTTTATTACTGATCGTTGGCGAGAAGATGTAGAGCTACAAGGATTTCAGCAGTTAGTTGTTAAGGAGACTAACCACATCTTCTGTACTATGGTTGTCTACCACGGCAAGCAAGCCCTAAAACACTACACCTTAGAGAATAGATATGACTGGCTGGTATGGCAGGGTATTGATTGTCTCTACCGGGACAAGGATGATTTTAACGATCTGACCACTATTGCTTGTAATAACTGGGAAGAGTTTGGCGATACTATCTGTGGCGCTCTGGTGGCTGGTCGTAACAGACCAGAGTATCCTGTTTGCCGAGAGTTTGTCGTTGATGACAAAGGAATTGCCACCCCAGAAGAGCGTGAATTAGGCGACCAGTTCTTTGAAAAGTATGCAAACCAATATGAAGCTGTGACAGTATCAGGATTTATTGGTGCAGACGCCACATTTTTACATTCAGATATTCTTAGAAAAGTCACACTCAAAGGATACGAGCATTGGCATGAGCGCGGTTGTCAGGGATTAGGCCCTGATGAATGGTTCATGTATCGGGCGATCAAGGATTGGAACCAGCACCCTACCATCTGCCCCAATATCCGTCCTTACCATGTACACGAGTCATGTGAGTGGGCACGCTACAAGGGTGAAAGTGGTAGACTGGAGGATCTATCATGGCAGTAATGGAGAGATATATGGATGAGTAAGATTTGGAAGCATTATCCTATCCCATTATTAGGATCTAGAAAAACCCCTTACAGCAAATATAAGAACTCAGTTAGAGATGATCCTTGTTCATACTGTGGTAAACAGTCTGAAGGCATCGACCATATCGTCCCGAAGTCGGCCGGGGGCGAGAACACCTTCCATAACCTCGCCGGGGCTTGTTCGCCCTGCAACTCGCGGAAGTCCTCCCGTCCGCTGCTAATCTTCCTCCTCGAAGAGTTGGAGCGTAAGGCTCAGCTAAGAACCGCAGCCTGATCTGGTAAGGTTCTGCCTATGAATCTTACGACCAGTTGGCGTACGCGCCGGTTCTTCGGCCGTCCGTGGCAAGATATAATTTTTGCCATCGGAGAAATAGTATTCTTAACAACATTAATTCCACTTCTATTCGTTGAAGCAAACGTGCCATTATTCACAGGTCTAGGAACAGCAATCATGCTGTATACCTTTACGCTGGCGCACGTTTCCTATAGTAACTGGATTACGGTTGGGCTTACCACCATCACCGCTACTCTTTGGGTTCTGATCGGGCTTGGAGTACATCTATGACAATGTTCTTAACAAAGATCCCGTGCCCTAGATGTAATTCTTCCCAACAGTTTCGCCACAAACATAGGCAAACTAAGGGCGGAGGATATGAAGTTTATATTAACTGCTCTAAGTGTAAGTACGAATTAGTTTTGAACGTCCTAAATGATGTTGAATTTGCCAGATACCGTCGCAAGAATAGAAAGAAGAAAAGTGCTGACGATTCGCCCCAAAAGTAAGCATAGACCGGCTGGGATACTTGGACCAGTCGTCAAGTGTTGTTATCCTGACTGTAGTAGATCAGGAGCGCACGAAGCGTTCTTTCTGGACCATGAATGGCAGAAGTTCTTACTTTGCAATATCCATATGAAGGAGTTTGAGGGGCTGTGGGATGAAATCACCGAAGAGAATTTTGAAGCCTGTCAGGAAAAAGCAGACTTTATTGAGTTTGCAAGCTAACAATCGCTTTTGCTTCGTATGTGGCCGCAACTGGTTCGTAGAAAGTTATTCGGGCATGAAAGATTTCGTGTGTCCGTGTCGGAGGTAGGCTATATGCACAGGTTCTACCTGCAAAGGTTTGAGTCCTGGCTGCTCTCGAAGGAACCGGACGAGAAAGATTTGGCCGAGTTCGAGAAAGAAGTTGCTTTCGACCTTATGATGACAGCCTTAGGTCTAGAAATAGAAGCTCACTAGACCAAATGTCGCCTAGTCTTTCGCTATGATTCTTACATGGCGACAGACTACACAATTAAAACTGTAGGAGACGAGGATTTAGGGTGGCCCTTCAACGACAGCCCCCACCCCTCCTTTCTCTACGGAAAATATAGACAGGAAAAAGTAGACCCCTTTCCGTGTTACTCGCACGACGAGACATTGGTGAGGGGTCTTTTAGATGGTATAACTGAAAAAGCTCCATTGAAGAATCCTTTGGAGCTAATCATCTTGAATCATGAACCTCTCTCCCGCACAAACGGCTGGGCAGACAGGGTTTTTGATTACAGCGATGATGATACCCGTGACAATTGGACCGGCTACATCATCCTATGCGGAAAACGGATTCCGCCTCTCAACGCTATGACTCGTTATCTGGTGGCCCATGAGTACGGGCACCACGTTGACTACGAGTTGAGCCGTATTCTTCTAAAAAACAACGAAGATGAAGAGTCGTTCAGAGAGGGATATGCTAGTTGGCGCGGGGGAAACCAAAACTATGGCGGCCGTAAGTGGCATACAAATGTAGGTGAGATTATTGCCAATGACTTCAGAATCTTAGTCTGTGGCGTCGAGGCTGACTCGTGGGCTCATCCTGTTACTCACCCGCTGTACGACGACAGAACAAAAAAGTATTGGAAAGAAGCTATACAAACTTTGAAAGAGGTAAACGGGTGAGGATCACACAGTTCATTTCCGGCGCTGGAACGTGGGGAGACATAACCCCTGAGACTATGAACGAGAGGGGCTTAGGAGGCAGGGAAACGGCCTTGCTGAACCTAGGAATTGAGTGGGCGAAGCAAGGTCATGAAGTTATTTGCTTTGTGCCGACCGAGAAGCCTTACTTTAAGGGATACCCAGATGCAAGTCTGTTTTTAAATGGAAGTTTGCGTTTGGTTAACTATAAATTCTGTGTTGACTATATTGCCAACTTCGGCGCTGATATTTTGGTCAGTTGGGAAGAGCCTAGAATCTTTGGTGTCAAGGAGATTAGAGATAACATCAAATTTGGCATTATAGAAATGCAGGTCGCAAACATGCAGACCACACCAGAGCTTGATTCTGTGACCGATGCATATGCTGTCTTGTCTCAATGGGCCGGTGAATATCTCTCTCTTCAAGAACCTAACATTGATACCGACAAGATTGTTGTATTCCCTAATGGTGTGGACCTAGCTCGCTACGGGAAAGATATTCCTGAGAAGACCTTGGGCGACCGTATGCATTTCCATTACTCTTCGTCGCCTGATCGTGGTTTGGTTCATCTGTTGAACATGTGGCCCCGAATTCGGAAGGAATTCCCCGGTTCCGTTCTCCACGTCTGCTACGGAATCGAGCACTGGATTCAGCATGTTCGTTGGGGTCACAATATGCAAGCAGAAATGGCGCTCGATATTGAGAAAAAATTGCGCCAAGACGGAGTTGTCTATCACGGAAAGGTGGGCCAGAAAAAGCTTGCCTCTATCCAGAAGAGTTCTAATGCTCTCCTCTACCCGTGTGACACCGTGCAGCCGACCGAGACAGGGTGCATCACCGTGGTCGAGGCTGGGGCCGCCTACGCGCCGTCGATCATCACGAACGCCGACTGTCTCGGATCTGAGTTCGGTGAGACGGCTGCTGTTACATCACTACCTCTGGATTACGATGAGTACATCGAATCTATCGTTCAGGTATGCGGTGACCAAGAGGTATATGAACAGTACCAGCACCTAGGCAGACAACTTGCAGAGAGTAGAAGCTGGTCTAAAATTGCGTTAGACTGGTTAAATCTATTTAACTTGGCCGTCAATGCAAGAAATTAATACATTAACACCTAGGCAGTTGGAAGTATTGGCAGAATACGCCTCCGGTTATACAAGTAAAGAAATCTCCGGGCGCATTTACCTTTCGTATCACACGATCAGAGGTTATCTAAAATTAGCCAAGAAAAAGACCGGGGCGCGTGGCCTACCACAGATTGTGGCCTGGGCCATTGCCGCTGACTTGCTGTGCGTCAATCCGGACGGCAGCGTAAGCGTAAGGGAGAATAATGAGCGTTAGTATTTTAGATTCGCACCGCAAAGTAATTGAGAATCTTAAAAGACAAGGGTTCTCGAATCGCTATATAGCTGTTTATTATGGTGTGAGTGAAAAGTCTATTCGCCGCGCCTTGAAGCGCTGGGATAGAGAAGATAGTGAGACGGAACCTAACGAGATTGTGGTCGAGGCAGAGAAGCCGATCAAGGTCACTGATCCTGATGAGCTTATGCACGAGTTGGGCGTCAACCCAGAAGAGTGGCATGTAGACACTATTGACGCTGGTAAGTGGGGTAACCCACAAGATCCGAGCTATAAGCTGTCGGTAAAGCTAAAGAACAAGCGCCCCGTAGATTTGATTCTCCCGGTGCAGAATGCGCAAGTGGAACTACCTGTCGTGTGGTCCTCTCCGAAGGCCGGAGAGCCAAAGCTAACCGTGTATGCGTCGGACTTTCATGCTCCCTTCCATGACCGTGATCTGTTCCGGCGCTTCCTTCAGTTCCTAGCGATCAATCGGCCGCACGAAATCATCATTGGTGGCGATCTGAATGACTTCCCTGAGCAGAGCCGCCATAGGCATAAGCCCGAGTGGAAGGCCACCGTTATGGATTGTGTCAATGGCAGCTATGGGATTCTCTTGGCTATTCGTAAGGTTTGCCCTGACGCAAAGATCATCTTCCTTCCTGGTAACCATGATGAACGTATTCGCAATGCCATCATTGATCACAACAACAGCCTGTTTGATCTTCGGCCCGCCGATAAGGAAGGCGAAGAGCAGGATCTTTCTGTCTGGGATCTACGCAACATCCTTCGCCTAGATGAGTTGGGAGTTGAGTATGTAGACCCTCAGGGAACCTATGAATACTCAATGTATGAAGTATCACCGAAACTTGCCGCCACGCACGGATGGGTGGTTAAAGGTAAGTCGGCTCAATCTGCGCAGGGGACTCTAGAGTCTCTGGGGCATTCTGTTCTCATCGGACATACCCATCGTCGTGGGTTCTATTACCTAACGGTCTTTGAGATTGACGGCACACCACGCGATTTGGTCGCTGTTGAGGCTGGTTGTATGTGCCTGCATAAGAAGGGCCTGGGATATGCCCGCGCCGCCAACTGGCAGCAGGGATTTGTTACCGCTCAGGTCTTTGATAATGGCGCATTCAATATCGAGCCTGCCGTTCATGTGAACGAGCAATTGATCTGGCGTGATCAGGTGTTTGCCTGATCGCCCGGCAGCTTAAGAACTAAACGGCCAATCTTGGCCCTACATGATCCTCTAATTTACGGGTAGTCTTTACAGACTCCCTGAAAAACCTACGACAAGAAAGAACAATATGGATGATGCTGAAGTCGATGTAAGTTTAGAAATGTCATCCTTTGCACACAATACTTACCTTGATAAGTATGCGTGGAAGGATGAAGACGGAAACCCTGTCGAGGATTGGCCCGATACATCTTTAAGAGTTACGACTCATGTACTTGGCGCGCTTGGATATCAAGCTGGCGACTATGAGTTCGACAAGATTTTGCAGTTTATTACTGAGCGCAAGTTCATGCCGGGCGGACGTTATCTCTACGCCTCCGGTCGCCGCTTACACCAGACACAAAACTGCCTGCTTTTGAAGATCGAGGACTCCCGCGAAGGGTGGGCTGAACTGTCTTACAAGGCAGAAATGGCTCTCATGACCGGCGCAGGGATCGGCGTGGACTACTCAGACCTTCGTCCGGCCGGGACACCGATCAGCAAGACCGGTGGTGTTGCCTCGGGTCCGATTGCCAAGATGAAGATGATCAATGAGATTGGTCGTAACGTGATGCAGGGTGGAGCTAGACGTTCTGCTATCTGGGCCGGTCTTAACTGGAAGCACGGAGATATCTTCAAGTTCATTCATTCAAAGGAATGGCCTGAGGTAGTAGTGAAGCTGAAGGAGGAAGACTTCCTCTTTCCGGCCGATCTTGATATGACTAATATTTCAGTGATCCTAGATGATGAGTTCTTCGATGCTTTCGAGGACGAGAATCATCGGTGGCATGAGCACGCTAGGTCTGTTTACGACGAGGCGACTCGAAACATGATTCGTACGGCCGAGCCAGGATTTTCAGTCGATGTGGGTGAGAATGCCGGTGAAACCCTCCGCAATGCGTGTACGGAAGTGACCAGTCGTGACGACTCTGATGTGTGTAACTTAGGCTCGATAAATCTCGCTCGTATTTCCGATAAAGAAGAAATGCGTGAAGTCGTTGCCTTAGGAACATTGTTCCTCCTGTCTGGAACAGTTTATTCTCATCTTCCTTACGAGAAGGTTGCTGAGACGCGAAAGAAGAACCGTCGCCTTGGCCTTGGCCTCATGGGTATCCATGAATGGCTTCTGCGTCGAGGTAAGACCTACGGCGCTGACGATGAGTTGTCAGAGTGGTTGGATATCTATGCAGAATCTACCACTATTGCTGAACAGTTGTCGTTTGCGCATGGCTTAACAGCCCCCATTAAAACCCGCGCCATAGCCCCGACCGGAACCATCGGCATCGTGGCAGAGACAACCACTGGCATTGAACCGATCTTCAACTCTGCCTTCAAGCGCCGGACCCGTATTGCCTCGCCCGAGGGGGATGTTGTGCGGTTCGAGTACGTGGTTGACCCGACAGCCAAGAGAATGATCGACCTTGGTGTGGACGTAGAAAAGATCGAAGATGCTTACACGCTGGCTTACCAAGTGGAGCGGCGTATTGCCTTCCAGGCGTGGGTGCAGCAGTGGGTAGACCATGGCATTTCGTCTACTATCAACTTGCCCTATCCGATCACCGATGAGGTAGAGGTCGAGGACTTCAAGAATGTTCTTATGAAGTACTTGCCGAGACTACGCGGCGTGACGGCCTATCCGGATGGGGCGAGAGCCGGACAGCCGATTACCCCCGTGCCGCTCGATTACGCGCTCTCACAGGAGGGCATCGTGTTCGAAGAGTCGGAAGAAAGATGCAAGGGTGGTGTCTGCGGCGCGTAGATGCTATATTGCGCGCTGGCCCTGAGGATAGTGGGTATGGACGACGGAATAGCGCACCCGTCGAGAGGCGTTGACTAAGTTTAAAGGTCAACGGTGTAAGGGCCAACAAAACTGATCTGTCGCAGAAAGCTCCCCGCCTCCCCCTGTACCCGGGCGGGGGGCTTTCTTCTTTTAAACTACTCCTGTTCGCCTGCCGACTCGGGATTATCCCACGTTTCGTTCCCGTGTAGGGAACTGAATAGGTATCCTTGAACCTGCCAGTCAGGTATCTCACCGATGGCGTTTCGGGTAAGAAATCTTGTGCCGTCTGGTCGCATCCATTCTGCGATGACAATTCCTCCGACAAGCAAAGCCTCGCTTGTCATCGGTATTTCTTCTAAATACTCTTTTAGAATCTCCTGAAAGCCATCAATGTTATCTGCACTCATTCAACAAATATTACCAGCTTTGAGTTGCTCTTTCGCCGTTCTTAGGTGATCTGCTCTTTGCAGGTTCCAGATGGGGATGGAGTAATTTTCGGCAATACGTAATGCTTGTCCTGTTCCCCCTGTGGCCTTTCCATCCTTAGTCCAACAGATGACGAAATCTACAGGGTCCTTCAGATTAGGACCAAGGATTTGATGGCAATTGCGAGCGTGGAGGGCTCTAGCACCACGCTTTAGAAATTTCCACCCGGGGTGAAATACCTTTGCTATCTCGAACGCCTCTGATGATGGTGAGGTCATTAAAATATTAATTTCGTTATAACACCCAAATGTCGGCCAAGGTAGAAAGACGTTGCATCGCCCTGTACAGCCACGCTCGAATGCTTGATCCGCCCCAGGTGCTCCGCCAGTTCTACATATATAATTATGACTGAGCATTTCAGAAAGCTCTGTCATAAAAGAAAGAATCTCTTCAGGGGTTTCCCTAGAACCAATACCTGCGTAGTATCTATTCTCTTGCATATTGGGCTCTCATCTTTAGGCCCGCCACAGCGGTCTTCATCCTCTCGCGCGAATTATCACAATCCATTCCTGACCCCAACCAATCGTCTAAAGCTTCAGAGAATGCGTTTAGAAATGGATTGAAGTGAAGCGGAGGATCATATTGAAACCACCCTTTTTCAAGGGCTACCACTACGGCTTGGGCTCCGTTGGTAACATCAAGCTTTTTGTAAGAATTTGCTAGATGAGTTCTAATGGTGGTGTGCTGACAGCCAAGATAGGTAGCTATCTCTTTCGGAGCATAACCCTTAGCTACAAGCTTCAGCACTCTGTATTCACTATTAGTTAAGGGACAATCATTCCGTGCTCTGGTCTTCATCAACACCTCAACCACAAATGCCCGGTGTAGGCATCGAACCTACGACCTCCCGCGTGTAAGGCGGGCGCTCTCCGCCCATCTGAGCTAACCGGGCAATGATTCTGTTTTCAAGGTACCGGCGTTATATATTGGGGGTAGGCGGATGCCAGCCATTTATTCCCCTGTTTATGTTAGGAAAATACCTACCCCCAGAGCGCCTAGTCGGGTTCGAACCGACGAACCAAGTTTGGAAGGCTTGTATGTTGCCAACTACATCATAGGCGCAAATAATTGGGCACTAGATAAAGGTATACTATCCGCTAATTCCCTGGTTAACGGCTCTTATCTAACACCACTTCCCTCAGGGCCGGGCAAAGCCGTCATAGGGACTCGAACCCTAAACCTTCTGATTACAAAACAGATGCTCTACCAATTGAGCTATGACGGCGAATCTTAGTTGACCTGTTCTAAAGACGATTCCTGAATAAGACCTTTAGACAGAAGATCAGCCTGTCTCTTCGTGACGCCCTTACCAGGATAGATTTGAAAACCATCTTTGTCTACCACTATCCATCGTGTTCCGTCGTCTTTTTCTACAGGTGCGCTGGATACTTTCTTCTTTGGCGGCATCTAAAGTTATCCGTTGTTAGGGATGAAAGCCATCGTAGATTCGGCAGCTTTTTCCAGTAGTTTTTTACGCTCCCCTGAATTGGTCGTTTGGCGAGCCCTTTGCGCATAAAGCATCGGAAAGTAAACGCTTACACCTGGACATTTCTCGCAAGCGTTATAGCCAAACTCAGCCACAGTATCCCAACCAGCCTTGAATGCGTCATCCCATGAATCAAATATTACAACTTTTGCACAATTCCCGCATACAAGCCTGACTTTCATAACTTACCTAATCCTTATACGGATCGAAGGTGTCAGAGCCAGCCATTGCTACCCCAATGGGGAATAGCGTGTGCGTGACCGCGATTGTTCTATTGTGATACATCAGCACGTCGTTCAGGCGCTTATAGGCGGCGGGAGCTTCATCGGCAGCGCCACCCTTCAGCACGATCCTCTCTTCGCGGAGGCGTTCGAGCGTGGCCGCCCAATCGACTTCGCCGCCCTTTCGGAGTCTAATCTTCCGAGGCCGTGCGCCGGGGTGGTCGGGACACATCCCCTTGCCCGGCGTCGTATTGGCCTGCGCCACGGGAATCTCATATTCGCAATCCCTGTTTCCGCACTGCCAGACCTTCTTCCACTTCCCCGCAGCCTTGGTGCGTGATAGCACTCTGCCTGCGCCATGTACAGTTGAGTTGAGAAGGTACTGCGCCTCATCGTTCTCAACGCCTTCCACGATAACTGAAGGCTCGCCCATCGTGGAGCCGATGAAGCCCTCCTGCCCGGGAAAGGCTGGCGTGCAGCCCTTGCGCACGACCCACAGTTCCTCACCCTGATGTGTTTCTTTCCAGGCAAAGTTGTGGTGGTTGTGAACTTCGTAGTCTGTTTCTGCGCCGAGGATTTCACAGACTTTGTTCACGACCATATCCCTACCGGCATAGGCATACTCTCCAGCCAGTGTCATGGCCTGTATATAGGCTTCCCCTAGGCCGCTGTCGATCCGGAAGAGGACCGGCGGTGAGTCCATTTCACCTTCAGATCCTTGGTCCTCGAATGTCTTGCCTTGCGAGAGCGCGAGGAAGCCTGTCGCCGTCTTGTGCCCGAACCCTCGGGAGCCGAAGTGGACTCCGATCCAAACCTTATCTTCTTCATCCCTGAATAGGTCTACGTAGTGGTTTCCCGATCCCACCGTGCCAAGTTGTTTGACGGCTAGATCGTATAGCTGCCTTTGCGGTGCGAATTCGGCATTCTTGATCTTGTCGAATACTTCGTGATCCGCCGGTTCATTGTTTTTACGACCGACGCCAAAAGAAATCCGTGCAAAGATTTCATCCATAATCTTTGGCACGTTATTTTTTATCTCAGAATATTTAATATTGGTACGAACTGCCTTATTCCCGCAGGCAATGTCGTATCCGACCCCGGATGGGGAAATGTAGTCCCGGTAGCCGATCACCCCGCCGATGGGCTGTGAGTAGCCGACGTGACCATCAGCGCAGATCGCGGCCAGGGGCGCGTCACCGGCCAGCGCGCACCGCTCTAGCTGCTCGATGGCGCGTGGGTCTATATCCCCATACACGGTGATTACGGGCACGGCGTTGGTCATAGCTTTTCCATCCTTCCATACCGCTCGATATGTACGTCGGCTAGTCGCTCAGCCATAACGCGCTCTTCAACCTCATAAATCTGTGCCATCATCTTAATGAGATTCCATGCATCAACTTGTGTCATTAAAGGTAAATTGTGATTTATTCCCTTCACCTTACTTTTGGGGCCATAGGATCTAACAAAATCTGCTGCGTAGATCCATGGATATTTAATATCATCACTCATAACTCGGGGACTAGGAATCGAACCCAGATTACAAGGACCAAAACCTTGCGTCTTACCGATTAGACGATCCCCGAATAGTTATAGGGATAGTTCTTTTAGATTCTTAAATGCCTTTAGCATAGAATCGTCTTCAATATAAAATGGATCACAATCATCCTGAAATCCATTAACTTCTCTTACTGCATTAGCTATAAGCTGGCCTAATCTCCAATCGGTATTTAGCTCCCACAGAGATTGCAGCTCTTTAATAACTTCTGGAATTCTGCTTGGATCTCTCATAGTACGCCCGGTAGGGGTCGAACCTACAACCTACCGCTCATAAGACGGCCGCTCTAACCATTGAGCTACGGGCGCGGACACACCTTACCGTGCTTGTCAAGAGAAAGGGCCGAGGATTTCTCCCCGGCCCGTTCCCTATCTAATGGAGGTCGCTGGTTCGAACTCACGAACAAGCGGTTGGACGGTAGCAGCCGCATCGCCAGTCTGTCAAGCGGCGACCGGCTCCGGTTCATTTACCGGCTTGGATCCTCCCTGAATCGCTTCGAGCCTTTCGAGCCTTTCGAGCGCTTCCTGTAGGTCTGGTCTTGTCTTCTCGATCAGTTCCAGACGGTTCTTCAGGCTTTCTTCCTCTGAGTCATAACCAAGTAGCTGGTCCCTCAGAGAGTCGATAGCTTCTTCCAGGCCGCTCTTCTGCCGAATGATTCTCTTCGGCTGCTTCTCACCCGGCCTTACTAGACCCTGATCTTCAAGGATCTGGCGGACGCGCCTGCGCGTGACATACACGGCGTTGGTCGAGATTCCGAGTTCCTTTGCAATCTCTGACGCGCGCATGGGCTGGTTGTAATCACCGAGGCCATGGGTCATTTCCCATACCTGACGCTGGCGGTCGGTGAGGGGGACACCCGAGATATCCGGGGTGCTTGTGATGGTCATTGCGTGGTTCCTCCTGAGGTTGACGGGGGGAGTTTGTCTGGTCTTTCCCCTTTCGGTTGGGGACCTAAACCTTCGGGGCCGAACTTATCACCATAACCCCCTCCCTGTCAAGGGTCTTTCGCAAAAACTTAATGTCGCCCGAATTTAGCCACATTTGGTCTATATGTATCAGCTTGAATTCACTTAGTATCAACTTAGGAGATTAAAAGTGAATCAAGGTTCGAACGTAAAACGGCGACCTTTAATTGAAGGCAGGCGCATGCGCTGCCCCCGCTGCAAAAGATTACATGACATTTTGCAGTATGTACCATTAATGGAAATTGAAGAGTTCGCTACAGAGACAAATCCTATCTACAAGTGTCCTACCTGTAGGTGGATGTTCTCTCCCTCGCCGCATATCTTAGAGGTATTTGCCCCTACCGATCATAATGAAACCAGAAAATCTTGATACACTAGAAACAAATAGTTACGAGGAAATTTCTCCTAGTGCTAACTATAGGCAGGGAAATGCCGAAACTAATTGTGGTGGGTGTGCATTTTTCGACAATGGTGTTTGCGATGTATGGAACGCCAAGGTAGAGCCTACAGGTGTTTGTAATAGTTATCAGCCATTATCAGACCTTGCTGGTGACGGCGACCAAGGAAACGGCGTAGGTATGTCACAAATTGATGAACTTTATTTTGCTGACGGTAAGGTTGACTCTGAAGACGATCTTATCTGGAAGACCGTCCTACGCACGGGTACATGGCGTTATCGCCCTGGCGCTGGTCAGCGCCCCGTGCCGAAGCCGCTCAACGTTGTAGCTGGCAACTCCCAGGACAATCATACCTCCATCGGCTTAGCCGACATTGTAAAGAGCTTTGAAGATGGTGCTGTTGAGCATGTGACCATTCCCTTGTCACATCAAGACAAGGTAGATGAGAATACTGGCTTTATTAAAAGCTTAAAGATTGAAGAAGATCCTGAGCGCCCTGGTCATCACGTCCTTCGCGCCGGATTCAAATTCACAGAGGACGATGTAGAGCAGAAGGTGAAGAACGGCTCCATCGCTAATACCTCTGTAGGTCTTTTCTACGACTATATTAGAAAAGAAGATGGACGTAAGTTCCCCATCGCTCTTGCTCATGTGGCACTGACAAATCATCCCTGGATCAATGGTATGCAGCCATTTGGCATGAGTGAATCAGAGAATTTAGAGATAAACTCCCTAGAATTTTCTGAAAAAGAGGAAAATAAGATTGAAAATGCTACACTTATTGGTACATTTAATGGTAATGAATATTTAATTCCATTGAAGTACGCAAGTACCGCAACTGGAACTGTAAATTTCACAATGACTTCTTCGGAGCATTGGATTAAGAAAGAAACAAGTGAGGAACAGGTTCCTCGGAATTCTAAAAAGGGAGGGAAGATGCCCAAAAACCTAGAGGAATTGGAGGGGCTTGGCCTCGCGGACGATGTTGCCGAGAAGGTAGCCGAGCTTCTTCAAAAGAAGGAAGAAGAACTTACTGCTCGGGAAACCGAGCTAGAAGAGCTTCGCCAGCGCGAGACTCAGCTTGCTGAGGATATCCGTAAGGGCGAAGTTGAAAAGCGCATTGATGAACTAAAGGATCTTGGCCTGTCGGATCAGCCTGGTTTTCTTAAGGTTGTCCGTCAAGTCCTACTTTCCGACACAGGTGAGAACTCCCTAACTCTTTCTGAGGATGGAAACTCCAAGTCTGTGAGCTTCACGGATGTAGTCAATGATCTTATTGACGCGCTTCCAAAGAAGGAAGGTAAGATCAACTTCGGTGAACAGATTGAGTCTGTTACTACCGATGAGAAGCCACCGGCCGATGCCGCTGGCGAAAATGAAACTGCCGAGCAGCGTCTTGCTAAGGCACATGAGTTTCTTTACGGGAAATCGTCAAAGTAAAAGGAAGGTGGTGACAGATGCCAATGAACTATGGTCGTAGCGCTCAGTTCTTCGATAAGGAAGTGCTGAAGTACGGTGTCAGTCTTGACGGTGTACCCGTTAAGTCTGTCGTGCTCGACGCTACAGATGCTAACTGGAGCTTTACAGCCGATACCCGCAACGTTGCACCAGCGGGAACGATCTTGAAGCTTTCTGCAACAAACCCGACACAGTACGTCAAGTACAACGGGTCCGGAACAATCGCAGGCATCCTCGCCCGTCCGGTCGATCTTATCGCTCAGGTCACCGCTGCGGACGAAGCTGCTCCGATGTTCTACCACAACGCCGTGTTTGCCACTAGGGCCATCGTTGGTTTCACAACGTATGCCTCGGCGTTGGTTTCGACACTGACATTCTGCCGATTTGAATAAGGGGGTGAGAGGCTAATATGAGCGCACCATTTGATATTTGGGATCAAGCAGTATTAACGGACTTGATCCGTCGTCCGCTTCAAACACAGTTTGAAGATCAGCCGCGTCTTGGTGACTTGCTGGCTCCGATTCGTCCGATCCAGTCTCGCTTCGCCAAGCTACGCGTTGCTCAGGCTCTCGCCTTCGGTAAGGGCCAGTTCAAGGCTCCTGACGCTACTCCGGCTCTGTACACACCAGACCAGACGTGGCGCGAGGAAGTCATTGAGCTTGCGTTGCTGGAAGAAATGCACCGTATCTCGGGTGAGGATTGGCTACGGCTGAACTCTACCGACGAGATTGTGCGTCAGTCTGCCGGTGTTGAACTGGTTGACCGAGGCCGCATTCTACAGCTTCGTAACGAGCGCCTTACTGAGTACATGCGCTGGCAGGCGTTCCAGGGTGAACTTACGATCACCTACCCGTCTGGCTCTTCGCAGTACATCAACTACGGTCTGCCTTCGGGGCACAAGCCGACTGTATCGACCCTGTGGTCGAACACCGGTTCCGCTGACCCGATTTCGGATATCCGTAGCTGGTCGAACCAGTTGGCTACCTCGTCCGGGTACTTCGGTATCAGACTCCATATGTCGTCCACTACGTATGACTACCTCGTACGTAACACGAACATCAAGTCTTACCTAACCGCGACGAACCGATCCATGTTGATCCCGACCAAGCAGGACATTCTGACCCTGCTCCGTGACGGTACCGACATTGTGATCTACGACAACGGCTACCGCGACGAGTCCGCTGGCTCGAACCGTGGCACGCCTGACTCGCTGACGCGCTTCCTGCCTAACGGCAAGGTGCTTATGACCACCGATTACTCCATCGAGGGCCAGAACATCGCGGAAACGCTGGACGGACAGGTACTCGTTTCGAGTGGCTGGAACTCCGTGTCGATTCGCCAGGGTACGCAGTCGGAAGTGATGCTGGATCAGATGAGCAAGAACCACTTCTTCCGAGTGGCTTCGGCTCGCATCCCGCGTCTGATTTACCCCGAGTGCTTCCTGTGGGCGACTGTCGCCTAAGAAGTGAACTGATAAGGGAGGGGCCTTAGGGCCTCTCCCGCTTTCAGTGTAAGAGTAATAAAAGAAAAGGAAAATACGATCATGCCTTATAAGGTGCTTATCCCGGAACTTTCTGTGTTGGAAAAGATTGGTGAGATTGTGGATCGTGACGGCTCGCACGTTGCCTGGGAGCATCAGACCACGCTCTATAAGCAGGATGAGATTGTTCCTGATTCGAAGATTTCCCCTCTACTAGTCAAGGCTTATGACGAAGAGGATGAACACACTATCAGCGTGTTGGAGTATGTAGATGAGGAAGTTGAAGTAAAGCCTGCGCGTAAGCCTCGTCCCCGCGCCAAGGCCAAGGAAGAAACAGTAGTTACTGACTAAGTAAGGAGTCGAGCATGGCGGTCACAGGTTTTTGGTATGGAAAGGCTTTAGAAGGCCAGTGGGGCACGACCGCTGCTCGGCGCGTTGATTTCGCCACTGACACGATCAAGGTCGCGCTCTGCACATCCAGCTACGTGCCGGATCAGGACGCGCATGACTTTTTCAACGATATTACGAACGAAATTACCGGCACCGGCTACACGGCTGGTGGTGCGACCTTAGGCTCCAAATCTGTTGCATATACCGGCGGCTCCAACACCCTAAGTTTGGACGCCGCTGATACGCAGTGGACGACAGCTTCATTCACTGCTAGATACGCCATTGTCTATAAAGACACCGGTACATCCTCTACCTCGCCGTTGTTGGGATACCTCGACTTTGGCGCGGACCAGACCGTTAGCTCCGGTACTTTCACTATTCAATGGCACGCTGACGGTGTTCTCAAAGTTGTAGCTTCCTAAGAGGTAAGGCAAATGGCTGGCCGCTATTACCTCTCGCCAATTATAGGTTCAGGGGCAGAGGGCGACTCATATCGTCCTCTGCTTGCTGATATTTTGTTGGCCAATAAAATATACAGCGGCTACTCCTGCTCCATTCCAACCGACGACAAGGGTTTGCCGGTCTACACCACGGCGTTGGTCTACTCGATAGATCATCCCGCGCTGACAGAAAACCCAGATATCTGGGCGTTGCCGGACAAGGAAGCGTGCTGGACCGAACTCAATAAATATGAGCGGCGTGCACACGAAGAAGAAATTACCGACAAGTTTGGATTAACGCTTATTCCGGATCCGGGCGATACGTGCTACACGGTTGTCGATGAGCTTGGTAAGACTCTCGACGGACAAAATTTCACTCCCGGGAAACTATGGGTTGATGTGTAATGGCCACCTTCGTAAACGACACATTTTCTACCGGCACGAGCGGTACTCAAATTAACGCTCGCACGGGAGAAACTGGCGCTACGTGGACGTATTTCACCGGGGTCACATTCCTTTCTGGCCAAATTACAATCGGTAACCCGACTGGTTCGATTCGCTCAAACACCTTTGATTCAGCGCTCTGTGCGTATGCCAGTGGCACGCCCGCTTCGGCCGAATACGATTTGACGGGCTCGATGGTGTGGCCGTCAGGCACCCAAGACGGCACCAGGGGAGGGTTGGTCGGGCGTCTGGATACTGCTGCCGAAGCCTTCTATAGAACCATCGTTAGTGTGGCTGGTAGTGACTTTAACGCCATTGAATTCACCAGAAGACTCAGCGGATCAAACACCGACCTAGGGACCGCGTTTGTCGCTAACTGGACGAACGCCACACCGCTTCCACTCCTGTTGGAAGTAAGAAACGCTTCTAAAAAGGTATATTGGAACGGTTCGTTGCAATTGTCAACCACAGACAACGCTGTGACTGGTGCCGGGAAAGTCGGCATCGCCATGATGACAAACGGCGGTATCGCTCCAAGTGATACGCAGTCAATTAGAATGACTACCTTCACCGCAGCAGACCCAGTATTGCCTACACCAGCATTGTTTCCACGCTATAGGTCTACCTATCGCGGCCTTGTTATGAGATAATAGAGAAAAGGATTAATTATGGCAGGAAGAATTTACACAGTCTCATTCACAGAGGTCGCCGTCACCGCTGCTGTTGACCTCTTCGAAATCACTCCGGCGGACGATAAGCCTTGTGAGGTTATTGGCCTCTTCCTGTCGCAGTCGTCTGACTTTGGTGACTCGGCGGCAGAGCTTTTGCCATACACCGTGGTACGTGGCCACACGACCTCCGGTTCTGGCGGTGCCGCTCCGACTCCCAGGCCTGTTGACCGCTCGGGTGCTGCTGCTGGTTTTGCGGCCGAGACTAACAACACCACAGCCGCCTCTGTCGGTTCGACAGTAACGCTTCACGCTAGCGCATTCAACATTGCCGTTGGTGAAGCTTTGTGGTTACCGGAAGGTTGTGAGTGGGGCGTAACACAGGCCGACACTATACTAGTGGTGAGATTGACTTCGGCCCCGGTGGACTCGCTTGATCTTTCTGGAACTCTGTACGTACGCGAACTAGGATAGGCAATGGCGTACCCGCGCCGGAGGGCTAAGCGGTTTCGGCCCATAGCCCGTAGGGCGTGGGTATCGCCGCCTACCAATCCAGTTATTGCAGCCGCAGTTGCTACGGCCACTGCCTCGTTCCCTACGCCGACGATACTTATTGATATCCCGGCAGCGGTAGCAACGGCAACGGCTTCAGTACCTACACCTGATCTTACGTTTAGCCCGACCATTGATGCAGCGGTGGCAACTGCCACGGCGTCGATGCCGTCTATCGTTCCGGTAATCACGTTGGAGCCTACGGTCGCTACCGCTACGGCCTCCTTCCCTGCCCCTGTTCTCAGTATCAGCCCGACTATTGATGCCGCCGTTGCCGTTGCGACCGCCTCTGTCCCGGATCCGGCAGTCGGGTCAGTTACCACCTTAACGCCGAGTGTGGCAACCGCGACGGCCTCCTTCCCCACTCCCGTATTAGACATACAGACAGAACTTAATATCGACGCCACCGTCGCGGTAGCAATCGCTTCCATGCCAACGGCTCAGGTAAATATAAGTTCTTCTGTACAAGCAGCAGTTATGTATGCACTTGCCACTATGCCCGTAGCAAATGTTTTTGAAGGTTCTGGTACACTAGTTGGTGTAATTAAGAATAGGCTAACTAACGGTCGCTTCCAGATTACTAAGGATAATTAATGCCATTAAGCCTTTATGTAGGTAATAGAAGTCCAAGTGTTGTTGACCAGTTGAGAATTGCTGGTGCAGTTGTCGATCTTACTGGCGCATCGGTGAAATTTCGCATGCGTCCAATTAACTCTCAAACCTTAAAGGTTGATGCTGCCGCTTCTATCACCGATGAAGATAATGGTCGTGTGCAATACGATTGGGCCGCCGCTGATGTTGATACCGAGGGCGAATTTATTGCATGGTTCAACATTACTCTGCTTTCGGGCAAGGAACAGGACGCACCAGAATTTCTTGTCATCATCGACTCTCACGCACCCGGTAACGGCGCGTCACAGGGGGAGATTTCCTTCCAGACCAAACAACTTATGCCTTCCACATGGGATAGGTTGAGTAATGATGCTCGATATGGCGATAGGTTGTTGCAAAATCGCATTGACTATGTGAAGTACAAGCTTTTCGCCACCATCGTCACGCCTGCTGCTGAGGCCACGGTCTACAACCCTCTTCTCTTGGACTACGCAGCCAAGGAAGTCGCCCTACAGATCATTCCTGCCGGTATTGAGTATTGGATGACTCAACCTGAGTCTATTAATACTACCGGCACGTCTGAGTCTGCTGGATACCCGGATCGCATCGACGCCTTGAAGCGCTTACAGGAATGGCTACTCGCCGAGGTACGTGAACTTCGGCCGCTTTTCCCTGACACCTTCACGGTTCGCCGCAAGGGCCGCTTCCCCGGAGTCAGTAATAACGACCAGGGTGTCATCACTCCTAATCCTTCTGAGTTCGGTGAGCCGTTTGATGAGGGTATTCCTAAGAACCTCCCGTGGGGACCGGCCTTCTAATGGGAGTGTTATTAGCAGAAGAACTTGGTATGGAGCGGTTCGCGCGTGAGGTTCTCGTGCTGCTCGCTGCCAACCTCGATACGGAACTAGACACACAAGATGCTAAGTGGAACACGCTAGATGAAGAGCTAGCGATTGCATTGGGCAAAGAATATATCGCCTGCGCAAGTGACAAGGTTTTAGGTGAAAACTACGTCATGGGCCACAAGCCGTCGCTGATCGAAGCGCCCATCGAAAAGTATCCAAACATTGCAGTTATGAGTTACGAATCTTTCCCGTCGTCAGACCAGGGTGATCAATATTTTGGTGTAACTACTTCACTGTTTGTTGAAACCATGGTGATTGACGGACCGTACAAGGAAGGACTTCCTGGCCAATTCAGTGAATTTGGCGAGGATTTAGTAAACAGAAAAGTACAACGTATGACTGAAGCTATTAACGCAATTGTCGCTGCTAATAGAACGCTTGGTGGAGTTGCCTTTGAAATTGGTACGCCGCCAAGAGTAAGAATTAGTGATTGCTTCAGGAGAAAAGAAAATACTGGTAGCGGCGCTGATTATTATTGGCAGATGGCACGTCTTGAATATACCATTAATAAGATAGCAGCCTACTAAGGAGTATCAGATGAGCCGATATAAATACGTGGGAAATAAAAATCCCTGGGATGGAACAGTAGTGTTAATCCTAGGACAAGACGACCAAGGAAATGAAACATCGGTCGGAATCGGCGGTGAAGCTGATATTTCTCACAGCAAATACGAAGAGCTTAAAGATAGATTCCACTTTAAACTAGTAAAAGAACCTACTAATACTAGACCAAATGTGGGTAAAAAGCCGAAAGAAACTGTCGCTAACCCGGCAGACAAGTCATAATAATAGTAATTGTACTGTTGCCACCTAGAGAGGGGTGATTTAAATTCCTGATTTCCACAGAACATATGTGAACGACGAGTCGTTCATTCGTGGTGCCGCTCGTCTGCTCTGGGCTGGCAGCACAGTCACGTTCCCGACGAGCATCGGATCGGTAGTGAACCTATCCACCTTCGACGCTATGACGGGTTGGAATGAGCTTGGCGCTACTAAGACGGGTATTCAGATTTCGGTGAACAACACCGAAGAGTCCTTCGACGTAGACCAGATTAACGGTGTAATTGATACCCAGCCTACCGATTGGGACGTTTCTGTCCAGACAGCGCTTGTCGAAATGACATTGGAGCGCCTACAGGTTGCGTGGGAAGGTTACCCGGTAGCTACCGATTCGTCTCCTACTCCAAGCGAGAAGGTTGTGCATTTCGGTCTTCCGACTGACTACACCGAACGTAGATTGGCCGTCCTGTTCCGCCGCCCGAACTCCAAGATCCGTGCCTTCCTATTCCGTCGCGTGAACCGCGCGCCGCAGGAGTCCACGATTACGTTCAACAAGACGGGCGAGCAGCAGTCGGTACCGGTGCGGTTTAACTGCATCCCCGACCTGTCTGTGGCCGAGCCGCTACAGCGCTTCTTCACCATCCGTGACCAGATTTAAGAAAGAGGTATGACCTATGGCAAAACAGCAACAGCCGTTTAAGGGTGGCCCGAGACTCGGGAATAACGCCCCTGGCGAGCCTGCTGATAGCCCTGTGCCCGCTGACGTTGCGGTCTTTGGTGGCGCGCAGTCTATCAACGGTATTGAAAACCGTGGTAGCCGCGTGATCAACCCGAGTCCGGAAGGTACAGCTACACCCGCCCCGTATGGCGGAGGTAACCCGTTTGTTCAGCAGCCGAACGCTAAGAAGGTTAGCGGTGGTGGAGCGAACGTGGGTGCCGGAGCTACTGACGGCAACGCCGTTCCGTAAACAACTAAATATGGGGAGGGGTGGAGGCAAAGTCACACCCCGCTTCCTCTTGTCAGATCAGCAAATGCGGTCTGCGGAAGCGATGAGATACTTTGCTTGCGGCAGACCATAGTGTCTGCCGTTTGCATTTTCTAGGAGTTTTATGCCTAACTTTGAAGTAACAGTTGAAAAGGTTGAAGTGCAAGGTCTTGAAAAGGCCCGCGCTGGCCTCTTTATCACTTCAGAGAGAGTACAAGTTGAAACCCCCATCTTTGTGACCCAGGTAGCTCAGTTTGCTGGCGAGCGCTTGAAGGCCAACGTGCCGGTCGGTGAGACAGGAAACCTCCGAGCCGCTGTCTATCACGACCTACACGCCACACCGGTCAAGGATCCCACCACTGGTCGGTTCATCGGTGGTGGCCTTGGTTGGGAGGCGCGTGCAGGTATTCGTGACTATCCGATTTCCTTCTTCAGAAATAGAAGAGCAAATATAGGTGGAAGAAGCTTTGAGTTCGAGACTGATTCACCTATCACCTATGCCCTGGCGCTTAATGATGGTCGTAGGGCTCTTTCTAAGCCTGGTGATTCTCGTGCTGGCAATCAAGGCACTAAGTTTGCATGGTTCAGTAGAACCGGTAATCTTGATGAAAATAAAATGGCAAAAAGTTCTCATGGGTACAATGTATTTAAGAGATATCTTGGACCAAGAGAAGGTAAACACTTCCTTGAAAGAACAAATGCTGAGGTTGACGCATACGTAGAAGCGCATCTAAGCGAATTTATTAACAGATTCGGTAGAACGTCGCTGGCTTCCCGCCGCAGATTGCTGGAAGACATTGGTCGCTTCTCAGGCAACCCTCGGGATCTTTAAAACACAACAACGAAAGGAACAGGAATGGCCGAACAGCCTTCACTATTAGAACAAGCAATTGCACACCCGGAGCCGGATGAGGATACCGTAGACCTTCCTGCTCCTAAGGTTGTAGAAGAAAGGCAAGAGGACGTACTAGAGGTAATCGAGCCTAGCTCTGAGCCTGTGGCGAGAACATTAGTAATAGGTGATTCTTCCAAGACCTATTACCAAGCGCCATTGAAGTATTTCCGCAAGATGGAGTTCATGGGCTTGGTCGGACGCACACTTGACGAGGCTATGAGCGGCGAGGATGGACTTACCGTTAACAGCATCTTCGGCAGTGACACACCGACTACGGTCGGAGAGTTGTCGGCTACGGACTTCGGTGACTTGGATTCGTTCCTGGCGCTTGCCGCCAAGGTTGCCAACTATGCACCTGAGTTTCTACGCGACTGTTACATCATCTGGCTTGATGTTCCGAAACGTGAGCGTCCGTGGGCCAGAGAGGCGTTGGAGAATCTGGATGATGATGAAGGTATCAATATCATTGAGGTCTTTATCGACCAGAATTGGAAGGCCATCGAGCGTTTTTTTACCGAGCGAATCCGCGACCTAGCGAATCGGGTAGCGAATCAGCGGAAGAACAACTAAATCTAACAGCAATTGAAGCATTGGAGGAATACTCAGCAACGCATTCAGAGACAGTTGAAGAGCTTCTAGAGTGGCCCGCTCTCAGGTTTGAGAGGTTTTATGAGGCTTACTCGAATCGTCAAGCTATTAACGATATGAAGCTTCAGAAAATCTGCACGATTGCGGCGACTCATGCTAACTCCAATTATGACGGCGAGGAAAACTCTGACGTTAGAGGCAACATAGCCGATGCGCTCGAAAAGAGTTTCAAGGAAGCTGTCAAGAGAATCTACATTAAGGGTCCGACCGACGAAGATAAGCTAGATGAGTACATGAAGGAAGATCCACTCTTTGCTAAGAGCCTAAGGGCAACTGAAGAATAATGGCTGACCGTAACTTTAATATCGACATTCTTATCAAGGCTAGAAATGCCGCGTCACAGGAGCTTAATGCTGTGGCGCGGCAAATCGGCGATATTGAAAAGAGTCTCGGTGGATTAAGGAACGTCAGTGCGAATCTTAATTCGCGCATTAATTCAGTTACTAAAGAGCTAGATAAGCTGGGCTTTTCTGGTAAGAACGCTGGCGAGGTACTTGATACTTCGTTTAGTGATTTGCATGAGCGCCTTGAAAACATCGAGGGCCAGACCCACAAGGTCCGCAAAGAAATGGATGCGCTAGAGAAGTCTCAGCCATGGAAAACCATGAGCAAAGATTCAGCGCAAGCCTTTGCCAATATTGACAAGCTCGCAAAGGCTATGAGCAACATCAAGCTAACCCCGGCGGAAGAACGAGTTCTGCACGATCAGCTTGAAAATCTATTTGGTAAAAAGGAACTAAGTAATTTTGGTCAGGATTTTCTAAAGGATTACGCCACCAAGCGTATTGCCCTAGAGAGAAATGTCAACCGAGAGATTTTCTCCGAGCGCGCCAAGCTAGAGCGTGAGATTGGAAACGTTGTACGCAAGGCCCAATCTGGTCATCAGGCACAGATGGAAGAGTCTTTGGCGAAAGTGGCCGAAATCAATCGGCGCTTGATCCAACTCGGGGACACGGGTATTTGGTCCGCCGACCAAATGGACCGAGCGTTTTCACATGCCTTAGGCAAGCTTGACTCTAGCGAGTTCGATTTTCTCACCAAGTCCATTCGTGCGGTAGGGCTTGCCTCTGAAGAAGAGGCGATAAGGCTAGAGCATTTTGCCACACAACAGCGTATCGCCCATCTGGAAGAGCTAAAGAATGTCGCTGAGACTACTCGCAATCTTAAACAACTTGATCTTGTCCGCAAGGAAGTAGCGATTGAAGCCGAAAAGGCGGCGCAAAAGCAGATCGAACTCGATAAGCAGGAGCAGGATCAGCGTGAGCAAATGCTCAGACAGACAGATGCTTTACGTAGAAAGAGTCATCTGGATGAAATTACTTCTATCCGCGAGCGCCAAAGGGCAATGTTTCAGTATGAGGCGCAACTCAAATCGCTCGCCAGAGAGACTGATGAGTTAGCTAGAAGAGACGAGGAAGCTGCTCAGGATGTAGAAAAGACAGCCAGCCGATTTGGAATCCTGACGCGCAATGCCAATATGTCTGAGCGTTCGCTCAGGGAGCTTGCGTTATCACTACAGGGATTCCAGGTTGCCGTGGCGATCAAGTATGCCCAGGCTCTCGGTTCTGCTCTTATCGGACTCGGTGGTGAACTGGTATCGGTTGCAGCCTCCGCCATCAATGCTGGTGCTGCGCTCGGTGGATCTTTGGCGGCAGGAGCCTTATCCGCTATTGGGCCGATCACCTTACTTTTTGCAACCTTAACACGGTTTAACGCAATCAGGAAAGCGCTCAACCTACGTCAGACAAATCTACTAAATGAACCGCATCAGGCCAAACAGCAATCTAACGAAGCAAACGCCTTGGCAGATGCCACAGATCGCGTTGCGGAAGCTACAGCGAGACTTAGTGAAGAAAGACGACAGGCAGTACAGAGACTAGAGGATCTTATTGATGCCGAACAGCGGGCAAGATTGGCTGCGCTCGATTCAGAATTGTCCTTTGAGTCCGCCGAACGAAGAGCAAGGTTAGCAGCACAAGGCGGCAACGTCTCTGCCTTGCGTGAGGCAGACCTGGGACTTGATCGTGCCCGATTTGAACGTGGTTCATCTTCGCGCGACCTAAAACGCGCTCAGTCTAACCTCGCCATAGCTAAAAAGAGAACCCCCGAAGGTGACCCGCAAGTTATTGCTGCCAGAAGATCCTTAGCTGCCGCTAATCGTGATCTTGCAAAGGCTCAGCTCCAGGCTGCTGACGGAGCAGACGTTATGTCTGCTGCTGAAGACCGGCTACAGGCCATGCTGGACCAGCTTACGCCGAGCGAGCAAAGACTATATAGAGATTTTATCAAGTTACAGGATGCCTACAAGGCAGCGTTCCGTCCTATCACAGATATTATCGTCAATGCGTTTGACGACGCTATCAAGATTATTCTTCCGCTCTTTAGCAACTCCAGTTTAATAGACGCCTTTACTGGTTTGGCTAATGTAATTGGCGATTCTATTAGAAAAATAACTGGCTTCTTCGCCGCGCCTGAACAGACGAGCTTCCTAACGTTCTTTATTGATAACGCAAAGCGCAATATCGGCCCGCTTACCGATGCGTTCATTAATTTGTCGTTGGCCTTCCTGCGCATCGGTAAGGCTGCCACTCCAGTATTGAATTTTATTGTCGATTCGTTCTTAGAGTTAACTGGCAACATTGCTGACTCGACTAAGGATTCGGACAAGCTCGCAGACTTCTTTAGTGAGAGTAAGAAGGATCTGGACGCCTGGTTCGATTTGGCTGGTGGTATCTGGGGCTTGTTTACTCGTATCTTCTCGCTGTCGAGGGGAAGCGGACGAAAGACAATCGAAGATTTGGCTGTGCTTACCGAGCGGTGGACTAAGGCCATCGACCGAAACAAGGATGGCGTCAAACAATTCTTTGAGGACGCTAGAGCGGTCACCTATCAGGTTGCCAGAGTTGTTGGTGCTTTCGCTGTAGAAATGATGAGAGCGTTTAACCCTCGCTCCGTCAAGGAATTTGCTGACGTGTTGGTCGAGATTGTCATTCCTGCTCTCGGCAATGCCGTAAGAATCATGGGTGTATTCACCAGAACGCTTCATCAGTTCTTGTCACAGACTGCTGTAGCCGATGCCGCCAAGTTTATTGCGACCATCGTCATCATGACGAAATCAATCGAGATTCTAGGCGCAGCGTGGTTGAGAGTTTCAATTCTGGTCGGGAAATTCTTCAGGCTCTTTGAAATGGGAACCTTTGGCAAGGTCAAGGGTGCATTCATCTTGATTGGTGCTGCCCTTACGACACTTGGTGTCAAGTTCGATGGAGTTACTGACAGCGCGGATACGCTCTTCACACTATTGGGTGTAGCGGCCCCACTTATTTTCTTCATCGCCAAGCTTGGCAAGCTGGCATTTGCGATCAGATCCATTAGTACGGCCATGATTGCCATGAACCTTGCTATTAAGGCCAACCCATTTGGTTTCATTGCCAGCGTTGCAGCAATGGCTATTACTGCTCTTGGTCTTTTCAAGAGCAAGAATGACGACGTTAAGGTTTCTGCCGACGATGCTGCCGAAGCGCTCACACGTCAGAAGGATGCAATGCGTGAGTTGCGCGACCTCGCGCTCGAAGAGGCCGACAAGGATCTTGCCCTACGCAACGCCAAGCTGCGTCTTGCCGAGGCGCAGATCAACCGCGAGAAGGCGCTGAAGGAGGCGCGCGCTGACGGCAAGATCACTAAGGACGAAGAACTAAATCTTCGTAACACTAAGCTTGCTCTAGATCAAGCCAAGATTGATCTTGAAAGGGCTAAGCGTGACAAAGCAGACTTTGAAGGAGATAAACCTGATAAGGTCAGGGAAAATGCCAAGTCCAGTCAAGAGAATATAGAAAAAATCAAGAAGCACAAGGAAGCCGTTAAGGATGAAGTAGTCGAACTTAAAAATCGGCTAAAGCAGCTTAAGGATACTGACGGCACATATCAGCAGCTTGGCCCTCACGGCAAGAGGCTTATCGACAACAGCAAGGAAATTCATGACGTTGAAGAGAAGTTAAGAAATAAGCAGAAGGAACTGCGGGGATCCACTGTAGAACTACGTAAGTCGATCAGAATGGCTGGTGACGCCTGGGTTGATCTTGGCGGCAACGCAAATGATTTCGGCCTGACCATGGGCGATCTCATGCAGTATCTAGAGCATTCGGTTAACGATGGCCTTCAGCAGTTCGGTGCTAAGAAGGTTAAGTTTGCCCGCAAGTATGTAGCGAGAAGAATCGCCTCTCAGAACAGCAATCCAAAGGGTTATTCGGACTCTGGTCCGACCGACAGCAACGATAAACGCGCCTTCGCCACTGGCGGTCTGATCCCCGGCGTAGGGTTGCGCGACACCGTGTCGGTCATGGCTGCCCCTGGTGAGGGATTCCTTACTCGCCATCAGATGCCGGTCGTGGACGCCGCTCTACGTGTGAGCGGCATGATGGCCGGTGGTCTAAAGGAACTGTGGAATAGGGTCAGCACGCCTCACTACATGGCGCGAGGCGGGGCCGTTGACTTCAATGGGCATCCTTCCAACGTCACCACAGGCATCCGCAAGCTCATCGCACTGCTAGAGAAGAGATTCCCTGGACTTTCTGTTTCCTCGACTACCGACCATAGTAAGTTCACGACCTCGGGTAATATCTCAGACCACTACAGCGGCCATGCCGTTGACGTTGCTGGTCCGAAGTCGCTTATGAACAAGGCGGCTCGCTACATCCTTTCCTCTGGTATAGCCCGCAGGCTAAAGCAGGGTATCTACAACCCTCTGCTAGCCATTAACCGTGGTAAGGATGTAGGCCCAGGATTCTTCGGTCCTGCTGTATGGGCACAGCACGACAACCACCTTCACCTTGCACTCGCTGGAGGCCTAGGCAGAATTGTCAGCAGCCTGATTCCGAAGCTCGGTCTTTTTGGTCAGCCACAGGGTCCGATGACAGATATGATCGCCGGTCTGGCGAACATGGTTAGAAAGGCCGCTAACCGTAAGCTTTCTGGTCTGGAGTCGAAATCATTTGACAGTGATATTCCTGCCTTCACTGGTGGCTGGACCAAGGTGATGAGTAAGATTGCCGAGGCTAAGGGGTGGAGTCTTGGCGACTGGAAGTGGATCGTTAACCGTGAGTCTGGAGGCAGGGTATCTGCCAAGAATCCTAGCTCGACCGCTTTCGGTCTAGGCCAGCTACTGCAAGCTACCTATGGACGCTATGGCGGTGGCCCCGGATCCGATGGCGCTGAACAGATTTCCGCCATGGCTTCATACATTGATGATCGGTATGAAAATCCGACCAAGGCGCGCTCATTCTGGTCGAAGCATGGCTGGTACTCGCGTGGTGGTGCCGTGCCGATCATCGCCCACGCTGGCGAAATGGTGCTGAACAGGGCACAGCAGGCCATGTTGGGTGGTAGTCGCTTCCTCTCGGGCATGTTCGGTGGCAGCTTTGCTACAGGCGGCGTTGTCGGTGGCCCGAAGTTCAAGACCTCTGCTGTGTCTGATACCTACAGCAACATTGCTGACGATATTGCGTTGATCGCTAAGAATCTCGGCAAGGGAGGAAGCTTTAAGAAGATCATTAAGGCGCTTTCCGACCTAACCGCCGAGGACGGTCCGTTATCTAGGTTCGGCGATCAGATTCAGGATTTCGTGACACGCCTGGAGCGCCGTCGTAAGTCTGGCAAGTTCCGCATGAACGGTAAGGGTGAAGTCCTTCAGAACTACGGCGATCTGCAAGAGGCCAACCTAGAACTATCTGATCTTCAATCCACTAGAGGCGCGCTTAAGGATCAGCGCGGCGAGGCGGTCAAGGCCAACCGTGCGGCGAACAAGGCCGTGACCAAGGCTCGAAACGATCTTGCTAATGCTAAGACCCCGGCGCAGAAGAGGGCGGCTAAGAAGAATCTCCGTGCTGCCCTGGCTGGCGCGAGAGGCACACGCGCCGCACTCACCGGAGTTGATGATCAACTTACATCCAACACTGAAGATATCTTCAATGCGCAAGAAAACCTTAAGCGCATTGCCGAAGAGCAGTTCGATGATCGTGTCGGGTTGGTCAACGACTATGCCTCTCGTCGCCTAGCTCATAACGACTTGTTCGGACGTGGCATTGATCTGTTCACTAATTCCAAAGTTGCAAACATTCTCGGCACGTCGTTCTCTAGCAGCTCGTTCGGGGCTAAGTCTTCGTTGTTACAGGATCGCAACTCGATTATCAGCACTCAGCTTGAAGGTCTGAATGCGCTGTTGGGTTCTGCGCCAGCCAGTAAGCGCGAAGAACTAACCGCTCAAATTCAAGACCTGACACTTCAGCTTGCGGAAAATGAACAGGCGATTAGAGACAACACCGACGCTTACCACACAGAGGTCTTCAACTCTTCCCAGAATAAGTTTGGTTTCCTTACAGGGACGATTGGCTCTGGCATAGGTGTCATCAAGGCTATTGGTGAACTGGCTGGAAACACAAACAATGCCCTGATCGGCACGCTGCTCGGGAAGAACCTCGGCACCTTGACTACTCAGGGACAGGGTTTGCGCTCCCAGCTATCCACGCTTCTCGGATTCGACGCGCTCGGCGGCGCGACAGGAGAAGCACTTATTACGAAGCTTATTAACTTGTCAACGTTCGACACTTCGAACTTCACGGTTGCCCAGCGTGACCTGTTCCAGAGTCTCATTGGTGCCCTGATCGAAAACCAGGGTGCGATTGTCGCTAATACAAGTGAGATTCAGGCTCTAAATGGTTCCGTCACGCAGTCTTTCAATTCTACTGCGTGGGATTGGTTCCGGCTGGCCATCTTCAATGGCTCTGGTGGTCTTATGCCGTCCTACCAGATCCCGCAGATGCATAGCGGTGGCCGCGTCATGGCCAACGGTCTTTACCGACTGGCCGAGGGCGAGGAAGTCCTCACGCGCGGTCAGTCCCGTGGTGATACCACCATCGAACTTAATATTACTGAACCTATGGAAGTTGCTGATCCAGATTACTTCGCTAACCTGATAGCATTTAAACTTAAGACGAACTAATGGCGACTATCAATAGACAATTTCAACCATCTGACTTTTCTTCCGTAACAAGAGGGCTCGAATGTGTCTTGGTCTATAACGGTCTAGAACTCAACGATAGGTTGAGTGCTGATCGCTATGTAATAACAGCCATTGATGGCCTAGCGGACGCTGAGATTAGAGACTCACGCGAAACAAACCCTGCTCAGCATGGCGAGTCTGCTTACGATGCCTACTACGGCGGCAGAACCATTACCATCGAAGGATATATCAAAGCTGGTAATGAAGCCAAGCTGGAGGAAATGCAGCAAAATCTAAAAAGAGCATTTTCTACACTCACAGAATTGCCGCTTAAGTTTCAGTTCTTCGATGTATATGAAACATTTGACGCAACGGCGGACATTAATAAATATACTGTGGAAATTGGTTCTGATGCCAGCGTGTCACCTAATGGATATATTACATTTTCTAGTATTCTTGTGCAGCAGTGGAAACGTTCTTTTGAGAACAAGACTTACAAGAATCTAAGAGTAGCATCACGAGTTGGACTAGGCAGCACAAACACAGGATATCTTGGTCTAATATTGCGAGAACAAGATTTACAAAATTATCTCGTGGCCAGAATTGGCGACACAGATAAACTGGAAATTGCTGAAGTTATTAACGGTACAACAAATGTATTGGTAACGGATACTGTATCTCTTAATACTGATAGTGACTACGATCTTATATTCATGATAAATGAAAATAGATTGGTGGCTCAAGTTTGGGACAACACCGATGGTGAAGACCCGTCTGTTGACAAGTATCAAATAACTTCGGTGGGTGAATCTCTTTATGGTGAGTGTGAGTACAACTTATCAGCCACAGCGTTCTATTCAACTTACGGTGAATCTCCCGGTGGCACAGGTCTGTACATGCAGGCTTCTGATAATGACTGGAAGGTCTACAGCCACATCATAAACGCTATCTATCCCGGTGATTTCAAGATCGACTGTCGGAAGTCGGCCCCTATCACCATGCGCGAGGTACAAGGAAGTAAAAAAATACAACGCGATTTCATGATTACTCTGAGGGCATCTAGTCCGTTTTTTACCTCACCTGTGATTGTCAAGGACGAAATGGATGTGTCAGTTCTTAGTTCGTATGGCCGCTTCTATGACAGAACTTACAACATTCTCTACCAACAGGCACTAGACGGGGACCAGGATCCTACGTATTCAACTGCCAACTCCATTACGGTGACAAACGAGGGTTCGTTTGAAGCTAGCCCTATCTTCAGAGTAAATGGGCCATTAACAGATCCGTCAATTAATAACTCGACAACTGATCAGACGATGGCTTTATCTACCACTATTGCCGATGGGGATTGGGTGGATATTGACTTGTTGAACAGAACTATCACAGATTCCGAGGGCAATAATGTTTTCGCAATTCTAGATCCATCTTCTGACTGGATCAGTCTCGCTCCGGGTGATAATGAATTGTTCCTGTCTGTCACAGCATTCTCAGGCACCCCAACGCTAGAAGTTTTCTGGCAGCACACTTGGATCTAAATGCCTGTCCCGAGCGTTAACTGGAAATTTTTACTGGCCCACTCCGGCAACTTGGAGCCGATTGGGGAACTTGCACGGGCGCGCGGGAAAAGATTGTCAGTTGGCATTAATAAGAATGAATCATTGAACTTATCTTATCGCATTGAAGATCCACTTTCCGATGAAATTAGTGTGGCAGATAAGTGTATTTTGTGTTATAGAAATAACACATTGGTTTGGTCTGGACCTATTTGGACCATAGAAGAATCCCTGCCATCTAACACTATGAATATTGCATGCGTTGGCTGGTTTGAGATTCTAAATAAACGCTTTCTGAGCGCTGATACTACTTACACCACCACGGATGCGGGTGCTATCGCCTCCGGGTTGCTGGCGAATGCCAACGCGCAGGGCGCAACGAATATCACTATGGGGCAGATTGAATCTTCTCAGCCTAGAACTAGGTCATACAAAAAGTATCAGGAAATCGGCCAAGAAATCCACGCGCTCTCGCAAATAGAGGCCGGTTATGACTATTATGTAACTCCAGATACAAGAGAGTTAAATATTTATTATTCTAATATTGTGGGAAATATTTACGGTAAGGGTCAAAATCTTCCCAACCAAATTCTTGGATATAACTTTGGTAAAAATAATGTGGCTAATATCACTAGAACATATGATGCAAGTCTACTAGTAAATAAGCAACACGTTATCGGAGCTTCCAATACTACGGGAGTTGTCTCAGATACTGCGAGTATTAATACTTACGGTATTCATGAGGGTCTTGCTTCACTCACAGAGGTAACTGACACAACAATCCTGTCTGCTTATGCTCAGGGCGAGGTCGCCGTTAAAAGAACTCCAAGAGTTATTTATCGCGTTACACCCAAACCACAAAGTATAATGCCTTTTTCTGATTTTGACCTAGGAGACGTAATTTATCTCACAGCTAAGTTTGGAAACAGATTTAATGTAGAGAACCAAGCGATTAGAGTATATGGAATGACCATTGATATTGATGAGAACGGCACCGAACGTATAACTGAACTACAAACGAGCCCCTCATGAGCAAGCCTATTTTGTCAGATAATCTTTTTAAGATCCTTAATGACTTAAAGGATCGCCTTCTTTCCGTGGAGCGCCGTCTAAATGTTCTAGATCCACCTACCGGTGGTGCTGTTTCAGGTTATAGCCGAGTTCGTGACGAAGGTGTGGACCTAACACAGAGAACTGTCTTGGACTTCGGCGGACGTGGGGTTACAGCGTCCGATCTTGCATCCAGAACATTTGTCGATATCCCAGGTGTGTCTATGCATGACGAGGGAAGCTTTCTCACCTACAGAAGCGCCTTAAACTTTATTGGTGCCGGTGTGAATGCGGCCGACAATGGATCAACACAAAGAACTGACGTCACTATTCCCGGTATCGCGGCCCAGGATGAAGGATCTGCTGTTACCTATCGCAGCACATGGAACTTTGTGGGTTCCGGTGTAACGGTATCAGACGTAAGCAGCAAAACGCAGGTCAATATTGCTGGCCCCTCAATTGTTCAATACATCACGACGTATGTGGATGGAAGCCCAGGACAGTTTCAGTCTGGATGGGCGAATGCGGGAAGTGGAGACAGAGAGAATGTAGGTTATTGGACAGATGGTGTCGTATGCCACTTACAGGGATCAATTAAAAAAACAACAACCCCATCAGCTTCGGAAACAATGTTTATTTTACCTGCTTCCGTTAGACCAATTTTGCCTAGCGGAACCGCTCCATATTTGAGTTTTATTGTTTCTACTTCAACTACCTCGTTCAGTAGTTATACGCCTGGATATGTTGAAGTATATGGTGGCGGGGATGTTATTTGGATGGGCGGTTATTCCGGAGCAAACAATCTTATGTCTTTGAACGGAATATATTTTAGAACTGACAGAGTGTAGTATAATTTTAAACAGGAGATTTTATGGCCTTACTTACTCCACTTTATTTACAACCTAAAGGGTATACGGCAAGACAAGACCGTCTTCTCATCGAAGGCGCGTTCCAAGCTGGAGTGATTGGTTCTACCGATCTTCAGGTGTCTTCTCCTGTATCTGGACTTACCGTTAATGCTGCGGCTGGCAAGGGGATAGTCCTTGGAAATTATGCTGCACTTCAGGGAAGCTATTACTGTATCAATGACGCTACTGTGGCTGTTTCTATTGGAGCTAATGCAACAGGTAACCCGCGTGTTGATCAAATCGTCCTCCGTGTTTATGACTCGACAGACGGAGGAAGCGGTTCTAACCAAGCCACTATTGAGTGTGTCGCTGGTACCGCAAGCTCTGGAGCAACACTCGATAACCGCACTGGAGCAGCATCCATTCCAACCAACTCTATTCGGTTGGCGGATGTATTGGTCCCTGCCTCTTCACCATCTTCTATCCCGGCCGCAAACGTGCGTGATCGTAGGCCGTGGGCGCGTGGTGCCTTTGCTTCACCGGCTATGGCGGACGCCACTGCGTCTGCCAGCACAAGCAAGGTAAAGCTACACGCTACAGCACTTACACAGAGAATAGAACTATCCGGCGCTCCCGTAAAAATCACACTTTCTGGAACTTGGCAGCCTTCTGCTGCGAGCGCCTTCGTAACATTCTATTTGTCTGATGAGGTTAACGGTGCGGCGGTGGCTGATATCAGTTCAGAGTCCTGGGGATTTATATCAAATCAATCTATATCTCCGGTCCATAGAGATACAATTACTTTTGTTCATGTATTTACTCCCACAGCCGGTACACACCTGATGTATCCCCAATGGATTGCGGGCGGGGCAGGAAATACAAACTCTCTAGAGAATGTTCAATTTGTAGTTGAAGAGAAAATTGTTTCCAACAGTAATAACGGAACCACATAGAACTAATAAACGTTATGTATTTTCTACTTGAGAAGACAAATGCATGAAATTTACGAAGCCAACCAGGGACCTAATCCTCTTCCTAACGGGAGTTGGGGGAGTGCTACACGAAACGTTAAGGACTTCAGCGGAGCGTCCAACGCTTTTGATTCTGTACGCATCCATGATGGGACTACCAGTGTTTCTTTCGAGAGACAAAGACAAGGACGACGAATAATGGGAGTCGTTAAGCAATATCCTTGGTCGTGTTCATGGATGATATTTTGTGTTTTGCTAGCCCTAATAAATAAGTTGGTGGCTCTATGAAATTTGTAAAAACATACATGAGTCAGCGTTTACCTCTTATCACTTATCTATGTCTCACATTTATAGCTATGGCTATCACTCACTTCTATGAAGTTAAGGAGAGAGTCAAGATTGAACACCGCGTAACAAATATCGAGCGCGTGGTGAAGGGCGTACCCGGCCACAACGGTCTACGTGGTCCTGCTGGTCCTATGGGTCCTGCGGGACCTGTTGGTCCCCGTGGCCGACGCGGGGAGCGAGGCGCACCCGGTAAGGATGGCTCGCGCGGTGCTACCGGTCCCCGTGGCCCACAAGGACTACGAGGATTACGAGGACCCAGCGGGCCATCCGGGCAACGTGGCCCAATAGGACCCATCGGGCCGCAGGGACCACCGGGGTTGGTTGAGAATCCCGGTAACGGACCTCCCAACATTCCTCCCCCGCCGAAGCTTCCGGGTAAACCAAAAAATTAACCGCATGAGAATTGCTAGGTAAAGGTCAACCGGCCCGATTCCGGAACGGCGTTTAGTTATGATAGACTTCGCCGCGTGAAGATAGACGCCCTGATCGACACGGCCATTCGGTTGCGTGAAGAAACCCTTCCGCCCGGGTGCGCCAAAGAACTAAAGTCAGCCCTGTCCATTCCCAACATGGATAAGGTTGCCGCACGCCGTGAGAAGCTGGCTGATTGGGAAGATATGCCAGACTTCATTAATCTTTGGCGCTATGACGGAATCGGAAGATTGGTTATTCCAAGAGGATTCCGTGAAAACTTTATCAGGGGTATGGATCGCTCTGGCTTTGAAATCAACTGGATTGATGATCGTGCCTTCTGCGTCATGGACCCTGAGTTCTTTGCCGACCTACAGCCCATCACACTCCGCGACCACCAGGGGCCAGCCGTCAAGTCCCTCATCGCACACGAGAATGGCATCTATCAGGCTCCCCCGGGATCCGGCAAGACCGTCACCATTCTAGAACTTATACGTCGCGTTAAACAGCGCTCAATCATCCTTGTGGATAAGTCAAACATTGCTAAACAATGGCAAAAGCGTATCCACACCTTCCTCGGCGTCGAGGCGGGAATGATCGGTGATGGTGTCTTTGATCCAGGTGAAATCACAGTTGCATTAAAGCAGACGCTATGGAGTAGGCGCAGAGAACTAACCGAACAAGGGTTCTTCAATGAGTGGGGCATCGTCGCCTATGACGAATGCCATCACGTCACGGCAGAGACGTACCAGTTCATTGTACAAAAGTTCAACGCGCACTACCTCATTGGTGTGTCTGCCACCCCTAAGCGCGTACCGTGGACCTTCCCCATCGCCACCGGATTACTCGGCCCCATCATCCACGAAACCACACATGAGGAACTGCGTGGCAAGGGACTGTTGGTTAAGCCGAAGATCGTCGTGGTACCCACGGCCTTTGACTTTCAGTTTCGCAGCACCAAGGTCAATCGAGGCGGGTATCGAGTTGGTAATAACTATCAACAGATGATGAAATCTCTTATCTCGAATGAAGATAGGAACAATCGCATCGCCGAGAAGCTCAACTCCATGCCCGAGCGCTACATCCTCGTGGTGTCCAAGCGCCTTGAACATTTTGATAGGGTCATTGAAAAACTAAACGCTCTCGGCTACCCTAACCCGATCTACCGGCTGACAGGCAAGGAAACCCTGTCGGAAAGGGTGAGGATTTCCGAAGCGATAGAGGCCGGTCCGTCCGTGACGTTCTCGACCATTGCCGACGAAGCCCTTGACATTCCGCGTCTAGACACCATCTTCCTGATCTGGCCGACCCGCAACGCTTCGGTCGTGCGCCAGCAGGTAGGGCGTGTCGAGCGCGCCACGGATGGGAAAGAAGATGCGCTGGTCTTTGACTGGTGGGATGTAAAGGTTGGAGTTCTAAAGAATCAATTCTCTGAACGTATGAGAGACGTTTATAGAGCAGAACAAATGGAGATTACATATGAAGCCACCGCAGGGTCATACTGAAATAAGAAAAGACGATTTTCTAATTATGGAGAATCGTCTGCTGTTACGCGGTGCTGAAGCTATTTGGGATCTTATTCAGGAACAGGGTGTCTCGCGTGCTGAACTCGCGCGCCGACTAAATAGAACACCTAGTCGTATCACTCAGATCCTATCTGGTGAACATAATATGAGACTTAGAACTCTAGCCGACGTTGGTTACGTTCTAGATCACGAATTTCTAATTACGCCAAAACCATTATGAACAACCCGGAGGCTGGTGAGTAGATGGGACGGAAACAGGAACGGGACCCCGCGCTTTCCGCGCTGGCGAAGACCGCCTACGAACTGGTCCAGGTGGAGGCCGAGCGGGACAGGCTGCGGGAGGCGATCACCGAGCACATAGACACGATCATGCCGCGCGACGGGTCGACCGTGGACGAGGCCGTCGTCGTGCTGTCAGCCGAACGCCTCTATGCCGCCCTCTCGCCCGAGAGCGGGCGATGACCGGACCACTGATGGCTATCGGCATCCTGCTGGTGCTCGCCGTCGCGGTCAGCCTGTGCGACCCGAGCAAGTGCACCTTCTACGACGCCTGGGAACTGCCCCGCGAGAGCAACCCGGAGGGGGAGCGATGAGCCGGAAGTGGCCCCACTGGATGCCGCCGGACGTGAGGCGACTGGCCGAAAAGGCGGGCCTCACGAAGCCCCCGACGTGGTACGCCGGACGAATCTGGCCGGGCAAGTCGAAGCCCGAGCGGGCGAGCAGCCCGACACAAGGAGGGGAAGGATGGAAGCGATCGTGATCGTGTTCGCGGCGGTCTGCCTGTCGATAGCGATGATGTGCGGAGGTGGGGATGCCTGATCCACTGCCCACCCCCGAGCGCGCGTGCGCACACGAGAACGCGACCAATCTGTCGGTGTGCCCGGACTGCGGGACGAACCTCTACCCACCCGAGCCCCGTCCGGTGTCCCCGTCGTCGGCGGTCTACGAGGTGGAGGTCTGCGACACCTGCGGGCAGCACGTCATGGAATCGCCCCACGCCACGGGGCCATGCCAGAACGGGCCGACGCATTGGGTGAAGGTCGTTCCCGTCGCCCCTTCCGGCCCGTCGTCGGTGTCCCCCGAGGAAGCGGAGACGGGACGATGAGCCGCTACGAGGCTACAGGCTGGGCGGTCTACGTCCTGAAGCCGTGGGGCTGGTGTCGGACGAGCGTCGTGTTCGACTCCGTGACCGCCGCCGTGGATCACCTTGCGCAGATGGGTCCTGACAACGGAAAGGTGCGACCGACCGATGCCCAGTCGTGACGAGGCCGACACGCTGCTTGAGGCTCAACCTCGCCCGCGCCGCCCTGTCCGCTGCCCGTCAGGTGGAGGACAACGAGCGCAAAGCGCTGATCCGCGAGATAGACGCCCTGCGCGACTTCATCCTCAGCCTCCCGATGGACGCAGAGACGTACGGACGCTTCCTCCGAATCGACAGTTACGCCCTGAACCGATCACCTTCGGAGGAACGATGAGCGAAGAACGAACTAAAAGACGAGAAGATGAAACTACGTAAGCCATGGATTTGGGTCGTGGAGGAAGTGAGCTACGGAAACAAGTGGACCTTAAAGTTCAGGGGAATATTCAAGCGCTCCTAACCCCTATACACCTTTCCCAAGGAACAGGTTTGAGGTTAGCACACGACCCTTCGTGCCACCAATTTGCGCCTATCGCCTAGGTTCTCTGCTAAGAAAGAACTACGTTCTTTCTTACCTCTGTTGGAAAGATCGTTTGGTAGCTTTCGTGGTGGTTCCTCCCCGCGAAACCAGAACCCCGGCCCGAGCGGCTGGGGTTTTGCGTTTTCCAGGCCGGGTGCTAGAATCCAGGGCGTCCCCTCCGTTGGGATTGGTTGGAATCAAGGTTGGTTGACGTTTGCAGGGGAAGGCCCTGGTCATGAAGGCCGGGGCCTTCCCTTTGCCCACCAACCCTTTCGCTATCATCTTCTTAGTGAGCGAAAGACTGTACATTTCTGAAGTGGCTAAGGCCCTTGACCGGCGACAGAACACCATTCGTGGCTGGGAAAGAGAAAATGTCTTACCGAAAGCCTTGCGATCCCACAAGGATGACAGGGGTTGGCGCTACTGGACACCTGAACAGGTGGAAGCGATCAAGCAATGGATCGTTGACGAAGACCGTAGACCCGGTAAGGGTTTCTCACACTACAAGCCTACGCCCGAACAAATTAAAAAACATATCGAGAATACAAGAAAGAAACAAACGGAGGGTATATGAGTGGACTTCCTACTAATTGGCCACTGGACGAAAAGGGTAATCCTTTGGCGCTGGTTACCATGACATTGGAAGAGAAGATCGGGTTACCGAACTATTCCAATGTTACTGTTGGTCCTGCTACTGTTTATCGCTTTGTAAAGGATGATGAGAACAGTCGCCAGCAGGGTCTAAGAGAGTGTTCTGAAGATTGTGAATACATTCTTGCCTATGAACGTGAACCGGTACTTAAACTAATTGAGGGAGGGGCCTAAGATGGCTCTAGTCTTAAAGGAAGTTTTGCGTCGTGATGGTTCGATCAAGCGTTTTGACGTTGTGCGCGCCGATAATGGAACGCCGCAGGAGGTTCTGGAGGATATCCCTGCTGGCGAGTACAGCGTCATGGAGAACGGTGTCGTCGCCAAGTACAACGTGTCCTACAGAACAGTTCAGGATCTATCTGTAGTCATTTAATGGACGCCGAAAGATCGCTTATCTCGAAAGCCGTACAAACGGCTCAAATCGAAAAGCTACTAACGAAAGGCGTTGACGACTCTTACTTTTATAACGAGGAATGCCGTGAGGTATGGAATACATGTGTAAACCATATACGAACTTATCGTTCTTCCCCTTCCTTTGAAGCAGTAAGAAAGTCTCATCCAGAGTTTGCATTTGAAATCTCAACCGATTCTCTTGATTACCTGCTCGATGAGTTTACAAAGCAATCCAAGCGTCGAGCGGCGATCAATGGTTTGAGAGAGATTGCTCGTGCTGTAGATGACCCCTCTAGGATCTTGGATATTGACTCCGAGATTCTAGAGTTGGGTTCATCTTTGGCACAGATGTTTCCTACTGGAAACTCTCAGAGATTTTCTGAAATGGAAAAAAGAATTCTTACATATGACCAAAGAGCAATAGAAGGATTCTCAATGGGTATACCGTTTGGTATTGAAGCGCTTGATGATCTGACGCTAGGTATCCAACCGCACGAGTTCGTCAATATCGTTGGCTGGCAAGGGACAGGCAAGTCAACTCTTACACAATATATCTGCTTCAACGCTTATTTATCTGGTCGAACGGCGCTCATCATTTCCCTGGAAATGGAGGCTGAGGCCATGCTACGTAAGTTCGACGTAATGGCCACCAACTTTCAGTATCAAGCTCTTAAGAAGCTAGAACTCGGTACAGAAGACAGACGTAAGTGGGAACAGTGGGCTGAGCGTGCCGCCAAACTAGATAACGATATTATCATTATTGATGATATTAAAAATTGCACGGTTGAGAAAGTACATTCCATTGCCGAACAGTATAAGCCTGACATTATGGCTGTGGATTACATATCTCTTATGGACGCGCCGCGCCAGTTCGATGGCAAGATTTGGGAGAAGGTAACACACCTAACGCAAGGCCTGAAGCGCATTGCTCGTGACCCGAAGTGTCCTCCCATTCTGTCTGTGGCTCAGACCAACATCGGCGGTGCTAATGATGGTGCCAAACTGGACAACATTGCGTACTCTAGATCAATCGGACAGGACTCAGATATTGTTCTAGGTCTTCATCAGGACGATAAGATGAAAGCATTGAAGAAGATGGAAGTAAGAATGCTTAAGAATCGTGATGGTTCGACAATTGACGTTGATATGCTATGGGATATGGAAAGAATGTACTTCCGTCCTTGGACGTCAATGGATATTTTTGCCCCACCGGATGATCTTGGAGAAACCCAATGAGTGATGTGTTTATCGACCCGAGGAGAGAGGGCCGAAAGGTTAAGGTATTGGAAGAAGTAGGCGGTTGGTTTGTATGTTTGATCATCTGGCCGGGAAGCGTCCAAGATGGACAGACTACTTTTATTTCTCCTGAGTGCTTTAAGACAAATTACAAATCAGAGTATTAATGATTAATCCTTTTGATGAGCTGGTAACTCTTTGTGAACAGAAAAAACTAGATGTGTGGCTAGTTCTACTAAGAAGGGTTGACACTAAATCCAATAGACCAGCCATTATGCGGCTGACCGTAGCCAAGGGGAAAACCTCGTTGGTGACTTTTGACCAGGATGAGTTCGGAAATCCTCCAGTCTATGAGCTAGCCGATGTGGCGATGGATTATCTGGAAGATAATGGTGTGTTATGAATGATGTATATGCAAAGCGTATTGAGATTTATCGCACTGCCCTGAATAGAATCGGTGTTGGCGTTAACCCCCTTGGTGATGACCTATACCAAGAATGTGAAATGTATAGGGGTTGGTTGGTGCAATATACCAATGATGTGCGCCAAACCCGCGAAGCAAGGATCGCCCGCGCCGCCCTCAAAGAAGCAAGTCTCATCTGGCCACGATGAATCTAGAGAACGTAGATGTACTGGATATGCTCCAGGCTCTACAAATCAGGAACATTGATGACCTGGGCGATGAGATTCAATATTCTTGCCCGTTTCCATTTCACGCTAACGGTGATGACACACCGTCAGCGTACATGAACACTAGGACGACTGCATTTTATTGTCATGGCTGCAAGGCAAAAGGAAACGCTATACACTTTCTCGCCAAACTCGAAGGCATATCGCCGCTATTGGCAGCAAGGTTTTTGCGCGAGAGGTATGACAGCGGATTCAGAGAACCAGACGGAGAGCTACTACGAGAATTTGATGATCTATGGCGGGCCGATGATTCAAACTTGGATCAACTACCCGAACCACAGGAAATCAATTATGAAATGAGTCCCTTACCTAAGGGGCCATTTGATTACTTGATCGGCAGAGGATTTCTGCCAGAAACGCTTGAATCCTGGCAGATCAGCTATGACCATTTCAGTGATCGCATCGCTATACCGGTTAGGAATCAGGACGGAGGTTTGATCGGATTCAAGGGTCGCTCCCATCGCCCTGATCACAAGCCAAAGTACCTTGTACTCGGTGATAGAGAGAATAGATCGGCACGGTATGGATTTCCAACCTATGAAGTATCTCGGGTAGTATTCGGTCTGGATAAGGTAATCAAGAGTCACCCTAAAAATAATACCGTTATTATCACTGAAGGAGAACTAGATGTTATATCTCTTTCTCAAAAAGGTTTTAGTAACTCTGTTTCTATTGGAAGTAACCCATCTGACTATCATAGAGATTCCATATTGGGCACTTGCTCCGATGTTGTTCTGTTCTTGGACAGCGATCCGGCCGGAGCTAAAGCGGTTTCGATCTTGATTGAAATGTTTGAGCCCTACGTGCCGGTGCGGGTCGTGCCGGAGCATGAGGGTGACCCGGCGAGTCTTACGACAGAGGCGTGTGAAATACTTATAAGACAGGCAGTAGGAACACAAGAAATTTGGATGCCTGAAATCTAACGTGGATCGTGAATAGGAGAACTACATGGCTTTACAAGGTTTTGAAGCAGTACGACGGGCATCCCAGGAGATTACTGAGCGTAAGAATTCTGGTGGTTCTTTCGGACCCCGTGAATTGTGGCCCAATCTGCGTAATTCGGGCGACACCATCCAGGTTCGTTTCTTGGAGCAGGGCGAGGATGTGAAGGTGGCCTGGGTTCATGAATATAAGAAGCCCAATGTTAATAAGTCTTTCTTCACACCTTGCTTGGATCAATCCGACGAGGGAAATCCTTGCCCCGGGTGTGAGCTTGGTATCAAGCGTAAGTTCCAGGGGTACATCAACGTTATTCAGCGCAACTCACCGCAGCTAAAGCGCGGCGAGGACGGACGCGCCGTCAAGAATGAGACGGGCCAGTATGTCGTTGAATCGTATAAGGATGAGATCGGAGTTTGGGTACAGGGAATCACCGTATTTGAGGATTTGGCCGATAAGGATATTACTTATCGTGGTCTTACCACTCGTGATTTTAAAATCACTCGGCGTGGATCTGGCCTGAACACCAAGTACGTGATCGAACCGGCTGTCGATGAAGATGGTAACGCTAACGCTACCCCTCTGACAGCAGACGATCAGGAACTCATCAAGGAAAAGTACGATCTGGACAAGGAATATCTAACGCCGCTTAGCTACGAGCAGATGAACGCTCTGTTCGCCAAGGGTGAGATTCCCTCGGGCGGTGGCGTCAAGCCGGAAGATGTGCAGCCTACTTCTCCGTTCGCCAGAGGCGACGGGGAGAGCCGCGCTAACCGATTCTTGGAGGGTTGATGGGTACTATTGACAGTAGTCCTAATTTGAAGATTTCTGAGTTTGTAACAAAGGATGAGTTTGTAACAAAGGACTCAGGCGAGCGGGAAGAGTTTTCCACTGGTGCTCGCAGGGATATTCAGACAGGTAAGCCGCGTTATGACCTGATTCCTTCCCGTGCCCTGAAGCGTGTAGCTGGACTATACGCTCGGGGCGCGGAGAAGTATGGCGAGTCCAATTGGCAGAAGGGTATTCCATTTTCCCGCTGTCTCTCTTCATTGGAGCGGCATCTACATCAGTTCAAGATGGGCGAGATTGACGAGGATCATCTTGCCGCTGTGGCCTGGAATGCCTTGGCCATTATGCACTTTCAGGAGACTGATCGTAAGGATTTAAACGATATGGAAGGTAAATATTAAATGGATATAGTAGAATACGGAGTTTTAATACAGTTAAATGGAACTGAAAAAAGTTCTGTTCTACACACATGTTTAGGGCCTGAGAGTGCAAAGGGTACAGCAAAGGATCTTAGGAGCATGTATCCTTATGCAAGAATTATTTTATATCTAGAGAATAAGGCTGTGTACGGATATGTCTAGAATAGCTTTGGATATTGATGACACACTATATCCGTTTTGCAATGCGGCGAGAGACAAGATCGCTGAAATTGGGGCCAAAACTGGAAATGATTTGCTCATCACGGCAGCGTACACACCATGGCCCGAGTGGCGTTCACCGACAGACGTAATGGGTTTGGACATTTGGTTGGAAATTATTGATCATGTGCATCAGGACGAAACAATCCTTAAGCAAGAACCATATGATGGCGCAGTTGATGTTGTTAATCGTCTTTATGATGCCGGATATGATCTCACGTACATTTCAAACCGCGATCTTAAAACACATGAGGCAACGCAGTCCTGGCTTCAAGCGTGCGGCTTCCCTCTTGATAAAGAGAACACAGAACTAATTTGTACGACTGGCGATAAAACTCAACATATGAGGGATTGCCAGTACATTATTGATGACCGACCAAAGACTCTTATCCAGTTTGTCTATGATTTTCATTGGGCGCATAAGCATGGGTCGGATTCCAAGCGGCGGCTGGGGTTCGGGCTCCACAAAGAGTACAATCGCTCCCTGACAGATGCGCCGGGGATTTACTTGGCCCCGTCGTGGAACCTGTTGGAATTGTACTTAGCTAAAAAGGGATTGTTAGGTGCCCCGACCAAAGAACCCGCGCACCAAGGAAGTAGTTGAGCTTTACGAAACGTATTCGATTAATAAAATTGTCGAGTTAACTGGCATCCCCTTCAGTACCGTACGTGGCATTCTCGTTTCTGAGGGCGTGCAGCTACGGAAAAGAGGTAGCGCGGTTAACTGGCAACTCTCTTGGAAGGAGTATGAGAAGACGATTTTTCTTTATCATAAAGTCGGACTAGATTTAGAGGGCTGTGCAAAGCTACTAGATATTCACCCTGCGACTGTTCAAAAAAGACTAGTACGCGCCGGGGTTAAGTGTAGACCACGAGGTACGAGGGCGAAGGTTACTATATGAGCATTGTCCACACCCACCGACACGGTGAGTATTCTCTGTTGGATGGAGTAGGTACGGCAGAGCAATATGTAGCGGAAGCAGTCCGCTTGGAGCAGCCGGGGATCGCCGTCACCGACCACGGCACTTTGGCCGGTGCCTTGCACCATTACAAGGCGTGTAAGGAAGCGGGAATCTTTCCCATCCTGGGCATGGAGGCGTACTTCAAGCCCAACCGCCACCTGAAGGACGCTGAGAATAAGGTCTTCTACCACCTTGTTCTCTTAGCTAAGGACCTTAAGGGCTGGCATAACCTTATGAGGATTTCCTCAGAGGCTTACAAGACTGGTTTTTATTACAAGCCGTGTATTGATTTTGACTTGTTGTCGCAGTACAACGAAGGCATCATTTGCACTACGGCTTGTATATCTAGCTATCTGAACAAATCAATCCTTGGCGGTGATCACACAGCCGTCAATGATACCGTCACATTCTTGAAGGACACCTTCAGGGAAGATTTGTTCGTGGAAATCATGCCCCATGATTTTGACGACCAGAAGGTACTAAACGTGGAGTTGGCCAACCTCGCCAGCGAACACAGTCTTCCGTTGATCGCCACGGTGGATGCCCATTATCCCTACAAGGAATGGGCTGACACGCAGGACATTATGTTGATGATGGCCACTGGCCAGACGGTTGAGAAGAGAAAGAAGAAGAAGGAAGCTGGTGAGGATGTATACGAGTTTGGCTGTGACTCGCTCTATCTCATGAGCCGCGAGGATGTTGAGAATGCTTTCGAGAGAAATCATCCTCATATTCCCAAAGAGATAGTAAAAGACTCAATCAATAACACCCTCGAAGTCATGAACCGGGTCGTTCCCTTCATGATTTCTAAGCGCCAAAAGATGCCAAAGGTTGAGGGCAACTCGAAGGATATTGTCCGTCAGTGGTGCGAAGAGGGATTGCAGGAAAAACTTGAAGACGGACAGGACATTGACGGCCGCTATCGGGAGCGGTTGGAGTTCGAGCTAGAGACGATTGAGCGCAATGGCGCACTCGATTACTTCGTGGTCGTCGGTGACGTATGCCGCTGGGCCAGGGGCCAGGGCATCCGCATTGGTGCCGGTCGCGGCTCTGCTGCTGGGTGTCTCGTCTCTTACCTAATCGGCATCACCTACCTCGACCCCATCGCCCATGGACTGCTCTTCGAGCGCTTCATGAACCCTGACCGTAAGGGAATGCCCGATATCGACCTGGACTTCCAGAGCGACCGCCGCGATGAAGTTAAGAAGTATGTATCAGAAAAGTATGGAGAGGACCATGTAGCAGACATTTGTTCTCACCAGACGTTTAAAACCAAGGGCTCTCTTCAGAAGGTTGCCAGAGTCTTTGATATGTATAAGGAATCCCATGAAGTAACAGAGACTATTGGCGATGATGAAGATGTGAAGCTAGAGCGTCTGGCTGAGGTAAACGCCAACTTCACTGAGTTCGCCGCTAATAACCCGACGATTTGGAAGCACGCCTGCCGAGTTCAGGGTCAGGTTCATACTATCTCCAAGCACGCCGCCGGGGTAGTAGTCACCGACCGACCAATTTCTGAGTACATGCCGATCATGTTCGGCAAGAAAGGCGAGGTAGTAACGCAATGGGGTGCCAGTTCTGATTTCAACATCATTGATGAGTACGGATTCCCAAAGATTGACTTCCTGGGGATCAAGGGACTGGCTATGCAGGAGTATGCCTGTGATCTGATCGAAGAGAACCATGGCATACGTATCAATTTGAATGATCTGCCGGTGATGAATAACCCCTATGCCACCGACCAGAAGGTGTTGGATGCCTTCAGTAAGGGTTTAGTCCTAGGGGTCTTCCAGTTCACCGGTTCGCGCGGGTTCGCCAAGTTGATTCAGTCTTTCAAACCTAACTGGCTGGGCGACCTGGGCGCTGCGAACGCGATCTATCGCCCCGGCCCGCTCGGCGGCGACGTGGATAAGTTCTATGCAAACAGAAAGTTTGGTAGAGAACAAGTTTCTTACTACCATGAGTCCGCCGAAGATGTATTGAAGGAAACTTATGGTCTAATTGTCTACCAGGAACAGATCATGAAGCTCGCACAGGCTATGGCGAACTTCACTGGCGGTGATGCTGACACGCTACGGAAGGCGATCAGCAAAGAATACCGAAACGGTATGGCCCACGTCATCAAGTATCTTGAAGACAAAGGATATAAGGAGAAGTGGTACCAGGGATGCCGCGACAATGGCATAAATGATTCCGTCATACAGGAGGTATGGCGTCTGATCATCGCCTTCGGAGATTACGGATTTAACAAGTCTCATGCTTACGCGTATGCCTCTCAGTCGTATCAGGATATGTGGCTTAAAGTATTCTACCCCACAGAATTCTATGCCTCCCTTCTTACATATCACGCTGATCTTGCACGGCGTACGGTGCGAGAAGCGAGAATGTTTGATGTAGAAGTCAAGCCGCCGGATATCAACCGCTCGGGGCGCGAGTTCACGGTCAGCGATGGAGAGATTCTGTTCGGTCTGAAGGCGGTCAAAAACATGGGCGACGTAGCGGTTAGGGAGGTACTGGAAAAGCAACCCTTCCGCTCTTATGAGGATTTTTGCGAGCGCATCACCCCGAGGGCGTGCAATAAAACCTCCAAGGCGGCCCTGGTAGCCGCCGGTGCCTTCGACCGTTGGGGTATGCGAGAAGAATGGACTCCTGATCAGATCAACAAGTCTGAGAGAGAAATCCTGGGCGTCACTATCTCACAGTCACAGATCATTAACAAGTACAAGGATCTAGTGGCAAGGCTCATTACCTCTGAGGAACAATTTGATGGGCTGCCTGCTGGCTCGCCAGTGATTGTGGGTGGAGATATGATCTATAGCAAGGAAATTAAGACTCGTGGTGGTAAGAAGATGGGCTTTGTGGAGCTACAGTTTGGTTCCCAAACATGGCAAACCACTCTCTTTATCGAAGAGTGGGCCGAGTTCTATCCAATTATCATCACTGGCGATCCCTTGATGATCAGAGGAAGAAAAGATTTTGCCCCTAATGGTAAGCCCACCATTATCGTAGACTCACTTGCTACAGTAGAAGAAGTAGCAATGGAACTAGCGAATAGGAGCGGATAGTGGCTGTGGCTGATAAAAAAGTTCAGGATATTATTGATGAGATTAGATTGCAATATGGAGACGACCGTGCAAACTCTGGATCAGAAGAGCCGCCGATTGGTCATATCTCTACGGGTTCACTGGAGTTGGATTACGCAACCAACGGTGGCATCCCTATCGGGCGGTGGTCGCGTTTTTACGGTCCGAAGTCCTCTGGTAAGTCAACGAAGTGCTGGCACGTCGTCGCTGAGGCACAGCGACAGGGTATGGTATGTGCCTACTACAACGCCGAGAAGCAGTTCACGGACGAATTTGCTGCCAAGCAGGGAGTTGATACCGACAATCTAATCATTGTCCAAGGAACAGTCATCGAAGATATCGGTGAGGTTATGGAGGGCCTAATGGAGAAGGTAGACCTTCACGTAATCGACTCTTGCTCTTCCACTATTACTCGTGTTGAGTTAGCTGACGGTCTGAACGAGAAGGAATACTACGCTATCCGCGCTCGCAAGTGGGCACAACAGTTTGCCTTTGTCAACGAACGCTTTGATCAGAATAGAAACACTGTGATCCTTGTCGATCAGGTGAGAACTAAGATTGGTTCTGGACCATACGTATCTTATGAGCCGCCGGGCGGCAAGTATATGGAACATGTTTCTTCTATGACAGTAGAGTTTAAATCAGGTGCTCAACTTTGGTACGACAAAGATGGTTTGTTGAGCGAAACTAGAAATACAAAGCAGAAGACTTTATCCGGCGGTGCTGAGGCAGACGGTATTGAGATTAAAGCAAAGGTTGTTAAGTCCAGGGTATGTCGGCCGCTTCTTACAGCCAATATGAAATGGGATTTTAACCTATCTGAGTTTGATCATGTCGATGAGTATGTCAAGGCTGCTAAATATTTTGGCGTGGTTGAAAGTTCGGGCGGCTGGATAAAACTCCCAGGCGAAGAAAAGTCCATCCGCCCCCGTGAATTGCGCGAACGGTTGGATTCGGACGACGGGTTGCGCGAGGCGATCCGCGAAGCTATGCTCAACCGCTAGACAGTTCTCGGAAAGACTGTTAAGGTTCCCACCGCTATGCATCCATGCCAATCGGAAGGGCGTTCCCGCTTACACTTAGACGAAGTGCGCCGCCGGACCTCCTGGTCCCAGGCCCAGGCGGAGCTAAACCGCCAGGAAGCGGCGCTCCGTCATAAGAGACAGAAGATCAAGAGTGATCTGATCACTATTGGAGTCCTGACCACACTGTTAGTCGGGGCTGTCTTTGGTCTAGATAAAATAATCGGTTAAGGGAGTTTAGTTGAGTAAGAAGGCTGTAGTTCTTCTTTGTACAACAGTAGCTTTTCTGGCCGCCTGTGGTGGAGTCTCTACCACATTTGGTAATGACTGGCTAAGTCAGATTGACGCACGATCTAATAAGACCAAGCCATTTATTTCACCGTGGCCGAGTCGAGAGTTCTACAACTACACCAAGGCGCAGAAGCTTTACGCTGACCAGAATACTATTATCTGGTGTTCTACCACATGGGGTAATGCTTCGGCTCCTATCGTCACCGTGCCCATCGCTGGCAAGCTGACGAGTAGCAGCGTGTCGTTCTTCCCGTCGAGCCGTGTCAAGGTTGGCGATATGGGCGGCACGGAGTACACGCCTGAGCGCCGGTCGGTGGATGGCATGTATCACGGAAGCCCGCCGCCCTATCGCTATGGATTCACCCCAGGCGGCCAGTACGTGGACTTCTTTAACATGCCTACTTTCTGCACCACGGCCCTGACCAAGTTCCAGCGTCAGGAGACTAAGGTCGCTGTCAGCTTTGATCAGGAAGCTCTAGTTGCTGATCGTGCTGCTGAGGCGGCGCTGAGAAGTGGCAATCCCTCACAGGCTCAGAAGATTCTATCCGACGCATTAGGAAAGTAAATGAAGAAACTCCTATTATTCATTCCATTATTACTATTATTTATTGGTTGCGGTTCCGATAAACAGGAAAAATCTCAGTATGAGAAAGTTACTGAGAAGGCCAAAAAAGCTGAAGCCTATATTCCTAAGAATAATGTAGAGCTTAGAAACTATAATGATGCACAGAAGGTGTATGACGATCCCACCAATATTATTTGGTGTACGTTTTCCTTCACTAATCCTTCTTCGCCACTCGTCACTGTTCCGGTGTCGGGCAAGCTAACTTCGTCTTCCACGACGTTCTTTAACCCCGTAACGGTTTACGGCGATGGGTATGATTGGGGTGTGGCTATTCCGGCCCGCTCCGTTGACGGCCTATTCCATCCCAATCCGCCAGGGTATCGCTATGGCTTTACTCCAGGCGGTGCGTATGTAGATTTCTTCAACCTAGAAACCTACTGCTCGAACAAGCCAACTAAATTCCAGCGCCAGAATACAAAGGTTTCACTTGCTGTTGACGCTGGCCTGGGTGCTGCTGACGCTGCCGCTCAACGCGCTCTAAAGAACGGCGATAAACGGGAAGCTCAGCGGATCATCGAACAAGCAATCGGAGGGTAATGAGTCACAAAGATAGTGATAAGAAGTGGGAAGATCGCACAGAGCGTGTCTATGCTTCCTTTTCTGATCATCCGGTAAGAACCGGTGTAAAGTGGTATTTCATTGCGCTGGGTATTGTGATTTCCCTGGCTATCGTCGGTGGCATCGTGTCCTATGTCGGTTCCTGGGGGAGCGAGTCCAAGCGTGTTGCCTCGCCAGAGAACGTCCGCGAGCAGAACACTCAGATCATTGAAGATTACGAGTCACTGAAGGCGGCTGCAAGCAATGCCTGCGGTGTCTCTACCGGCGCGAAGTCGAGTGACGATCCGACACTAGTGGAGAACCCGGCGCTCGCGTATGAGGCCACCTATCGTCGCATCGAAGTAGACTACAACAGGAGAATGGCAAATCTCTACGAGGCGCAAGCAGTACGCAAGCTGCCTCTTCCATCTAACCTTCGGTCCTACCCTGAGGTGGCACCGACATTAAAGGAAATGCAGGCACAAGTATGCTAGCAAGCCAGCTCTTAATCCAAGCGAAGGATCGAATTAAAGATCCTGAAAACTGGACAAAATACGCCTACCAAAGAACTATCCAAAAGGGAATTTTCTTCAAGAAGGAAATCGTTTCCTATTGCGCGTATGGGGCAGTTCCGCTGCATTGCAACGTCGAACAGAGAGCACGCGCTTTAAACATTTTAGATCAAGCGGCACAAGAGTTTGGTTTTTCTAGCGCCCTGACACTGAACGATGACGCTGCAACAAAGCACGCACTGGTTCTCATGATGTTTGATCGTGCTATTGAAATCGCGCAGGAGAAAGAACTAATTCAGTTCAATATCCAGACCATGAAAGAAAAGAAGGAGCTAGTCTCCGTCTGATGTTGTCCCGAGGCGAATTGTTTGCCAAGCTTGGATTGATTCAAGTTGTCGAACGTATAACTGGAAGGGCGTATGCCGAAATCGAAGAGCAAATCTGGCGACTCGATCTTGAAAACTCGCCCCATGGAGAGCCCTGGCATACGTCCTTCCACGCCTCGTCCTTTCCAGGCGATGACGAACTGGCGTGTGGCCGTAAGGCCGTCTACGGATTGCTTAACCTGCCCACCCCTGCGCCTACGGGTAGGTTCCTTCGTTCCGTAGCAGATTCAGGCAAGGCAATCGAAGATGAACTAGTCACTAGATGGGACAAGGCAGGCTATCTGCTATCCGCTAGTGTCGATGCTGAAGTACAGACTGGCTTTGTCGATGAAGAACACTGGTTGACGGGCAACTGTGATGCCATAGTCTTGCCAAATCACTGGCGGCGTCCACATGTGGTTGAGGTTAAAAGTAAATCTCAAACCAAAATTGATGAAATGAAGTCGGGCCAACGTGGTCCTGATCCAAAGCATCGCCTTCAGTGTCTCACTTATGTAAGTTTTGCCCACGAACAGCATCCGTGGAAGAGCGCTCAGGTGTGTCGTGAAACTTGGCGCATACCAAATGATGGTGTTTGTTTAATTCACAACTCTTCTGATTGTCTCACAGTAATTGATTTGGAGCCCTGCGAATCTGGCTCCATTTTTTATGTATCTAGAGACGATCCATCACAGACACATGAATTCTTCTTCAAGCGTGAGCCTGATTTTCTAGAACAGGGCCGCGCTAAGATTAAGGAGTGGAAAGAATCTTTTGAGGCAGGGCTATTACCCGACCGTCCGCGCCACGAGGATGGGAAACTCGTCGGATGGTCGGAAGAGCCGTGTAAGTGGTGCCCCTTAAAGAAAGAAGTCTGCAAGAAAGACTGGCAGGATAAGATAATTACAATAGAACAGAGCCATGCTGTTGAGTTCGTCAAGTCCATTAGGCCGTACTACGAACTTAATAAAACTATAGAGGCGGTGAAGGAACGTTGGGTAGAACATTAATTGTTCATCTAAACCATGAGAATGGTGAGACGGCCGTGTTTAGTGGAGTTATATTTTGGGAATTTCGGAATAGATGGCTTTACGCTTATGCCGACAGAGATAGAGTAATAGGGTTGGTAAACGAACACGAAATCAAATACATAGAATTTAATGATTAAACAAAAGACAGCTATAGCAATTATAAATCAAGCCAAAGAAAATGGCTTCTATGATGACCCTCTTCCCGAGGGCGCTGAAGATCAGTTGGCAGAGGCCCTGACTATTCTTGATGAGGCTAAGCACGCCTATGATAAGGGTGCTCGCGGTGACGCCATTGTCTCCATCTTAGGTTTGGCTCAGGTAGATGATGAAGTTAATACAGCTAAGGAGCCCGAGCCAAAAGAAAAGCTGGAACAGACTGTCGCTGTTGCAAGGGAAGTATTAGCACAGTCGAACAAAGGAATTAGTTTTCACACTCAGGTCGAAGCGAAAGAACTTGCTATCGCTAAGATCAAGAAAGAGAAGCTTCCCATCCCGCCGGAGATTGAGGGAGAGCCTCCTGCCCTCCCTAGAGATATTTCTGTCCTCACCGATCCAGAGCTACGGCGTTTGCATTCCGAGTTCAACGCCGTCCTTGCCCGTGCTAACTGGCTAGTCGCGCTAGTCGAGGCTGACGAACTAGCAGCCGAGCAGATCGCCAGCCTCTATGAAGCGCAGGCGATCAAGCGCGCCGCTCAGGACCCTGATCCCGTCACCGGTAAGGGTAAGACAGTCGCCGCCCTAGAGGCCGAGGCATCCGACGATGAGCTTGTGCGCAAGTGGCGGGAGAAGAAGACCGAATACGTCATTGACAAAAAACTACAAAAAGCTCTGCGCGATACTTATCTGTCTAATGTGGAAAGAATCAGCAGAGAGTATGCTATGAGAGAAGGGGAAAGAAAATGATCAAGACTTTAGCGCTATCACTGTGGCAACTAGTTGTTCTACTGATCCTAACCGCTGTCGTTGGTGTTACGACAGGTGTGTTTGTTAAAGTAATCGTAGAATCGTTTCAACTAGGAACCAGTGTTTTGTGAGTGGGTAAAAGCCAGAGAGAAAAGGGCCGAAGAGGCGAACAGGAAGTCGCTCGCATCCTCAGATCAAGAGGATTCGATGCCGAACGCATTCCTAACTCTGGCGGACTCACTGAGAAGGGCGACGTTAAGTCGAAAGATTTGCCCCGACTACACTTCGAAGTAAAGTTTCAAGAAACATGGAGTCTCTTGAAGTGGTTGCGTCAAGCTATTGAAGAAGCATTACCTACTCAGGTACCTGTTGTGGTATTCAAAAAGAGTAGAGAGCCTTGGCGCGTGTCAGTCACACTAGAACATTACTTGGACTTAATAGAGGATAGTGAATATGATCAAAGAAAAGTGTCCTGTAGACCTAGAGAGCAAGTTAATGCTTGATATTAAACCCTTCCAATCCTGGTTGTGGTCAAAGATCGACCGCTACGGATCGAAGACCGCCGCCGCAGAGATTTTGGGGCTGAGCTATAAAAAGATGGAAGAGTACCTGACCGGCCGACGACTTGATAACAGGATTAAGGATCCTAGTATAAGAGCAATACCTTTAGATGAGGTAGATCGCTTATATTGCCGTGAGGGCGATCACATAATGGAAGATTACCCAAGCATTTACGCCTTCTAATGTTGGGTTTTTATAAGTGTAGATGCGGTAGGCGGTGGATTTTCCCATGGAGCGACAGGTATTACCTGGGCTTCGGCAATAGGAAAGTCTGCGGAGATTGCATAAATGGTTATTAAGCTTTAGACATAAATCTGTATTTCCGATACAATTAGGGACAGGGAAACCTGTCCCTTTTTTATATGGGAAAAATGGATTTAACAGAAGCCGAGCGCAATAGGCGCTCCGAACTTGCCCGAGAACTCCACGGCAAGCGTGATCCCCTGACCGGCCGACGCCTGTTCGGTGGCCCCCAACCGGGAGCCGGACGCCCACCGAAACGTCGCGCCACAGAAATCATCAATGAGAAGATTGAAGAACATGCTCTTGATGTGTGGGACGCGATGTACAAGGCTCTTAAATCTGGCAAACCCATGATTGCTCTTCAGGCTGCGCGACAGATGGTTGAGATTTCCAAGATGGAAACTGACATTCAGGCGCGCGAAGAGAAGAACCTTGAAAATACATCGACCGAGGAACTGGTGGAACTTGTCGCCTCACGACTCGCAAGACTCTCAGAAGCAGACGAAATCAGAGACTTCATCGACGGATACGCCACAGAAGAAACCGAACACGTACAAATCGGCGAAGGAAATGGCGTTGAAGATGAACCGGAAGGAACTGTTGAGACTGGCTCAACAGATGCAGGACTTGGAACGTCGGCTTTCGCTCGACGGACCCCAAAACGATGAAGAACTTCACTGGTGGATTCGACATAACATCGGAATCAGCATCCCTAGAGAGTCCGTTTGCGACGGTCATCAAGCCCCATTCTCATTTATCTCTGACCTGTTCTTCAATAGAACAGGATCAGCACTTCTCATGGCAAACCGTGGTGGAAACAAGACTCACGGTGTCGCCATTTTGCACTTGCTTAACATGCTCTACAAGCCTGGAATCGAGGCAGCGACGATTGGCGCTATTGAAGCCCAGGCCGACCGAGCCTATGCACATTTCAGGCACCTTGTCCGCGTATACCAAGAGCGGACTGGAAATGATGTTGTCGCTTCGTCAATGAAGTCAAAGACAAGACTGAGGAATCATTCAGTCTTGGAAATTTTGGCCGGTACCATGAATGCAGTTAACGGACCTCACCCTCAGGTAGTACACGCTGATGAGGTTGAGCTTATGGATCCTGAGGTTTATCAGGAATCGCGCAACATGAGCCAAGGTAAGAAGAGGGATGGTATTCTCTTCCGCGCCCAAGATATTATCACTTCAACCCGTAAGCGCGGTATTGGCCCGATGCAGGCCCTCATTGATCAGATCAATGAGGCTAAGTTAATTGGTGCTGAGCCACCATATAAGATGTATTCGTGGTGCATCTTTGAGTGCGCCGAGAATATGCCCAATTGTCAAATAGCAAATCCAGAACAAACCTGTGAATCATGTGACTGCGACAAGGTTGTGTCTGGAAGGTGGGAGAACGGGCAACCGAGAACACTGAAGGATGTATGTGGTGGTCGCTTTGCTCGCAGTGATGGGTGGATTGACCATGAGACGATCAAAAACACTTTCACGAAGTCCAGCCAGGGTATCTGGGAAGCGCAGCAGGAGTGCATCAAGCCCTCCACCGAAGGACTGGTCATCCCACAGTTCTCTCTAGAACGCCACGGGATAAGGAAGTATCGGCCCGATCCTGACAATGGACCTATCTTTATGTCTATCGACTTCGGTGGCACTAACCCTCACGCTGTCAATTGGTATCAGGTTCTCAACTATGAGATTGAGGTAGACACTTATAATGGCACCAAGCGTAGACTGAGAGAGGGAACACGAGTTTGCTTTGATGAAATCTACAAGGCCGAAATATCAAACCGACAGGTATTTGACCTGATTGTGGCCCGGGAAAACTTCTGGAGACAGCAGTACCCCTACTGGAAGGTCTACAAGCGGTTCGCTGACCCTCAGGGAAAGGCCGCGCGACTTGATATGGCCCGGAACAAGCCGCCCCTCCCCACAGTATTCGTCACCAGTCGTGACGTTAAGGAACACATCAAGATTTGTGCATATCTAATTGAGAATGATATGTTCGCAGTAGATGTTGATAGATGTGAAATGTTCACGTCCGAAATTGAGTCTTGGCATTATCCAAAGAAGAAGCCTGGCATGGTAGATGATCCTGAAATTCCTGTAATGGACTTCGACCACTGTATGTCAAACTTTAGATACGCTATGGCAAACATACAACAACTGGTACAATCTGGTATGCGAAAGAAGGGTATGCCGGGTTCGACTGACAAGCCCCACCTGACAGTTAGGGGTGCCGGTTCCCGTAGACAGAATGAGATTCCAGCGTATGCCCCCAACAGCAGGGGCTTGCCACCGTCTGAGCGGTGGCGTTTGCGGTTCGGCAACATCACTAACCCCTAGGAGATTCTATGGCGACGGATAACGGCGCTCCAACTAAACAAGAATTGGGAAGGCTGCGTAAGCAGCTATTGGTTGACAACTCTCCGTCGTCTAGACAGCAGAGCTATCAGTACGTCTATTGGCGTCAGATTGGCGACACACTTGGTCAGCCGTTCGACTCGACCAAGATCCCAATGTCAAAGTTGTATCAGATGCGTCGGGATCCGATGATCGCATTTGCTCTGCACTTTATCAAGGTGCCGATGATCCGTGCGCCTTGGTATATCCAGTGCCAAGATGCTCAGGTCGCAGCATTTGTTGACTATGCATTAAGAAGAATCTATGGGCGACTGGTTCTACAGTACATGCTTTCGCTGGACTTTGGATTTTCTGCTGTTGTCAAAAGATTTGAACAAGGCAACCCTCATGCAATCTACATTGATCCCAATGACCCAGAACAGAAGGAAAAGCCGGTCTGGGATGAGGGTAATGTGGATGCCCTACTGTGGAAGCCGTTCGTAGCGTTGCCCCCGGAGCAGGTTGAGCCTCGCTTCTCGTCCAGCGGAGAATTTAATGGCATTCGCTATGACACCAAACAGGATGTTCCGCTAGCTTTCCCGTCTAATAAGATATTTGACCGTGACGATGCGGTTGACGTTCCGCTAGTCAGTTCTCTGTGGGTTACTAACGAGAAGGATTCGGTGTTCGGTTCTCCGTGGGGTTATCCACGCCTCGGGTATGCCTTCCGTTACTGGTGGAGCTACTGGTACAGATGGGCGCTGGCCGATAGACACTTTGAAAAGGATGCTGACCCGCCTGCCCTGGTGCGCTACCCGGACAAGGCCGATGAAGATATTCTTGATGAAGATGATGAGACGGTTAACTACAAGGAAATCGCTCTTGGTATTGGCGAGCAGATGCGCTCAGGCTCAACCATCGCAATGCCATCTACTCCTTACACTTCGGAGATTGACGGTAAGACAACGGGCATTTATGAATGGGATATGAAATTTATTGAGGGCGGAGGAAACTTCGACGCCTTCGATAAGACCTTCGACCGCCTTGAAGTGCTGAAGCTACGGTCCATTTGGGTGCCCGAGCAGGCGTTCCTAGAGGGCCAGGGAGGTACGTCCTCGCGCAACGTGGCCAAGACCATGACCGACTCCTTTCAGGAGGCCCAGGCCGTGCTCATGGACGAGTTCGATTATCACCTAAACCACTACATCATCCCACAGTTGGTGCAGGTTAATTTCCCCGAGTTCAAGGGTGATGCTAGAAAGATTACTACTGGATTTGGATCCGAAGATACAGAGCTAGCAAAGCAGTTGGTTCAGTTGATCGGACAATCTGACCCCAATGCTCTTGAAGTAGATGTTCGTGAGATTCTTGAGCGTGCTGGTATTCCCGTATTGTCTCAGACTGAGCTAGAACGTAAGAAGAAGCAGGCAATTGAGGAAGCACAGGCTCTAGCTCCACCGGCCACTGCGCCTGTCGCTGGCCAGTCGGCCGGGGTAATTTCAACCCCGCAGACTGATACTGGATTTAGTTATATCCAACCGCGTGAAATTATTTACCTAACCGATGACGCTTTTGCTGCCGGTCTGCCAGACAGCCAGCATTACCGGGACCGAGAGATTCTTGCTCGCACTACAGAAAACCGTGAGCTATGGCGCGCTGGTTTTGAGGCGGCCTATGAGGACTTCGCATCATTTATTGCCAATGCCTCGCTCAACTTTGCCGACGAGGAAGAAGAAGCCGAGAATATCATTAAACGCTGGGGTCACAGCTTTTCCAACTTGTCGAAGAAGACTATCGACGTTGTGAAAAATATTATGCAACGTGCGGGCAATGCTGAACTGAAGAAGGCCAACATTACGACCGACACCTGGGACTTCAGCGGTACTCCTGCCGATTGGGCTGAGCGCCATGGGCTAACGCTTGTGAAGGGCGTTGAGGAAACAGTCCGTAAGGAATTGCGAAGCTTCCTAGCAGATGAGATTCGTGCTGGCCATAGTAATGAAGAGATCGCCAATAACGTGCGTCTGCACTTCGCTGACTTCCCCTCATGGAAGGCTGATCGTCTAGCTAGAACCGAAACCATGTTGGCCTATAACTACGCAACGCTCTTCGCTGGCCGTGCGGCAGGGGTCAAAAAGGTTCAGGCCATCGACGCACAGAAGGGGCCTACCGACGAGGACTGCGAGGTTCGCAACGGACAGATTTTCGACATTGATTCTGCCTTCGGAGAGAACCTGCGCGAGCACCCCAACGGCACGCTGGCGTGGCGGCTGCTAAGACGGGAGAACCTGTCTGTAGAATACGTAGACAGATCCGAGACAGGTGACCGGCTAGCGTGGTTCGAGCCGGACACGGACACGATTTATTTGGCGAAGGATATTGAGCCGAGCCAGGAAGAATTTTATCTACTCACGATTGGGGAACAAATCAATGATGAATCGTAGTTACGTAATTAAAAACACCGAAGGATTGAAGTGTCATATATGTGGTGACGTTCACGGATTCTTGTCTAGAAACTGTGTCACCCTTGAACTAAATGAGGAAGAGGCGGATTGGTATAACGATCTTGGAGAGCCAGTAGAGCTTGGAGGCTCACATGCTATGGTCACCGTTCCCTTTTATTCTGATGTTCCGAGCGAAAATAGTAAGTCTTTTACTCGATCTACTCTTTGGAACTTCGGACTTGCCGAAGGACTACTCCAGTAACACGCTTCCTAATGCCAGACCAGTGGACTCAGATAGAGTTTGATGAGAAGGGATATCTGGTTCTCACCGATAGAGAGCCGGATATTCTGCTGGCTAATGCGAAGTTGAACAAGACTGCATCTACAGTTTCGGGTGCCAAGCGCCATTCGGAGTCCGGCAACCCGTGGTTTGATCCTCGCACGGGACGGTTTGCCAATGGCCCTCCCGGCGTGACAGTCAAGGCAGGCGGTGGCTTACTCCGTTCGCTATTGAACGATGCCAAAAGGTACATCACAGATCAAGTAGCCCGGTACCAGGGTGACGCTATCTCTGCCGCGCCAGGGCAGAACGGGAAGGTGCGTATCACGATCTGGAATGACGGAGCGGCCATCGTCGTCTTTGACGTGGAAAGTAAGAACTCTCCTGTTAGCCAAGCGCAGCCTGCCGCCAAAGAAGAGCAGGCCCATAGCCTCATGCCTGACGGTGTAGACCCCGAGGAATGGCATCGTCGTATGGATGCCGTGAGGGATGCCGCCAGGGAGTTTGATTCAATGTCTTTACAGGATGTGCGCGAATGGCTCCAAGGAAAGACCACACGAGAACTTACACAAGCAGAACTAGAATCATTTCTCCATGATGTTCACCAGCATAGGCTATCGGATCTGGTTGATGTTCTTGATACAAGTCTGCGCAAGTCCCTCTCTGAGAGATTCCGCCAGAGAAGAACAGTCAGAGTCGTGCCGCCACGAGGATGGGTAAAGCGTACCCTCGCTGGTCTGGAGGATGATGACATTGCTATCTTGTACACACGACTTAAGACTCGTGGCTTCAGCGATGATGACCTTGACAAGTTTTTGATTGGGCGCTATCCCGAAGAACGACAAGCTAGACTTAGTTCATTGATCAAGCGCCCCAATAAGGAGAAGTCCAAGAGTGAAGAGAGTAGTAGCAGCCCTGATCGCGGGCAATGATATCAAAGAAGATCCCTCCGGCATTACTAGATGCCTCGAATCTCTTACTGACTACATTGAAGTAGCATTCATTCTCTTTAACGGTGACGGTGATCCGCCCGAATTAGAAGGTAACATCCCTAAGATTATTTGGGGAGATATGGTCTGGGAGGATGACTTCGCCAAGGCGCGTAATAAAAGCTTTGAGCTAGTACATAACTACATGAAGCTGTCGGGCGAGAAGTTCGACTGGATCATGTGGATTGATACCGACGACACCTTAGAGGGTGGCGAAAACCTACAGTCCATGCTCGATGAGTTGGACCCTAGCACACAGGGAGTGTTCCTTAAATATGAGTACGCCGTTGACCCTGATACCGGGCAGGTTCTCACTGCCCAACAACGAGAACGCCTATTCCGCATTGATGTGGTGGCCAGATGGCACTACCCAATACACGAAGTCTGTCATACCCCAAACGGCACACAATATGCGAAGAAAGACTCGGTCTGGATTCGACACCAACGGAACCCGCTTGCAGACCGATCCTCTACGCGCGAAAGAAATCGGCGCATCCTTACCCGTGCTCACAAGGAAAGCCCCGAAGTGCCTCGATTCACATATTACCTCGCAAATGAGGTCTATGCAGAGGCAGCCGAACTTGCGGTGGCAGGAAGAGTCGATAAAGACGTAGCTAACGCCGCTATCAAGCTCTACGAGGAGTTCATTCCTGTAGCCCCGTCGCCGGACGATGCCTACATCGCCGCGCATCAAATAGCTGAACTGAAGCGCATGAAGGGCGACAATCGTGGCGCTATTGAGTCGGAGTTACAGGCGATGATGATTCATCCCACTTGGTCTGACGCCTACGTGGGGATCGCTCAGTGTTATTGCAACGTGAAGGATTGGGATAAAGTAATTTTCTGGTCTGATTCTTGCCTAAAGAATTCAGTTAAGGCTGAGACTTCTCAGGTTCGTGAACCTTTGAATGACTATGAACTACCCCTGTACCTGAAGGCTATTGCCTTGGAGAACAAGGGCAACCTGACCGAAGCGCTTTCGATCTATGAAGAGCTAGACACGGGCGCTATTCCTGAGGTACCTCTGCGCATTACAGAGGTCAAGGGGAAGATTCTGGATGAGAACGATAAGGCCGGATTACCTAGTCCTGAGGAAGATCGTAAGCGACTCTTTGGTACTCAGCCCGAGAAGTCCATCGCGTTCTTTACTCGCCCGTTGTTCGAGGCGTGGCACCCGAAGGTCGTCAAGGAAGGGGGTATCGGTGGTGCTGAGACGTGCGTGATGGAGGTTGCGAAGCGGTTTGCGGCCGATGGCTGGCGCACGGTGGTCTTTGGCACCCCCGGCGATTACCGTGGTGTAGACGAGGACGGAATCGAGTGGTGGAACTCCGAGGATTGGGTGACCACTGAGCCATTCACAATCTTTGTGTCAAGCCGCACGCCGGAAGTATTCGATTCAGTTATTCCGGCAGATGTAAAGCTTTTATGGATGCATGATGTGAATGTCGGGCCGGTCTTTGACGGCCCATTTGGCGACAGAACAAAGAATATCGACGCGATCATTGGCCTGACCGACTGGCACTGTCAGCATATGTCGAAGCTTTACAACATTCCGATTGAGAAGTTCATCAAGATACCAAACGGTATTGATCTGTCTCGCTTTAGCGATGAACAGAAAAAGAAGAAGAAGACATTTGTGTGGTCCTCTAGCCCTGACCGTGGACTAGATGTAGTCATGCGGCTATGGGGTCCGATCAGGGAGCGTTGGCCGGACGCCGAATTACATATCTACTACGGCTGGAACTCAATTAATAAGATTCTGGAAATTCATCCAGATCATCCACTCCAAAGTTTTAAGGCACATCTAATGGGGGTCATTGAGGATCTAGGCGGCGAGGGTGCAGGCATATATTGGCATGACCGAGTGGGGCAGCAGCAGCTAGCGCGTGAGCTAGAGGGCTACGAATACTGGCTCTACCCCACTTACTTTATGGAGACATTCTGTATCACCGCGCTTGAAATGCAGGCGGCAGGAGTCATCCCATTAGTAAACAACATCGCAGCCCTCAATGAAACCGTGGCGCACCCATATTCGAAGCTTTGGGGTTGGCCAAACAATGAGAGCTTTATGACTGAGTTTCTTGGACGACTATATGTCTTGGACACTCAGCCGAAAAAGAAGAAAGAAATCTATGCCGCAGGGAGAGAGCACGCTTCAAAGTACACATGGGATAACGCTTATTCACTTTGGCAGATGCATTGCGACCACATCGTTAACCATCGCTTACAGGAGGTAGCCACATGACTCGCTGTGCGATCTTCACCCCCACGCAGCGCCACGGGATTGACGTAACCCACCAATCAATTCTGCGCCAGGAGTGTGACGCAGAACTATTGTGGATCGTATGCGACGAGCTATTCGATCAGCGCCATGATGTGTTTTACAATTTCGCCATGCAGGATAAGAAGAATGGCAAGTATGATTTCAAATATTTCTATCGCCATAAGAAGCCTGGCAACAAAAGAAATCTAGCCGCAGCATATAACGATGCGCTCTCTTTCGCCAGAAATTGGGACGCTGATATGTTTATCTCACTTCAGGACTATATCTATGTCCCGAAAGATGGTGTGCAAAAGTACATTAATATGTTTAACTACGTGGAGTGTGTAGAGGAAATTGATGCCATCTACACTGGCATCTGCTCTATCTCGGAAGACCCGACCGATGAGCAGATCCACGATACCAGTGGCATGTACACTATCTTTAAAGAGCCTTACGTAAATAGACCACAGAAACTTTCGTGGCTAGATGTGCGTTACAATAGCGACTCAACGTATCGCTACAACGCATCGAATCCCGTTGAGTGGGAAACGAATTGGGCTTGTATCCCCAGAACAGCACTCTATGACGAGCGCCTAAAGTTCGATGAGACATTTGACAAGGCTGTCGCGTATGAGAACCAGGACTATGCCTATCAAGCAGAGAAGCTTGGTTATCGAATTCTCATCGACTATTATAATGACACTATCTCACTGCCCCACAAGCGATACTTTGCAGCCGAGTGGGAAGAAGAGAAGCCGCTGACAGATGTAAACAGGGCTTACACTGAGTCAAAGTGGGGAAGCCCGTGACTATAGATCGTTTCAATTTTCAAAGATCGTGCGCCCACAAATATACAGGTCTTGTTTTAAATGTGGGCTGCAACACTGACCCCGGACACATTAAGGGTGCCGCGCCAAATGTAATTAATTGTGACGCCTATGAAGAGGATCAGTTCACGCGAGAGAAGCTCCCTGTCGATGCCGTGTTTGATTGCACCGAGGACAGGTGGCCGTTTGAAAACTCTTCCGTAGACCTAGTGATCCTGGGTGACATAGTAGAACATATGTATCCTCAGGAATTTGAGCGATGCCTCGCGGAATGCGCGAGGGTAGCCATACATTTATGTATAACGCTACCCGTGGACACACGCATAGAGGATGACCCGAACTATAAAGACAAAATCGCTGATGTTCCGAAAGGTATGGTTCACGTCCATGTTTATCGAGAACCAGAACTTAGGTCGTTCCTTTCCAACGCTGGCTTTGAAATCACCAGCTTCCAAGCGGTGGACTACGGATTTGTGGCGGAAGGATATTACATTGAAGCTAAGAATCTATCCCCGATCAGTAGTAGCTCACCGCTCCAGAAAATTGACGTATGACCCCCAAATCGGTGATTTATCTAGAGGCCGACTGAAGGCTATGGTATCCATCCGCACGATGCTGAGGGACGGACCTCTCGGCCCGGAGGAAAGGGTTAAGTTATGGATTTAGACGCGCCGGACTCTCAGCAGCCGTTGGGTGTTCTCGACCTGCCTGATGAGCCGTTCCCGCTTGAAATCGGCGCGGGAGAACGGCCGACGCCCGGTTTCATCCATAACGACGCGCGGCCCCTTCCCGATATCGAGGTCGTCTCTGATGCGCGCGAAGAACTTGTGAGTCTCGTTGGCCCGGGGCGGGTGACTGTCCTGAGGGCGTGCCATGTGCTTGAACATTTCCCTTATGCCGAAACTGTAAACATATTACGTTTATGGCGGAGTCTACTGATACCGGGCGGATTTGTCCACCTTGAAGTGCCAAATATGACGTGGCAGATCCAAGCCTGCGCCCGGGGAGAAATTACCGATAGTGAGTTCGTCTACTACGCGTATGGAGAACAAAACTATTCCGGTAACTTTCATTGTGCCGGGTTCTCACCCGGTATTTTAACGTCATCATTAGAACAATCTGGATTCGAAGGTATAAACATAAATGATATTGGACAAGTTCTCGTAGCTAACGCTAATAATCCTCTATAATTTGTCGTGTAAATTATCTGAGTGGGGAGGGTTAGATGCGTTGTGTGGAAGATGATTGTGAACTAGACGCCAAGGGCTATGATATCGAGAAGGCCTATGATCAGGATAATCAGCCCATCTATGCTGTCACCTACGAGTGCCCCGAAGGTCACAAGTTTGTAGCTGAATATGAGCGTGCTCTAGAAGAAGACATTATCGAAGAAGATTTCGAGTTAAGAGTCCCGGAGGAAGCGAATGGCTAAATACTTAGTGTTGCACAGATGCCCGGTCCCGGCTAAGCTTCATCCCGAGTTGAAGTTGATTGCCATGCGAAGCGGGGCGACCTTAAACTCCTGCTACCGAGGGACAGATGCCGAGTCATTGCTGCGCCGGTATGGAAAAATGTCTCAGCGACAGTTGTACAATCTGTTCTTGGCAGGCCGGGGTAATCCTGCGAACAAGCCAGGGTTTTCTACCCACGAATTGAGAAGTGATGGTGTAGCGTACAGAATTCCACGAGGCTTGCCATTGCGATACTGGATGGTGGGTCAGGACTGGTCTGATCCGGGTGCAGTTGTGCGTGAAGCTAAGCGTATCGGCTTCACGGCCACTGTGACGTACCCCACAAACCCACGGGAAGGTCACCATATCAACTTCCGCAAGGAACCGCGTTTGGTCCCGCAGTACAAACCGCTTCGGCTGGGTTCGACCGGAAGGAGAGTTAAGGGCCTCACTCGCCGCCTTACCTTTATCAAGGACAGGCATGGACACCACTACCTTAAACACGCCTACAACACATACACAAAGGAAGTTGAAAGCGCTGTCAGGCGGTTCCAAATCGACCATCACCAACGCGCCGACGGTGTTTATGGTTTGCAGACTGCTAGACAATTAAATGCCTCTGTCCGTTGGCGCAAGAGAAAGAATAGGGAAGAGAAGAAAAGATGAGCGATTATATTGGTGACTCTTTAAAAAACTTGGGCCATTACCGTGTTCAACGTGTTCAGGAAATTGCTCACGAAGAGAATGACAATATCACAGGAGTATTACTCCTGTGTCTTGGCCTGCGTGAAACTGGCCTCAGAAACATTAACAACCCGGCTAAGACAGATAAGGGATGGGTTCAGATAAGTGATATCTACCATCACGACTGGCTTTTTAGGCAACCGGGATGCAAGGCTGGTACCTGGACACCGGTAGTAGGTCATAATGCTGCTGAGCCAGATTACTGCCCTCGTTTTACACCGGCCTGCCGGTATGCAATTGAACTTTTGCAGGACGGTATCAACTATGCTTCTTCTCATGGCGTGCCTAAGGATCAACAGGTGCGGTTTGCCATTGCGTCTTACAACGCTGGCATAGGCGGAGCGTATAAGGGTTGGCGCGAAGGCAACGTAGATAAGTACACAACAGGTGGAGACTATTCCCGTTGGGTACTAGACAGGAAGCCACTCGTCAGCAAGTGGATAAAGGATCATCCGAATTGGTTGTGGACGCCCGAGCAAGGGGGGTGAGAAAATATGGGAACAATTAAAACTAGACCAGCAGAGTCTTCATCTTTGCTTGCTTCTTTCCTTCTGATCGTCGGCGTTTTGACCGGCGGCGTGGAAGTCAACAACGACACTCTGTCGGTAATTGCGATTGGTATTGTTGGTGGCCTACCGGCTGTCGTCACGTATGTTGTCGAGCTTGTAAGAAAGGCTAAGGGATGAGGACTTTAGTATCGCATGTGGCCAGACTAGTTCTGTACATGCTAGAACCAGCGCCGAAACCAGAAATCAAACCAGCGAGAATTACCTATGGCACGACGAGCAGCAACACAAAAGCCTGAGTATAGATTCGTGGTAGTAGATGCCACGATCAATACTTGGCGCGTAAAGGACAGACTAACCGGCGATGTATTCCTAAAGGATTACTATTCACCGATGGACGCCAGAGTCAGGGCTGAAAAACTAAACATAGACCCATCACTAGTCGTGGAAGAGAAAATTGAAGATCAAATTTAAGAAACTCTTTGATGATGTAATTACACCAACATATGAAACAATAGGATCAGTAGGTTTTGATCTTAGGTCCTATGAAGATTACGAGATAGAACCTTTGGAATTGGGGCTGGTCCGGACGGGGTTGGTAATAGAAACCCCGCCCGGATTCATGCTCGCCCTCGTGCCCCGTTCAAGTACCTTCAAGCGCACCGGGTTGGTCATGCCACACAGTGTGGGTGTGATTGATCAGGATTATTCCGGCGAGGAAGATGAGTTGATTTTGCAGTTCTACAACAGTAGCCGCCACGCAACTGTTGATGTACGTAAAGGTGACAGGATTGCTCAGGGTATTTTCTTACGGATCGGTCGCTTTGGTTTTGAAGAGACAGAATCTATGGGCGATAGCCGGGGCGGCTTCGGAAGCACAGGTACACAATGATTTTGAAAGCGGAAGACCTGGACTTCGAAAGCTATACCCCCTCTGGTGTAGGGGCACCACAAAATGTTAACAGTGCAATTAAAATCACACACATTCCGACAAACTCATATGTAGTTTGTCAGCGGTTCCCTAGTCTTTTAAAAAATAGGGACGCCGCCCTAATGGCATTGAAGGTACTGGTGTCTCATGACGGTTGATCCAGTACACGGAACTAAGGTTGAGTGTGAATGCCCTGAAGTTATTTTGATAGACGAGCGTGCTTTTGGTTTAGGTTTTCGGTGCGTCAAGTGTGGCTTGTCCGCCGACCACCGGCTCGAAGAGTTCATGGAGCGGCTGCACGGCCGCAAGGTGGTCCTGACCGACGAACAAAGGGCCTCCCTGAAATACCGAATTGCTAAGATAAGAAGACAGAACGCCCGACAGGGAACTACCATTACAAAGGAGTCAAGTTGTGAGTGAGGCAACGCCTCTTACGGCGCGCGAAGAGTTGGAGCAGGCCAAGCTACAGGCTGAAATCGCCAAGCTGACTGCCGAGGCTAGGCGTTGGGGGTTCGAAGCCCAACGAGCGCAAAAGGAAATGGAAGCCTGGGACGCTGGCTCGGACGAGCATCGGATCTATAACTACTTCGGCACCGTTGACGCTGGTGGTGTGCATTCCGCTATCGACGTGATCGGTAACTGGACCCGCCGCCCGACAGAAAACAAGAATCTAACTGTCGTTCTTAACTCGCCCGGTGGATCTGTCATCCACGGACTAGCTCTATATGACTTCCTAGAGGGTCTGAAGGGAGAAGGCTGGCGCATCACGACCATTGCCCGTGGCATGGCTGCGTCGATGGGCGGCGTGCTCCTACAGGTGGGCGACGAGCGTATCATCGGTAAGAACGCCAACCTCCTGATCCACGAAGTATCCACGCTCGGTATCGGTAAGCTGTCTGAGATTGAGGACGAGATTAAGTTTACTAAGAAGCTTCAGGAAAGACTGCTGGATATCCTAGCTTCGCGCTCCACGATGACCAAGGAACAGATCAAGAACAAGTGGCGGCGTAAGGATTGGTGGCTCGGAAGTGAAGAGACTCTCGAACTTGGCTTTGCCGACAGAATTGGATAGATATGCTTGAACTAGAAGAAGATATTGTAATTGATACAGGGCAATTGGTTGAGTTGTCTGAGTACGACAATGGATATTTTCTTGTCGTAGATATTGGAGAGGATTTCCAGTTCGGATTTCCGATCTATAAGGATGGCTACACCAATTTCCCTATGGATAGAGAAGAGCCGTTCGTAGTAGGAGATAAGATTGACGTAGAGTCTGCCAAGATGGGTACTCGCATCTTATCTCTAGCCGTCAACGGGACGGAATGGTTCACCTACTCGATGCGTGAGGCGGAGCTTATCTCAGCTATCCGCAAGCACTGGCGGCAGGCGCAGGCACTACAGGACGAGCTAGAGAATGTTTGAGCGGGAAGTCCTGTACTGCCATGCGTGCGGTGATTTGTGCCGACCGGGTGAGTTCATCTACTGGTGCGATCCCTTCACCGGCCAGGAGCTACCGGCCGGGGGAGAACCGTTCCACGATGAGTGCGTGCCAGGAACAGCTTTCTATGAGGATCAGGAAAGCTATAACCTAGCAGAAGAAGAGCACGATTATGGCACCGAGTCGATGAGTAATTTTGACACATGAACGAGCAAACTGACTTCAAATCACATTATATCCATGGGTACGTGGCTGATGGGCGGGAATTAAATGTCCCGCTCATCAGTGAAGTGCTACCAGGATTTTGGCAGGGAGGCTGTAAGGATGGAGTCCGGCTACCTGAGGACTTCGATCTAGTTATTTCCCTCTATAAATGGGAGGAATACAAGATCGGTCCGAATACCGAACGACTAACAGTCACAGCATATGACAGTGAAGAAGTTCCAGACGTTGGACACCTAGCTGAGATTGCGCATCGGGAATGGAGTCAGGGGAAAAAGGTGCTGGTTCATTGTCAGGCTGGACTCAACCGTTCGGGACTGGTTGCCGCTCAGGTTCTCATGCTCAAAGGTTGGCCCGCTGTTGAGGCAATCAATCATCTGCGTGAGAAGAGAAGCCCACTCGTGCTGTGTAATACAGCATTTGAAACGTGGCTGTTAGAACAACCAAGTGAGCAACAAAAGTAAGCCTACTGATATCGGGGGCGAGTGGGAACGTCGGTTCGCCAAGAGGATCGGTGGAAAACTACAGCCGGGAAGCGGGAATCAATGGTTCGCCAAGCTAGACGTAGGTTCCCGCTCATTCCTGTGGTCCCTGAAGGCGACGAGCTTTCAGTCCTTCCGTCTGACCAAGGACGTTATCTACGAGGCCGCACGCGCCGTTATCGGGCCGGGAGGTAAGGGCGGAGACACCATCCCCGGCATCGCCCTGGATATCGACGGCGAAGAGGTCGTGGTCCTACGGCTGAGTGATTTCTTGCACATTGTATCCGAAGAAGTTAAGATAGTAGAACCTAATAAAGCAGAGCAGAAGAGGGCTCTAGCTAAGCTACCTAAATTTCAGCGGAGAGTAGATGAAGAAGAAGTCGAGCAATAAAAAGCCAAGTCCTTCAAAGAAGGCAACTCCCCGCTCCAAGCAAATTACTCAGTCTCCTAGACCGAAAAGCCCGAGGGGGAAGTCTTATGCATAGTGCAATTGTTTACGACCTTCATGATGAAGAGTGGGAGTTCCTAGCTGCCGCCATTGAGGGAGAACATCGTTATCTTATGACTTGGATTGACGACGATGGAATGATCTACGTAAGAACTGCGGATAGTTATGCGGAACTTATGTGGAACGCCATCTAAGTTTGTGTACTACGACAGAAACCTCCGACGTGTTTATATCGGAGGCTTTCGAATTCATCATGGGTTAGCCGGGGCGATAGGCTTCGGACTTACCTTTGTGTCGATGTGCTATTGCGCCGGGTTAGTCCATGATGATTGGCATGACTTCCCTTGGCGTCCTGTCAAAGAAATTTAGATTAAAAGAGCCAGGATAGCCCATAGAGGTAGTGCGGCCAGTAAAGACCAGCCGGGGATATCATAGGATCGGTTTTTATAAAACCCCTCGCCATCGTATAACCACTTGGTCAGCCCAACAGGGGCCGTCCACGCGGCAACAGCAATGAACCACACCCACACTACAATGATTTGTCGGGGGCGACGGACACGTTTATTATTTAAACGATGGATCATGAATACGAAGACCAAATTTCAAATTCACCATCAGGCTCAATGACAGCTTCGTCGCCATCATCGAACTGAACAAGTACAGTGCCGTCATCTTTGTTCTCGACCCAGGTGGAGACGGGATATTTATTGTTTAGTTCCTGAAGGATGTTCTCTTGTTTTTTATTCATCGCCTAGACTATTTGCTATAGTATGTAATTCGTTGCGGGATAGTGGAGTGGCACCATTTGAGGCCCATAACCTTAAGACCCGAGTTCGATTCTCGGTCCCGCCATTTTAGTTGTCGAAACTTCTTCCTGCTCATACGTAAAGCCTTCCCAATCTAGGAGGGCTGCTATTTTTAGTAGTTCATGTAGTTCTTCTGGGCCAAGGGAAATCTCCGAACTCTCCTGGTAATCTTCGAATCGTTTGACCAGCATGTGCTCTGCGTCTGCTTCGACCTCTAGCCTTTCTCCCTGGCCGGAGTAGTTAATAACTGCCTTGGAAATGTACATTTTATTTACTCCCTATTAAATATCTTCGTAAGCGAGGCCGAGTAGTTTACGCATACGACTGACGCCGTCGCGGTCGAACTGAACAAACTTGTCATCAATAGTGACCTGGACGCAGGTACCGTCAGGCCCGCCGGAAAACCGGGTTACATGAGCCTTATCCGTGAGTCCCGATCCCTGGCTTGGCTTGTCGGCGTGTTCGCGGCCCCAGGCCACACCAATTTCTGTGCTCATATTTTTCCTTAAATTAGTTTACTCATAAGAAATCACATAGAATCTCTCATCAAAGTACGGTTCGATTACGGGCTTAACTTGCTCCCATGAAAGTTGGCCGTTCCCGCACCCGGGCCGAGGAACGACAACAGTGTGATCACTCTCATAAGTGCTGTCAACACTATCAAGAAAGTGAACAAGCTCTTTGGCGCTGCGTTCGATCAGCTTCAGATCGGCTGGCCTCATCCAATGATGCTTGACCGGGAACGACAGTAGATCGAAGGCTAAGTGGCGGGTCTTACCACCGGGTGCAGCCTCAGTCCATCCTAGTTCATGTACGTGGTTGCCGTAGGTCGTTAGAAGTTCGCCAAGGGTTAGGTCAATACCTGGGTACCGGACGACAGCCTCCCTGGCGCACCCTCTACCCATGACCGCACGCCCGTTCTTCTTCACGAAACCGTTGGTAGTAATACACCTAAGGTCAGCTTTAAAATCCCATAGGTCGCCTTTAACTTCATTCATGGTTTGACAAACCTGTCTCTTCGATGACTATCTGGAATTCTCTTACCATGAAGAGTTTCTAGTTCAACATTAACTTGACGGGGGGTGAGATTTAAGGTTCTTAAGACCCTATAGATGGTGTTCTCCGTTAGAAATCCGCTCCTACCAGAGTCATTTATACAAAGGGCTAGATCGCCTACTTTGAAGGGATAACCGGGAGCACTCATGATTTAGATTTACTGGTATCAACTAAAAATGTGCAACGACTATCTACGTAGCTGATACTGATGGGAATAAATTTTTCTGGTTCTTCAGGATAGAGCGGCACCAGAGTATACTCTCGACAGGAATCATCACAATCGTAGATTCTAAAGGTGGCACCTCTGAGGAAGATAGCCTGACCGGTTTCTTCATCTAGGTTGTACTTGTCGTCTGACCAGAACCACATATTTTCTTCACTTAATTGAATAATACTTCCGATTCGTTCATTCATAAGTTTTCCTCAAAAGTACGGGCGGTGGGATTCGAACCCACATGGGCTTTCACCAGCAGATTTTAAGTCTGCCCCCTGCTACCAATTCGGGTACGCCCGCTCGTACTTCACGCTTTAATTAAGTCTCTAATATTACAAAGCACAAGATTCTTACCGTGTTCTGGTCTAATTCTAAAGACCCCCATGCTTCTGATTTTCTTTTCCATTTTGGGAGTCAGACCAGGAACTCTCACATAAGCAAGTGAACCAGAAGAGTAATTCCTTCTCACACCTACTACAGTAATAGGATCTAATAACTTAGTGCGGCCAAATGAATCCATCGTTAGTAAATAAATTCCGCCTTCCGAAAAATCTTCGGCGTTCATAGTTTCTCCAGTTCCGAGAGGAGGGCGAGAATTGGTGCCTTGTATCGTTGGTTATTTACACCCCCGATGGTGTGAGAGTACATGCGCTCATGGTCGAGAGAAGTATTTCTATCGACCAGTGTAGTCACCCAAACATGATTAAGATTAGAGTGTCTGCGAATCACCTTGACAGTGACACCTTTATATCTAAAAATTTGATTACTAATATCATAAGGTGAATCTCTTAGGTCTGACATCTAAATGCCCCCGGTAGGGATCGAACCTACACGCCCGGGGAAGGGCACTGGATTTTGAATCCAGCGTGTCTACCGTGTTCCACCACAGGGGCGCGCAGGTTTATTTGAAAATTTTATCTGCTATATTATCCCGAACTTCTAGCGTGGTATCAGCGTCGATAGTCTCAGACCAACCATCAACCCACGTTACTCGAACTTTTTGACCTAGTGATAAGGCGCTCTTAACAATCCTCCCAGAACGACCACCGTCCTCAACACGATCACCCTTGATTAATTCTTTAGCAGTTTTATTCACAGCATTACCTTTCCCACTCTTGTCGTATCTTTTCTGTTAACCACGCGCTCATATAGAGTCCGCTCACTCATGAAACTTCAAGTTCGCTTAGATCGAGGAAGGCCGCTCGGAGTGCGGTCCTGGCGCTCATAGCTGCATCATCCCCGTCCGGCGTCTTGCCGTCAACAGCCGAGTCAAGGATGTTGAGTGCCCGCGCCGCCGCAAAGACAATAGAATTAGTTTTATCTCTATCAAGCAGAATAGGAATAACTTGTTCAATAGTAATGTTACTCATAATTATATTTCTTCCAGGTCGTGATCGTGGATTTCTACAACAGTGACACCCTCATGAGGTACGTCAAGCTTCAGCTTTAAGTATCCGTCGTCATCGCACTGTGATAGCACGGTTGCAGTAGACCCACGCAGAATCTCAGCTATTGTGTCAGCATAAACCGCGTCGGGTGTGATACGAACTCGCGTGTTAGTTTCCATAGTGCCGCCGGAGGGAATCGAACCCCCACTCCGTAAAGGAACATGATCCTAAATCATGCGTGTCTACCTAGTTCCACCACGGCGGCGAGATTTGCGGGGCGGTATTTGATAGTTGTGCACTATAAATACATTCCATGAATCACTTCCCGCTAAGGAAGATCGCCGCTAAGCGATCAGCGATTCACTTTCTATCCGCAGGGTTTCCTGCACTTTTTGTTATCCCTGTTTGTCGTCCCGCAAATTATTTCTGGCGGCTGGATCTGAGAATCCGACCTCACTTCTCCTACCACTTCAGACAGAGGCTACCTCGCTAGAGGTTTAGGGAGCTACCCTTTCGCTTGCCCTTTCGATAAACCGGCCTAAGGGTCGGTCCCGTACCGGCTGTATACCGCCAGAAAGATTAAGTTGTGGCGCGAGGTAGGCTATACCTATTATTTTACCGTAGTAAATTTTCTACCGACTTTCCTCGCTCTACAAAATGCTAGGGCCGGAGCCTATCCCGGCGCGACATATGTAGGGGGAAGCGTGTCGTGCCACATCTAGTTAACATAAAAGTTGTGGCGCGTGTGATACTTGGCTAGCACGTTCTCACAATTTAGGTTTCATTTGGCCCAGGCCATCGGGGACGATCCACCCCTCCGCACCCTGCTAGGCGTAGCAGGCCGGGTTGCACCTTTACCGCTCTCCGTAGCGACCCCCATTTTATAGGGTGCCGACCCCCACGGTGCGTCGTGCCACAAATTATTCAGTTTTCAAGTTACGGACCCCAAAATTTTCGGGGGGAGAAAATTGTTCTAGCACTATGATCATAGATAGAGAACCAAACCCGCTCTTTTATTGTGCTACTGTTGTCCGTTCGCCAATTTAGGCATCCGATCACTCGTTAGAGTTTTCAGATTTTATGTTCGCCGATTTGGTTCTCTAGCGCCGCTCTGGGAATCGAACCCAGATCATATGAAAGAGCTTAGCTCGTTTACACTAGCCGCGCGTATCTAGGAGGGACGAGCAGCCTATGACACTCTTTCTGATAGCTCAACCTGAGACGGCATGAATTTTTAAATAAAAAGTAGAGGGGAGACACCAGTTTACCCCTCTGTTTTAGGTGCAACCCACGTTTATACTCGGCAGGTGGAGTTAGAGGATCAACGATAGCGCTAACGCATTTTCTACTCTCTAGTGCGGGCAGTAGGATTCGAACCTACGACCTCCTGCTCCCAAAGCAGGCGCGCTGCCAGACTGCGCTATACCCACCAGCCTAGTTACCTTAGCTCCTGAATCCCGCCGCTGTCAAGCTCAGGCGCGTGGAGCGGGCAGCCCTCATTAATCCAGAAGGACGGGTGCTCGTCGGGATCCAGGCCATCTTCGCGCGGCCAAGGAAAACCCTTACCGTGTGCATTATCCAACACAGGACAAGTACAGCCTTGCCTGATCGCTTCGTCGCTGCCTGGGTTTGGCGTGTCACTCATTTGACCAGCTCCATTAGATCGTTAGGTGGCTCCGACCAATAACCCACAACATACTTAGTTTTGATGATCATATAAAGAGGGAAGTCTGGTGAGAATGTAAGCCTATCGGAGATTGGCACAAGCAGGGAGCCTTCAGGAACGTCAGCTTCACCTAGTGTAAAACCTTCCTCTTTAGTCGGCTTCCCATTGCGCCCATAGATAGTCCATTTTATATCTCGTTTGGTTCTATACAGCATTATTCTTCCGCCCGGAGATACATTCTTGCTACCTGAATAGCCCATTCAGTAGCGGCCAGTTCATGCTTGGTCCATCCCGAATCCCCATTTATATGATATTTATCTACTCTTTCACGTAGATGCTTCGCTCTTCTTTCGAGGACTGCGACATAGCCCTCTTCTTTTCTACGCTGGCCTCGTTTTCCCATGTATGAATCTCAACCTTCATATACTCACCATTGATTGAACAGTCTAGTTCCTCCGCTAGAAACTGAACTAGTTCTTCTGTTTCAAAATATAGTGGCTCGGCAGTATTTACACCGTCGCCTAATAGGACTGTATGTTTCATACCCTCTTAAGCCTGTAATCGTACAGTATAGTATCTCTTTCATCATCAGGACCCTCCAGAGGAGGGGTAATCATAATAACTTCAACGAGGGGATAGTCGTTACTGTAAGAGGTTACTTGTTTCACAACTCTACCAATTGACCCAGCCTTGAAACGACCATAATTGGTTTGAAGCATGACAATTTGACCCGGTTCAAAATTATCCATAGTTTCCCTTTTCGAAGCACCCCCGGCAGGACTCGAACCTGCAACCTACGGATTAGAAGTCCGTCGCTCTGTCCATTGAGCTACGGGGGCAGGGTTTTCCTAGCTCAGTGGTGTAGCGGCAAACGGATCCATGTAGACCGTGTTGCCCGGACGGTTTTTCCCGTCGATAGATTCAAACCCAATACTTGATTCAGAGTCAACCTTCCAAACCCTCACAAAACTACCGGCTGGGAAGGCAATTTCATTGCGGCGACTGGACATAATATCTACTTTGGTGCGATAGATTTTTCCTACTTTATAATAACTCATAGAAGCTCCCAGTATTCTACTGTTCTACTAAGCCTCGGCGCAGGAATCCACTCTTTCCACTCTTCTTCATTAGTATTTTTAGTATTGAGAGGTATGGCGTCAAACGAAGTATCTTGATATAGATGAGCAACTCTATAGCATTTTTCTGCCTTAAATCTACCTTGTAGGCCGGTATATGATTGGGTCGCTCTAAGAATGGAACCATTTTTAACGAGCTTAATTTCTTCTTCTGTCATAATGCACGAGGCGGGGATCGAACCCGCAAGGCCAACGATGGATTCTTCAAATTCCTCCCCGCGAAGGGATGAAATTTTCTAGGCCGGTACCAAACGGTCTGCGAATCCAGGGCCACTAGGGTTTGAGCCTAGCGTGTTTACCGGATTTCACCACTCGTGCAAGTTTAGTTGATTTTACAAAAGATCAACGCCGTTTCTTTTTAGATTCTCGACTTTGTTGAGTGCATCAACTATTCTTTCTGCTACCTCTGGCGATGCATATGCAACCATACCGCCAGATTCCTCATCGACAATGCCGACAAAGTTTTTCACTGGCTGGGGTGGAGAATCAAGATAAGTTACTTTGCCATTGAGATAGATTCCGTAAGCATCATTGACCCACCAGCGATCTTTTTCTGCCATGGTAATTTTCTCTTACGTTATATACCGAAGTCTGAGGTTGAACTTACTTATCGCCCTACATTCCCCACATGAGGAATGCACATAGCTTTTCTACGAATTCCCTGAACTCGTACCAAGCTTGCTTCAAAGTATGTTCGCCTCCATTAGATTATGTTATGAAACAAGACAGGGTAGATAAGGATTACTCCCTACCTACCCTGTCTTGTGATAGCCCGTCCCATCGTTTGAGACTTCTTCTCGAAGCCCACGATCCACAATGGGAAGCCCAGCTTGCGCGACAAGTATACCAAGGTCTGTATACTTTTGATCTTTCGGCCAAAAGGCAAACCCATACTCACCGCTATTAAGTTGAAAGAGAAGAATTGCATTAACAATCTCTTCTCCGACAACTCCTGCTAGGGCTTTCTCGATGAGGGTCGATAGCTCTTCATCCGCCATGCTGACCCCCTTATATTGGAACGGTTACGCCGTGGCGGTCGCCTTGGCACCGGACTTGGCCGAGGACTTCGAGCCGTTGGACGGCTTCGCTTCCTTCAGCCAAGCGGGAAGCTGCTCCGGCTCGCCAGCCACGACACGGGCCGGGCGGAAGAGGATACCCTCGTCCGTCAGTTCGGCCGTGAACTGAAGCCCATCCGGAAGGTTCTTCGCAATATCCATCGGAATAGCGATGGAAGCGGCGTCGAACTGCCCCTCCGGGGTGTCAGGCTTGCGGAGCTTCCGCAGCTTGTATGTACCAGCCATGTTAAATGGCCTCCTGTTGTTGGTTGGTTGGTGCTAGATCAAAGTCTAGCTCTTCCGCTTACGCCAGTGTTCCTTCACTTCTCTGGCGCTTGCTTGGAAGTAGTTTACACGCTTGTCAAGTGGCTTGATCAAAAGTGCTTGCGGAGCTTTGCCCTCGACAAATGCGAGGAAGATCCGGCCTTTGTGGTCCACTCGAACAATGTCCCCTTCCTTGATAGGTGCGAGGTTCATCCGTGTGATTGATTGGAAGGATACACAACAGGAAGGGTTTGTCAAGCGGGAATAGTTTCTCGCTTCTGAAGCTGCTTGATAGCGCGACCGAGAGAGATATTCCTGCCCGTTGACTTGCAGTAGTTGTCCTCGTCGCTGCACCGGGCAACGGAGGTAACGACCTCGTTGCCTTCTTCGTCAAGGATGCGACAGCGCGTCATGCCACCACGAGGATCCATATACACCTGACCGCCAATCTTTTCAAATTGGCGAACGTGTGTGTACTTGGCGATATAACCTTCTGGAAGCTGAGGCTTCATAAAGATCATGCCTCCTTTAAATGTAGTAGCTCTGAAAGACCTACCATGATCTTTACACTAATTTCTCTAGCCGAGAAGTCCTTAAGATCGACGTAGTAAATAGGCTTATAATCTTCAGGTTCTTGGAAGGCTTGCTCCGCCGAAGAGATTAGATCATCTTCATCGCTGAAGGTATCAATCCAGTATTTGCTCTCATTCTCATTTACTAAGACGAGAGCAAACCTTCCAATAGAACCTGAGACTACTTCTATGTTTTCCGACGAGATATTGAACTTGTCGGCCAGGATATGAAAGTATTTACTATACCCTGACATATGTTCAATTTAGAAGCGGCGAAGCTCCTGGTGTGCCCGACCCGAGTCGAATTCATCCACAAACTGACGGAACTCGGTCGGATTGTAAACCACGTCACCCCGAACGGTACCACCAACAGCGGCAGCGAACTTGACGCGCTGGGCTTCAGGCACACCAAGGATGGAGCTGGATCTAACCGCTGCACCCGGGAGCAGATCCTTCAGCGAGTTGGCTAGCGGACAATCTGCGCCGATTGAGCGTCCCTGGGCGATCTGCGATAGCGGAGCGCCACCTAGGGCTACGCGGGCGGCGTTGACCTTGTCCAGAACCCGCCTTTTATCTACGGCCATCTGTTCTCCTTATGTCGTTTAGTAATTCGCGCGGCTTCACACGACAGGCGTGAGCGCTCGCGCCGTTCATCTTAGCAGACGCCTTGGCATACGTGTCAAGTGGCCGGGTTTCTGCCCCCGGCCGAATAACTACCTACACATATCACAAATTCCATCACGCGGTGGTCTGGCTGCTACAACAACCCTACGACCAGAGCAGTAAGGACAGGCAACAGTCCAAGGCTTAGCCTCTGATTTATCGTTGCCAACAAAAGTGAAGGCATTTTGATAAGTGGTTAGAAGCTTTCGCCGCATCCTGCGTACTGGCGCACCATTGTTCCGGTCGTCTGCGTACTGGTATTCGATAAGAGATTCATCCCATACGCCTTTTTGGAAACCAGTAATGATGATTTCTCGGCCAGGCATAGGGCCACAACCCCACTTATTGCAGAGCCATATCTGGCCAACTTCTCTACGAATGCCCGCCATTTAGGTAAACATCCTTTATGTTTCGTTTTTAGTATTACTTTGCATAGATGCTAGTGAGGAGCAGTTAGGACAGTCCATAATAATATCTGCTGTTACCTTTGCCTGGCGAGATTGACAGACGACACAGTAGAAGATTTTTAGGACAGGCTTATTGCTCGGACGCCCGATCAGCTTATGATATTCAGCTTGAATCCCATCAGAAAAGCTGGCGATATCGAGATTATCCGTCCAACCCTCTTCCTGATATTCCTCATCTTCGTCTGGTGGGGCCAGGGGAATGTATCGGCATTTGACTAGCTTGTTCGCTTCATCCGTAGGCCCGATGAGAAAACGATCTCCATGAACGGTCCAAATATCTCCCTCTCGCCAGGGATACTTAGATTTAGCCATAGTTTCCTTTTATGTTAGTGTTTCAAGGTTTCGAATATTGAACCTGGCCTGTATTCTGTCATGGGGCCAAGGATTATTATTGAGTCGCACAATACCAACGCTAGAGTGTCCAAGGTGGTTCACAACACGCGCGATGGTGCCATTCTCGCGCTTCCAGTCCTCACCCCAATCCGGGCTCGCAACAAGTCGCACAAGGCTATTTATTTCCGGTCGTTCGTTCATAATTAATGAAGTGGTTCGAAGTAATTCCTACCAGCGCCCAGCCTACCTTCGACCTTATCATTCGAAAGCGGCACAAAGACATAAGGACGAAGGTTTGAGCTACTCTCTTCTACCCTAAATAGGGTGCCCGCTTTATAACTGGCAATAATGGCTTTTTCCCCGTCCTTATGAGGAAACATATGCCAATCTCCAGTCGTCCTTGAAAGCCTAACAATTTGACCTATTTTAAATTGTTCTGACATAATTTATCTACCACTTGCATCGCGTAGATCCATATAGCCTACGCTTCTTTGCCCTGTTCCACGGCAAGTCCGACAACGATAACCTCTTCGCTTTAGATATTCAATGCCGTCATAGCGAATACGATCATGAACCGATGGTTCGACACCAGTTCCGCCGCAATTTGGGCAATCTTTCTTGCCTACCTCAACCCATCTTGTCATTGTTTGGTTGTTCCTTACAAGGGCTCTACGCTTTCATAAGAAAGGGTCGCTTTTTCACCAGAAGGAAATGGCCTATTTTCATCTAGGGAAACGACGTAGACATAAGTATCATCTACATTATAAACGCGACAAATTCTTTTGTCGTGTAATTTCCAATTACGCGACCATCTGTCTCCGGCTATAATCCTAACTAGTTGGCCGACCCTGTAATCGTTATCCATTTTACTCCAGTCCAGCCTCACTTAGCTCACACTGGATGATGTTGTTAGCTTCGACGTTCATATAGATCATGCCCGGAACCTTGTCCCCGGCAAGCTGCTTGCGAACCCCGGTCAGCAGATGACTACCAACGTGCCCCATTACATCAATAACGGAGCGCCGGGTACAAGGATCTTCCTGAGCGTCCTCATCGGAGTACAGCGTCTTCTCAAACAGACGCCATTCCTCCGGGTCCTTCGGGTTGACCGAGTAAATGACGATCTTCTCGCCACCAATCCGGGCATCCCAATAGCGAGGAATGTGGAAGCGGTTAGCCTTCACGGCCTTGGCAATTTCCGTCCGCGCCGCCATTGAATCGACGCCGGAGACGACTAGCCCCATAAGCTGCGTCGAGTCGGTAACACGCTCATTCTTCTCTTCAACTTCAGAGATAGTGAAAGAACTAACCGCCTCGCTCAAAGCATGAACCTTCGGGTAACCCAGCTTATCCAGAGGAAAGAACTGGTTGGGAAGGTTATGAGCCTCGACAGAGTCATCGTCAAAGACGGTGATCCGGCCGATGCCAAGCTTGCCAGCCATGACAGTGAACAGAGAACCGATTCCACCACCACCGATCACTGTCAGCTTGGCATCAATCGAAGTAGGATCGAACCAATCCCGCTGGCGGGTGAAGTCGATGGTCCCATTGCGTTCTAGTTCTAGAACACGAGGATTCATGGAATCACTTCCTTTATTTGTTGTTGTTAAGTAAGCTCTTTAAGCCTTGCCGGGTCAAGATAAAACTCATCCTCATATTGGTCGGGACGAGGATTCAGAAGCTTATAGTTATAGCCATCGTCACATACGACGGCTTGACCTTTTACGCCGTAATAAACACCGTCTTCGGGTTCCTCGGCACCGTCTTCAATAAGCACGTAGAATTTTCTACTCATAACATATTATTTAGTTTGATTATAAATACTCTTCTCTCCACCGCCGAAACGATGGAGAGTAGACTACTTACATCGCACCCATCATCATGGGGAATGCTTCGAGCACTGCCTTGCGCTCTTCTTCACTGAGCGTGCGGCGCTTCTTAATGGCTTCCTTTTCCTCATTCAGAAGCTTATCCCAAACAGACTTGGTGATATCTTCCAGAAGGATCAGTTCAGAATCTTCGACAATCAGTGAGATATCGAAGAACGAAGCGTAGCCAGCGCTTTCGTCAAAGCAACGAAACCAAGTTGCTTCAAAGAAATCACCGGAATCCTCGGCCTCGTTGTCGGTGTCTTTTCCCCCGTTACTCCCTCGCCGCTTAGTGCCGGTTGAGGAGTTCTTGGACCCTTTGCTCCCGTTCTTCGAGCTTGGCCCGGAAGTAGTCGTCTTCTTCCCCCCAGACCAGACCCATTTTGGGGACTGCACCTTCTCTTCGTACTCAACCTTAGCCTCTTCCTTGATACCATTCTGGATAGCAAGGGTAGCTTCGGTGAGTTCCTTATTTACATCCTTGACGGCATCCTTACGAGCTTTCTTGAGTTCTTCAAGACGCTCCTTCAGATCCTTAGTGACATTATCAAGCTCTTCTTCAAGCTTGGTAATCTCTGCGTCGTAGGGAGCCTCAATACTCTCGCTCTTGGCGATAATATTGATCAGCCCCGGGTGAGGGAGGATTTCGAGAGACGCGCTCTCGAAAGTAACAGAGTGTCCCTCTTCATCCAGAAGCGGACAAATGTTCCTATCCAGACCCTTGAAGACGTCAAGCCGGTGCTTAACCTCATTGCGGTTGTTATACACCGACGAGAACATCCACGGAACCGAGTAGCCCATGCGCTCGATGAAGTCCTTATCCGTACCGGACCAGAACGTACTCATCGCGCCATGTGAGTGCCAAGAGTAGACGCCGTACTCAGCCGCCGTCCAACCAGCACCGCCATTCTCGACAGGGGTGTACAGCCATTCAAGATACTTAGCGAATGCCTGATCATCCCAATCGACCGAGCCGGAGGAAACTTCCTGCTCCAGCAGCCGCATATGGCGAACCACATTGGCTCCGTCTTCGAGAGTCTCGATGACGCCAAAGCCGCCAATCTCATTTGGGGAAGCCTCATGCACCCAGGCTTTAATCCGAGTGTAATCCTCTTCCTCAATAAAGAGAATAGGTGTCAATGGATTCTCCTATTGAATTGTTGTTTTTCTCCTACTGATTAGTAGGTCTAGGGCTAGCGTAGTTCTAGCCCTACATCTACTAACTTAGAGGATTAAAGTGTATCGCGTGCGAAATGTGAAGGTGAATGAATCTATCTTTATTAGATAGCGGAACAGCATAGAAGAGATTTGTATCGTTACCTCTGGCTTGAAGCCTAAAAAGCGTTCCACTGAGATACTCATTCGGAGAATCCCTACTAACCCCAAAGCCACCTTTTGGAAGCCTTACATGGTGACTCCATGTCACGTCTCTATTAAGACGAACAATTCTATTTTTGGAAATATCTTCTTCTGTGATCATAATAGGAGTTCGAAAAATCCTCCATGTGAGTCAATACTAAGATGAATAAATCTATCTTGATGTGCTAGAGGAACAGCGTAAAACAACGTTATATTATAAATATCACACTCTCTAGGCTGGAGTCGGAAGAGCATTCCTTTAGGATATATTTCTGAAGTTCTACCTGGGAGTGGGATAAACCTTCCGTCCCGCTGCACATGATGAAACCATCTTTCGACTGTAACTAGTCGAACTATCCTATTGTTTTCAATGTCTTCTTTAGTGATCATTTTTATGATTTATTAAGTAACAGGTTAGGGAGTAGCAGCATCCGACCACTACCCCCTAACCTGTCACTCCAATGATTTGGGAGTGACAGGATGTTTCTTTTATTGTGCGACAGCTTCCCCAGCGGCTTCCTCCCACCGCCGGATGTTGCGACCCCAATCATCATCGGGGTTGTAGCTCTGAAGGTAACCGAACAGGAATTCAATCAGAGCGGCAATCTGCCCATTCTGAATGTAGTCGATCACTTCGGAGTTGTAACCACCCCAGCACGGACGTCCGTTCACCACATGAGGGTGATCCCGATCCTGTCGCCGGTTGGTGAGATTCTGAATACGAATCTCATGGTTCTCCAGATTAATCGTAACCTGGATCACACCCAGCGGCCAACTACCACGGTCCCCGGAGATATCCAGAGACTTAGTGGTGAATCGAACCTGGCGCTCAGAAAGCGTCAGAGAATCTTGCTCGATGAGAGGATGATCCTTGATACGATTCCACTGAGCCCGATAGTTCTCGGGATCAATGTTGTACGTATTCAGGATCGCATCAACCTCACGCCGCTTCAGATCCAGAGTGCTACGGAGGCGAATGATCGCTTCCTCATACTCTGCGATTTGCTGTTCGTCTTGCGTAATCACGTTCCGGCGCTCCCGAAGCCTACGCTCCGGGTCACCGGCCATGAGTGTCGCAAAGGCACGAGCTGAAGCCTCTTCCATTTCCCGACGCATACGTTCAGTAAAGTCAGGATCAATGGCGCGGTTGATAGCCTCGAAGAGCACCGTCTCCATGTTGACCATTTCCGGATCAGGGATATAACCCAGATGCGTGAAGTAGTAAACAACACGGGGCTGAATCTCACCAATCTCCATAGGATTGCCGGATTCAGTGCCAATGACATAAGGTGCTGCATTACGAGCAGAACCCTCATTGGGAACCATGATATCCGTGACGGTAAGGTCACGGGTCCGGTTGTCGAGATAAGCCTCGGCCGGAAGTGTGCGCCACTCCCTGCCGCTGCTTTCGGAAGCCGAACCCCAAATAACAATTGAGACTCCGATTTCCTGTGCTACGGCAAGGTCAGTGCCGTTAGCCTCTTCCTCGGTCCAAGGCTGAGGCTGGTAAGCAAGAAAGTTACCAAACAGCACTCGGATGGGAATAGACCGCTCAGTGGAATAGCTCTCTAGACCCTGAACGAAGACGTCAGGCAGAGTGCTATCCGTAGAGATATGCACACTCACAATGTGCTCCCTCCATTTAGTTGTTGTTTTCTCGCGTCCAAACCGGAGCGCGTGTGTGGCTAGAGTTGCACTGCGATTATAAATAATCTCATGCTATGTCTCTAACCACACACCCGCCCCGGTCTTTGTAAGACCGGAGCTAATGGGTGAGCTTCAAGCTACGGCCTAACGACCGTGCTTAAGCTGCGGGGCGGTGAAAACGAGCGTGTCACCGTCACGAATAACGTGACGACCCCGGTCAGCAGGCGAAACCTGCGAACCGAGATAACGGCACTCGAAAGTGTCGTCAACGCGCGCCTCAGCCGCTGCGTCAGCGATGGTAGCTCCGTCACGAAGCTGCACATCGACAACGCTCCCCGGAGTAACAACCTTGACAGTCAAGGAAGATCCCTCCTAGAGTCGGTTGGTTGGCACTTGGATATGTTACATACCCCTACATCGCTGCGATGCAGGCACAACAGCGGGGCGCACCTTAGCACGCCTGCCGCCGTTGTGTCAACACCGCTCCGCGCAAATTCTTAGCTAAGGGGACTGAAGCGCCAGCTCGACCACAAACCATTCACTTTACGTCTACTATTTAAACAAACTACCTGTACAAAATTAAAACCATCACAGAAGGTGATTTGATATAAGCTTTCTTCTTGAAGATAATCACCAGATTGTTCTATACAGCGAACGACTTGTCCTACCTTGAACTCGCTCATAGCTTTCGGAGTCTATAACCGTCAATAAATCCTAGGTTATTACCCTGAAGGTCACGAATCTTGACGCCCTTCATAGAGTAAATAGAATCAACTCGAACGATTTGTCCCTTTTTGAGACTGGGGTTGTTACCCCAGTGCTGCGAATTGCCAGCAATACGAAAAATATTCCCGGGGACAATATCCCTTCGTTTTACTTTGTTAGACATAATTTAAAGTTTTGTAAACCTCTCAGCGCACCACCAAAGCTTGTCTTCACATTTTGGTAAGAACCATCTAATGCCACAATCCCGACAAGTTGGTCAACGTGCGCATCCACAATAGTCACACGGTAGACTTTTCCCTGGACGATAGGCCCATGCGTTTCTAGCGCTCTGACGATATCACCAATCTTAAGGGTCATCGTAGCGCCCGATGGTAAGACCAACCGCCAAGTCTGTCAAGCCCTCGCGCCAAAATGTCGCACAGGCCGACGGTGAATATATAAAATTTTTTCATGATAGGTACTTAAAGTATTTTCCATTGGGAGCAATGGATGTTCTTGTGTTCCAACCATGTTCCCATGCCGGTTTACCTGTAATTAAATCGACAGGAAAAAACCGATTATTTTCTATTTTTTGTATCCTATATAGACGACCATTTACTATTAGACCGCCGCTAGTGATTGTACAGCGGAGGATATCGCCAACTTCAGGTGTTCGGCTCATAGATACTCAAAATGTGAATCTTCACGATCTGGTTCGACCGAAAAGTAGCCAGGAATCTCTCTACCTGTCAAATCTTCAACTCTATAATTTCTATGGCCTATAGAGATAACTCTATAAACTTTCCCTTTAATAAGGCCAATCGCGCCGTTATCTTTTGTTGCCCGGACACAAGTCCCAGGCTTTATTTCTCTTGTCATAAAGTGAGCCCACTCGGACTCGAACCGAGATAGCCTGATTAAAAGTCAGGTATTCTAGCCTTTGAATTATAGGCCCAAGTAAGCTTTATAGCGGTCTAAGTCTATCTCGTATTAGAGTGATAGTTTTACCACTACCTACAACAAATTCCTTTTGAATTGTGCTTCTAGGAGATAGAAATTGAACCTTTACCCTACAACCATCAGCGCCAATTACCTTAACAATTTGGCCCTTATAGCCAAATCTTTGAGGATTATAAAGAGTATCACTCACGATACGGCACATCTGTTGTGGCTTAATAATGTTAGGTCTATTATTCATAAGTCTTAAATACCCCCAACGGGATTCGAACCCGTGCTACCAGCGTGAAAGGCTGGCGTGCTGGGCCACTACACTATGGGGGCAGGGGCTCTAAAGTGGTTCAAATCTTTCTAGCGAAACATAGGAACTACTGCGTTTTGTTATCTTATTGCCATTTAGGTCGGCAATAATAGCGTACTCTTCTTCACCAGTGCCCTCGCCGCGTTTAATTGACACAATCCTTACAATCCTGCCCGGGATATGCCAATCTCTTTGCCCATACGAATGGCCGGTAATATTTTTGTTAAACCTAGCCAGTTGACCTGGCTTAAATTCAGTCATACTTTCTACTCTTAATGTCCAGTTTAATAAACCAAATAACTGGAACTGCTACGAGAATACCCGTGCCAAATCCTATGATGAATTCACTCATAATTATAGTGACTCAAGAAAGCAGGAGCTAATAACTCCCGTTCTTTCTTTATTCAGAGAGGAAATTTTAATACTAGAGCTTTTTTCCGAATCAGCACGAATAATCGTTCCCGGAGGAAAAATCTTTGCGCCAGTCGGATCAGTTGCAGAATATTCAATCCCATGATCCACACATGGGCCATTGAAAATCCTATAAAGACTGCCTTCTTTTACTAGTTCTGGATTCATTATTTAGGGGTTTTTTGAAATATAGACTCAATATAAGTTATATCAATAAACCCAAAGTCTGAGACAATTTCTCCGCCGCCAAGATCAACTTTCATATCCTTGACAAGTTCTTTAGCCCAGACAGAAGCCTCAGTATCAGAGCCGGAGAAGTTATCTACTTCAACCCAAACCCTGATCTTGCGTCGGGGGTGTTTTTCAATCGCCATTTCTACAAAGGTGTTAGTGGCTGAATATAATCCCCAATAGGATTTTCCTTATGGAGAGACACTTGAATCTCCGGCTTGGAAAGCGGAGTAAGTGTTATCCAAGATTGGTCACCAACTCCCACAACCCTGAAAAGGTCACCTTTTTGGGTTTCATGCTTATCATTAATACCAACGATAGGCCAGTGGTGATACCGGGTTGATCTTACGATTCTCCCCAGCGGGATTTTCTTTACAGCTATTCTATCTGTCATAAGTAGGAGCGGGGCGCACCGGGTTTATTAGACTAACCGGAGGCCCCGCACGTTTTTAGCTGCTAGTAGGACCGGACGGTCTTTTAGCCCTTCATCCGTCCTAACATCTTTAGTAATCCCCTTACCGGCTACTCGACTAGCAACTGGTGAAGTTAAATTAACTAACCAGTAGGAGCCGATCCCTACTGGCCGGATTGGCTAAATCCGTAAATAGCTCCGTGCGGCTAACTCACGGGATTGCATTTGTTTAGGGAAATTCCCTATGCGGTGCAATCACCTTCCGCTGCCAGTCGCCAACTGGCCGTAGTTTAGTTATGGGCCGGAAGAAAGGGGGTTAGTTTTTTCTCCCGCACAGTATGGCCTATACCGATGTAGCCCCAATTCACTCCGATTTAACTAGTATGGGGAGAACCCTGGGGATACCCATAACATATAAAGTTTTCAAAGTTGCGGGGCGGGATTGCGCCGACCGGTACCGGTCCATTTCACTACGGGATGCCTGAGCAGTTGCCCGCGACGGTCCCGCCCCACATGTGTTTCGCGGGCGCAACGTTAACTTACGGTTCGCCTTGTCGGCGAGCACCTTGCCCGCGAAAGCCCATGATAGCCGCCGCGACATGAATGTCAAGCGGCGCGGCAGCTATCGTCAGCTTTCGGGTGGCTTTATTAGTTCTCGCTTGGCGGGCGGAGGATGGTGAAAGATAAACGTATCGCTTACCCTTATCACGATGGTTTCGATGTATTGCGTCTCTGTGAACTCAGGTGAATTCTTGCGATATTCCCTCTCCGCAGAATCAGCAGCATCACCTTCTAAACCTCCGCCACACCAACAGACTGACCTGCCAGCGATGGGAGTACCTTCTATCCCAGTAATGACAAGCCAGCCATGGTCGATATGGTCAGACAATTTATTATGTTCCTTTCCGGTTCTAATCCGGTGCAAACCCCACCCTATTTTTCAGAGTGAGGCTTGCGTCGAACTAGAGGGGTTTAATTAATTTCATAGCCCAATAATCAGATACCCAATAAAATGTATTACTTCTCTTTATATTTTTAAATACTGGATGCTTAGTTTCTACAGACCCAGTTGGTTCGTGACCGATACAAAGAAGAAGATCACCCTTCCTAAGATGTAGATTATGAGGTATATTCGCCTCAAGACCGTTTGAAGCTTGTGCCTGAATGTCCTCAAGACTTTTATAGCCTATCGTCATATCATTTGACCCTACATAGCGATAAGCTTTACCTACTTTATGTTTAGTCATAAGATTTAGCTGACTAGAAACCTCAACCGACTCGTCAGCGTGGATGATCCCTTTTACCCCGCAGAACTAGAAGTAAATATGCATCGTGCCTAGTTCTTGGAACAATATCATCCGTCCCGTTTATTTTTTAGAAGACTCTACGTTCGCGCCAAGAACGATTGGCAGTTTGTACCAGACGGAAAAATCCATCCTTGCGATGCCAATTCGCCTTTTTGCGACGACTATTAAGTCTTGTAGTTCGGGCTTTTCATCCTAAGCGTAGAAAATCTATTTTACTTAATATACTTACCACAGTAAGAGCAAATAACCTTATTACCAATACGAATAAAGTTATGCCCACCTGTAGCGATACACCATGCGCTACTGATTCCAAACATAAGTTCTTCCAGTTAGAACTGCTGAATCTCCTGCGAGTGCAGGTTACCCATGATGGTGGCCCGCGTCAGCTTACCGTTGACCACGGGGGCGCAGAAATGACCGCACTCCGGGCCATCGGTGCCGTAGTGGCGAGGCCACTCATCACCATTGCGCCGCATACGGATAGCACGAGCCACCCGATTCCGGCGCAAGCGGTTAAGATGTCGAACCTTCATATACTCCTACTTATCGAAGTATCCCAACTTCTCGGCCAGCTTCAAGTAAAGACAAAGGTCTTTTGTCCTGCTGGCTTTTCTGCCTTCCAACGAACAGGCAAAGTTGTAAAAGCGAGCTTTGAAGTTCACTTATCATCCGTCCAAGATTGACACGGAAAGTAACAACAGTGTTCTGCTTCCTTGCAAAGTTGCTCCTGACAGAAGGAAGCACAGATGGTGTAAGGACTTACTCCCTTACTTAAAGCTTTATCATAAAGCTCATGCTTTTCTTCTGACGTGAGCTTACGTTCAAAAAGCTCAGTCTGATGGGTATTCATCTGCTTGTTTCCAATTCGTCAAGATTATCTTCCATAACTTCTCCTTAGAAGTAATAGAGAGGGATCATCTGGGTTGGTTGACCATTACATTTATTCATGGTGGCGCATTTCAGAGTTACTTTAGCGCTGGTGGTGGGCTCAACCGAACTCGGTTCGTGATGCTCTAATACACCCACTCTTACCTAGTCCTCGGCCAGCGAAGACTCTTACTTACCC